GTCGAGTTGTCGGCGACGGTCATGGTCTCGGGTACTTTGGTTTCGTCGGTCATTTGCGTTAGATCCTGCTAAAAAGTGTCATATAAAGAATGGGGGGTTATGTAGAGTATATAGCACGTAACTGTGATGGGTAGGGACGCAGCTCGCTGTACGTCCGCCCAATTTGCTGTGGATACTATTTTAGATACAACCGCTAGCGGATGTATTTAACATAGTATACGCGGAAATTGAGGACAGGAGCAGCAGCCACGTACATTCGCGCCTGCGGAGCACAGGCTTAGACTATTAGTCTGTCTTACGTGTTAAAAAACGATAGCATTTAGCGTATCGCTGTATATCTTCTTTTACCGGAATACTGTGAATTTTTATTACTTAAAGCTACTTAATACCCGCATGTACCTGGTACACATGTTCAAGGTACGTGCGCTGTTCAGGCGATAGGTCCCCAAAACCTAGTACGTGACGAATGTACGTATGGTCGTCGGCGAGCACAGACGTAACAGGCCGGCCTTCGTACTTGCCCTGCGAGAATACCCAGGTATTTGTTTCGCTGTCTATTTTGGAGATGATCTTGCTGTAGTACGCAGTGCCAGCCTTGACCATCGGTACAAGACCTTGGACTACCTGCTTGTGGTAACGCAGCAAATTCAGACACGCGTTGATGTCAGAGTTTGCTGTGTGCGCGGACTCATGCGCAATTCCAAAGTCCTTAGTCAAGTTGACCAAGCTATAAGAACGCCTGAAACTGCCCTGAACAGCGTGGTCCATGAACAAGCTAATAGGGATGGTGTCGATGTGGTGATAGCCAAAAATTTTACTGTACGTACGTGCTTCGGGAGTACTCGCGACATGCCGATCTAAAAGCTGCTTTAAAAAACCTTGATCAAAAGGCACGTTGTGCGCAATGAGCTTTAGACTGTTGTAGCGGTACACGAACTCGTAGACTTGTTTAGCCAGCTCGTCTTGCGAAATAGCTTCGAGCCCTGCCCATTTCTCTGGCGTATAACCATTAGCCTTAGCCGCTCCTGGAGACACCACAATATGGGAGTCAGGCAGCGCGAACAAATTCAACGCATCGACCTGCTTAAGGTTGTTGTCCAGCAGGATTAAACAAATGTCGATGACCTGGTCAGTACTACTGTCTAGACCTGTTGTCTCGGTGTCGATAGCTAGAAATTCAATTGGCATAGGAACTCCCCAACGAGTTTTTCCAGAAGATACAATTCCTTGCCCTGATTGTCTATGACATAATCTTCTTGTATAAGAGCTAGTTGCGTTTCCGATGCGTGTGTAGAAACTACCCTGTCTGCCTCGGGACGCTTGATGCGAACGATGATCCCGCCGGCTTCTTTGATTACCGCTGCTTCAGTCAAAAAGCGTACGTCACACACGACGACCATTTTACAGAGGTTACCGTTGATTAAGCTGCGAGCGCGCCCGATCATAGCGCGGGCCCAAACGTCTTCGTGCACATGCCGGAATCCTTCTGTACCTACGTACTGAAGTATCCGTCTTCCAGACCAACCAGGGACTTCTTCGAGAGGAGCCTCTTTGTCTTCTTGAGTACCGAAGAAAGCCGCCGAAGATACACCAAAAGCATCGTAGAATACCTCGGAACAAATACGCTTTAACTGATCCGCACAGGCCATCTTTGCGACAGTCTTACCTTTTAGTTGTCCCGCCTCACAAATGTAATTACCTACGGTGTCTTTGCCTGCGGAAGCACGTCCTGTAAAGCCAATGATTGGGTATTGCAATTTCATTGCAGCACCTTAGCAAACCTAAAGAAAAGTGTAAATACCTATGGTGTTCTTCTTAATGACGTAAATATTTGACTCGGCGGAGCGTGTCAAGTATTTCAGCCCTAACAAGCAGCATGCGTGGCGGACAGCATAACCGCTCCCAACGGCTACCCCAATTAAGCACCACGTCTCGGAATTTTCCGGCGTATTTACACTAGCTCAAGTTAAGCGGCTCAATCCTCGGTCATTGGCAAGCGTAATGTCCACCAATGATTCTCAGTTACAGCGCATGCAGTAGATTGGCGGAACGCCAGCCTAATTGATTATTTCGATTGAACACACCTATTGTTGTGGTGAAGCGAAGCGAGGGGAAAGTCCGAAGGACTAGGGGGATTGGTACCGCGGAGCAGAGCAATTATGTCTAATTAAAGGCTGTATCTTAATTAGGCATATTTGCTGCGGAGCGTCCCCCGGTTTCCCGAGCGGCGTGCAATGAGCACGTTAGCACAGAGAAATTGTAGGCGTTTAACCAGCGACTACGGAGCTGTTTAAAAAGCCGGTACGTCAGTAACAATTTCTTAAGCGCTGACCGCATTCAACGCTATTGCTGACGGAGCATCAGCTGTTGGATTGCATCCATGCGAGTGTTCTAAATCTAACAACGTACTAGTTTTACAGTTTAAAGCGCCTGCCTTTAAACATAAAACGCTACGCGTTACCGCGTAGTGGTACTCAGTTGGCGAAACACCAACCAGGGGTAGCGAACTTAAATACTACGTTGTTTTTACTACAGCTAACTGTGTTGGCCCCCTGTATATCATCCCATGCACTGGACTGCTAATAGCACGACGCAGTAAGTGCTTAGGCAGGGGAGAGGGGTATTGCGTGATCGCGGCGAAGCACCGCGTTTGCTTTGTAGCGGCTTAGCTGTTTACAGTGTCTAGGCTGCAAAAGATTTAATAGACTCGTCTGCGTCTATTAAATCTTTTTATAGCACAGCGATGCGCTTGGCAGTATATCTTTGTAATTCAGCGTCGAAACAACGCCGTCTTGGCTTATGCCAATTGCACACTGATGTTGTACCTGTGATCATTCTTATATGGAAGTTCCGAAGTAACTTTCATATAAGATTTTATTCAAGCGAAAGCCGAATAAAACGGAGATTTGTCTGAAGCTTACGCGACAGAGACGAAACATCTCTGCACAGCTATTTATATCTACGTGCGTACTCAGATCAGTTGTACTCTTCTTCAGATTCAAGAAGGTAAAAAGGAAACTCTTCAGTATCGTCGTCCAAGTCAATGCGTGACGAATCAACGTTCACGCGGCTATCAAGTATCTCATTGTCTTTTACCACAATCTCAAATGAATTAACGGTTGGATAGCCCAACATCGCAAGTACTTCTACCTTGCAGGTTCTGCAGTACATATTCTGCACGCCTGCACGCAAACCAACCGCCGTGCTCTGAATACGCAACCAACCCTGCACTGGCGCCCAACTGTCGTCGATGATATATCCGCCGTCCGCTGGATCTTGCTGCGCGTCAACGAACTCAGTTCGCCTGCATTTGCTGCACCTGAAGCGTAAGATCGCGCGGTGTAATGTATTGTCGTTCATATCGTACGCACTCTAGTGTTGAACGGAAAGGGTGCGGGCACGCATGCGTCTGCTTAAACGTGCTTGGCTTTAGCAAGTCTACATGACCTACGGCACCTGTTACAATAGTCGCTTCAACACTGTGCGCATAAGGCAGAACAGCGCGGTAGGTGGAGTGCCCGCCTAATACCCACCATATACCTTTTGCAGGGATTACGCGGTGTAGAATGTCACAGGTATCTACGAAGCGTACGTGAGCATAGCGTGCTCTTGTATACATATGAAAATGCTGGTTGTGACTCAACACCCAGGGTGTGATGGTTTTATCTTCTTTTAAGGGGAAATCAAACCACGCTTCCCTTCCCATGAGGACCGTATGTCCTTTCAAAAACATCTGGGTTAATTCAGTAAATCCTGGATATTGCCATGGATTGTTGAGCCAAAGTCTATTTTGGCCCAGACCAGCCAAGAGGCTGATCTCTACATCTGGAAGCATATTAAACCGCGACGTTATAGGTAACCGCCGGATGCGGATCGTAATCTTCAAGTCTGAAGATGTTAAGAATATCGGCTATAGCCGGCCTGGATACAATCAATTCTTGTATGTCGCTGAGCTCTTTAATGTCAGGCGAAATACACAACTTAGGTAAAGGCTTGGGTTGACGAGCTATTTGCTCTTTAATGTTGGGCAAATGGTCTACGTAAATGTGAGCATCTACCAGCGTATGGGCGAAGCTCCCTACCTTTAAACCCGTTAGATGTGCAAACAGATGAAGTAGGAACGAATAGCCGGCTACGTTAAAGGGAATTCCTATAGCGATATCCGCCGATCGTTGTAACAACGCGAGGTTTAGGCAGAGATCTCCCTGCCTGTCTACCTGAGTGTTGAGTACAAAAGTAACATGGCATGGCGGCAAAATAGCTTTCTGTGCAACACCCGGACTCCACGCAGATATAACAATGCGACGTGAGAAGGGGTTGTTGCGAAGCTCGTTGATAGCCCAATCAATTTGATTGTTGAAGTCAGGGAGCGTCTTGTTACCTAGTTGCGTATGTACCGGGAACTGCATCCAGGCTGGACCGTAACAATTCGCTACTACCCCATCTTCGTTAGTCCAGGGCTCCCAAAACTTCACGTTGTAGTGTCTAAGAAAATCAGCCTTGTTTGATCCCGACATAAACCAAAGATTCTCTAGTACTATCAACTCCCACTTAATCCTCTTCGTAGTAAGCAGCGGAAACCCATCTGCCATATCGCATTTGTAAAAGTAACCAAAAAGTCCAAGCGTGTCGGTGCCTGTACGGTTAGGTTTAATTGTTCCATTATCTAGAACATGCTGCACGAGATCAATGTACTGTTTCATTATCCACAGGCCTTTCATAGAAATTGGCTACGTCCAGTAACACACAAACAAACGGAGATATGTCATGCGTCGCAAAAGCGTGCGTCGCTAGCTCTGAGCAGAATAGGTATACTTCGAGATCCGTAGCTTTATCGAATTCAAAGTCACGCAACTCTTCTTGTAGTTCCTCAGATATCTGAGTAATAGGCGCCGCGCATAACATCGGCCATATCCCCGCAAACATATCTTTGCTAAACACTTTCTTCGCCATAAGATAACTCCAAATAAAAAACCCCTGTACGTAGGGGGTCTACGTACAAGGGCAAGGCCGAGGGGCAACTCAGCTCGAAAATTAGTTTACCGTGATAATCTCTGAGTGCTGTCCGTTCAACGACTTCGAGATATTTTTGCTCCCCTTGGGACGACCGGGGCCGCGCTTGACGGGCTCGCCGTCTTCGCCGATAGCAGCGACATTAATCTCGGGAGTAGCGGACTTGGGCTTGCGAGGAGCACGCTTGGGTGCGTCAGCTGCGGATTGTACAGTTTCCAAAGTCGCGCCACTGTCAGTTTCTGCTTCCGTGCTTTTAACCTTGGGCGGGCGACCGCGACGCTTTGCCGGCGGGCCTTGATTTACCGTAGCAGCTTGTGCGGCGGTAACGGCATCCGTCTTGACCTTGGCAGGACGGCCGCGCTTTTTGGGCACAGGCGTAGCAGCGGCTAGCGCAGCGGCTGCCATTGCCTCGATCGCGGCAATCTCGGCCTTGGACTTACGGCCACGCTTTTTAGGAGCGCTAACAATAACTACAGGAGCGGCAGCTACTTGCGCGCGCGTTGCACCCTTTTTACCGTGCGTTGCCGCGATGGTCTGTAGGTCTGCCTGACTCGGACGACCGCGCTTACGTGGCGAGGGCTCAGCAATGACAGGCAGTGTCAATTCGTCGAGCTTACGGAATTGCGTAAGCTGCTTATTCGCAGCCGAAATACAGGCTTTGTAGCCCGCAATATCACTAGCGGTTAACGTCTTGTTCTCTTCCAGAACGGCGGTGGTCATTTTGACCATCTCGTCTAGACGCTTGATTTGGTTTGATGCGAGACGCTTTCCATACTCAATCGTACGGAGTGCATTGGGGCGCGCGGCCATGGTCTAATCTCCTACCTATTACGTCTTTACTATTATTTACAAGGTAGGTAGATTAGATATGGCTGTCAAGCACAATTACGTATTTGCATCGTAATATTCTTGCGCACCGAAGCAAATGGCGTCGAATTGGTCAAACAAGCGCTTGCGTTCCTGCTCTGTAGGAGCTTTCTCTCCTTCTTGGGGCATGCCGAAAGAGTCGCGCAGATTGATGTTCGCAAGCGCTATTCCGAAAATAGCTTCAGTATCGCTGAGCTCGCGTGCACGCCGTTGCTGTACAATGAACGCTACGAGGTCTTCGGTGAAACGCCCTGAGCGCTGGATAAACTCGCGTTTACGCTCATCTTCGTAGTGCTGCAGAGCTTCGGGCTTTATCTGTTGTCCTTTCTGGACAGCAACGTACTCAACTTCCTTGGTTGCGGGGTCGGAAGCTAGAAAAGCCTTGCTGAGGCTATCTAAGCCCTTGATGGAAATCTCGTCTTTTTTGGCCATTAGTAGCCCTCCAGCTTATCTAAATATACGTATTGTTTTGGTAATTTAGAGTGGAGATCGTAGAAGACCTCCGTAATGCGATAACCCATATTCACGGGCATGTTTGTAAATTTGTCGTGCATGCGCAGAAACAGCTTCCCTCCTACTTGAAACGCAGGAAAGCTCTTATCAGAAAGGTTTTCCTTCTGATCAATCACAAATACAGTGATCCACATGCTAGGACCCGATTACGCGCCCGCCGGTCTTCTCCTGCAGTTGCTTGAGCAAGTCTGCTTTAGAGACGCGCAGGGTGCGAGCGCTGTACGTGTCGCAATGGTCTACGATTTGGCCACGCCGCACAATGTACGGTTCAGCAAGCTCGCTGCCGCTCACACGTTGTACGTTGGCCGGGAAGCGTTGCCCCGGACCTTCAGTAGCAGGGTATTTGCTGCGCAACGCACACCACGCCCAGTTTGTCTCACGGACACCGCCTTTTGCAGTTTGTCCGCGCATAACTGGGTCGTAGTGTTCGCACGTATCGCAAGACTTGTCGTTATAGGCAGCCATATCTAGAACTTATAGACACTAATCTTTGCATCCTCAAGTTTTTTCTTAAGGGCCGGGATCGTATTGAGCTGTAAGAGTGCCTGTATGAGCTGTAAACAACCCGCGTCGCGTGTCAAGGCGCCGGGTATTGCGAGTATCCAACCGTCCGCGCGCTGTATATAGAATTTTAGCTTTTCGCTTCCGCGTAAAGGCATTTGCGCGATCACGACGCCGAAATCCGTAAATGTTTTCTCTAGATCTTTGCGATTATTGACGGTGAATTCCAGAATGCGCGCGGCGGCACTCATCGACGTTGTAGCGTTAGCTACGGTAATGGCGCCGTAACCTTTGAGGTCGATGGTTGCTAGCGGAGTGTGTTCAGACTCCTCGCCGTCACTATCGTCGCGCACTTCTTTAACAGGCTGCGCGGTCTTAGCCGCTTTAGCCGCTACAGGAGCTTGCGCAGAACGCCAAGGGTCCTGCAACATGCCCGGTACTTTCTTAGGGGCGTCGGCCATCAGGGTGTAACGAGTATGTTGGTACTGCGATGGGTGAGCTGCGGATTGAAGCAATCACAGTGCACCATATAAACACGTTCGTTGAGAGCAATACCCACGTCAGTGAAGTCATTTGGATTTACAGCCCTCGGATTGGTCACTTGAAATACCGGCTGTACAAGATCGGCAGTCTCAAGTTTTTTCTTGCATCGAATGCAGCTGTGTAAATCAGGGTACATGGCCCAATCCGTACGTAGAGGTTTGTCACAATTGAAATGTAGCCACGTGTTGCGTACTTCAGAGCCTATTAGACCGAGGTCAACTTGTTTTTCAAAAGACGAGAGCGCATTACACCAGTACGCAGCGAAGACCAAGTGTCCGTCTTTGAATGGTTTGCCACAGCTTACGCATTGTTGCGCAAGCGCTTCTATTTGTAGATCACCCATTACGTTCACGCAGCCCCTTGCAGACCATCGCTAAATTATCAACAGGTGTCAAGCCCAGTGCTTTAATCGCACGTGCACGGTAGTATTTTGTACGGAGCCGTGTATCCAGCACGACGAGCATGCCTCGGTCTTTTTGTGTTCGAATTAGACGCCCCGCGCCTTGTCGAAGATCAAAAAGCATTTCTGGCAGATCTATGAACGGCCAAGCATTGTCGCCTTTGAATATTGCGTGTCGCGCTTTGATGATCGGATCAGACTGCAGCGGAAATGGCAACTTTGTGATTATGACCATAAACAATTTATTGCCGGCAACATCTACGCCTTCCCAAAAGCTCTTCGAGCCGAGCAACGTAGCTTTCGGCGTAGCTCTGTAGCGCGCGAGCGCGTCAGTAGGGTAAGTGGCTTTGTCGATAATTGGATGCGGGTACCCGCGAGAGATTAGGTAGTTTTTTACGTAGTCTTGTTCTGCGTTGGACGTAAAAAGTACGAATGTGTCGCCTTCGCATGCCAGCAGTAGCTCGTATATTTGCGACGCCATGGCTTCGCGATACGCCGTAACATCCGGGCCCATTGTCTTAGGCTCTGGCACTGCTTTGATCGGCGGGATGTACAGATATGCTTGTTTTCGTATGTTGAAGGGCGAGGGAAATATATCGCTCTTGTAATTTTTACCTCGAAGCCCCACACGGTCCGCGAACACATCAAAGTTGTCGTCCAGTGCCAACGTCGCTGATACATAGGTCACTGACTTGTCAGGCATGTACCCGCCGATATTGACGGGCATGTCTTTGAGCACGAGGTTAGTTTTGCCGTTAAACGTTTTCTGTTCGATCATCCAGGTGCGGTTTGGTTGCGCCTTCAGGATATTGCTGAACGTCTCACGGCTATCTTCGACGAGTTCGAGTATTTTTTCGAGGGATAGAAATACACATTGATCGTCAGAGATGTTTGGAAAGCCCTGACGCGGCGGCATGCCCACGGGCGAAGACGCTACGGGCACCGCTAAAGGCGCGTTTGCAAGTGCCGGAGTCTTCGTAATCCAGCGTCGAATTAACTCTGTATGTGTAACAGGACTCAGTTGCTCGAACATCGTGTCGAGCGTAGTTTTATCGAGCAACCTGTTAGTTACGTCGTCGAGACCTTTGATTAGGTCTTGTATTACTGCAGAGGTATTTGCATCTATGATATTCGATTTGGCTTGATGTAGCCTATTTAACGAAGCGAACCCGGCTTTCCAGAGTGGATCAAGCGTAGCCAACTCTGGAAGCTCAAATTGTTCGTTTGATACATCGAGCAGTCTATCGAATCTGTATTGAATTTTATCTAGCGCATTTAGCGACGTTTCGTTGGTAAATGCAGTGCGAATGCCGTCTTCAACTTTGTGAGCTTCGTCGATTATGACGTGCGCAAATTCACCAAGCAGATGGAAAAGAGGCATCGTGCGCCGTAGCTTGTAATGGAAGCCCAACAGCCAGTTATTGGTAACTACAATATCCGCTGCAAGCATAGTCTTGCGACTTTTTATATATCCGCAGGTCTTATAATGGGCGCAGTCGGGGCCAATACAGTCGGTGGCGTTGAGATTATTGTCTAACCGTAAATGTAATTTATCCGCGTCTTCCCAGAGACCATACTCGCTGTGCTTGAAGAATTTGAGGTATTTGGGCCAATCTTTGTGATTACTTCTCTCTTTTACGCACTCCGCGTAACACGCATATTTATTCTTGCCATACGCTGCTGCATATTCAAAAGTTGCGCGTGGGTGCCCGATTTGCGCTAAATATTGCTGGATACGCGGTAGATCTTTGTCTACCAACTGCTGCTGTAGCGTAATTTTGGCTGTGCTTACGACAGTGCGCTTGCCAGATAAAATAGCAGGTAACAGGTAGGCAAAGCTTTTGCCAACACCTGTACCCGCTTCAAAAAGCGTGGGTGTGGTGGATTCGATGGATGTATTTATTTCGTCGGCCATGGTTATTTGTCCATGCCGAGTTTCGTTTACAAACCCTAGAGAGGGCTCTGTCAATATATCTACAGCATCAGGGAATTGCTTCCCTTCACAGAATACACAGCCGAATCCCTGCGGTGTTTCCTCCATAAAAGGCATAACCGCAGCACACCCGTTACATTTCATGCGTTATCTCCCCGACTTAAGCTCCGCAATCATGCACTGGAAGTCGGAAAAACTCAAACAATGAGACGACACGCCGGGCATACCCCCCGTGCAATTTGTGCAAATACAAATCTTTGTCTCCCCAATTGTACCTCTCAACAATGACAAGCTCACGCGCGAGTTTGTAGTGTTCGGGACTCTCGCGTCGGACACCAACACCGTAGAACGCGAGATCGAAATTAGCGCGCTCTGTCCGCTGAAACCGTGTAAAGGCTTGCGATTTATATCGGTTGATATACGCCGCTACACGTCTTGTTAGAATGCACGTACCTGTCATATAAGCAAAAGGCAGATCGTCGACTAAGCGTTGAACGTCTGCTTTATTTTTAACGCCGCAATTGGCAGCAGTTGTAGAAGGCGCCCGCACCTGCAGTACGCCCATATCAGCCCTTCCAGATTTAGGGGCTTTCTTCACTAGCGTGTCATCGTCAAGACGAATTACTGAACGAAATGACGATTCGGAATACGCGACTGCACTCACGAGTGCTGGTAGATCACGCTTCGGCTCAAATTCAGTCCAACCCGCATCAGCTGCAAATACTTGCCACTCCTCGATATAGCGGTCAGCCGCTTTGATGATAGATTCAGCATGCTCAGTAGCACGCGCTTCGCGTTCGACAGTCGTACCCAACGCATCACGGGTCCACCGCGAGTCCGGCATTTTCTCTAGTATTTTTGCCTTCAGATGGATTACTCTCGGATCTTGTGCACTCGCAGTCGTAGAAGTGATACAGCTAAGAACGATTGTTAAAAACGCAAACAATGCTACACGCATTAGTGCCTCCATTACCTTTTACCATGAATTCACTCAGGAGTAGGAAATGAACAAGGCTCCGGTCATCGGCTCATACAAGAAGCCGCAGGTCCCTGAACAAGATGTCGATTTGGAAATTGTAGACAAGCGTCAGAAAGTAGAAACGCCCGCTACGTCGCTATCTACAGGAGTCCAGGAGGACTTGAAGGACAGCATTGACCGTACAAAAGACGGCGTTGAAAAATCGAAGTCATACGATGAAATCCTTTCGGAACACGACATTACTGTTCAGAAGGCGCATACAGTAGTGGACGCCATGTTGGAAAAGGGTTTTTACGAAGAGTCTGTACCTATTACTAAGAGTGTAGTCGCTACCTTTCGCACGCGTGCGCATGCCGATTACGTACGTTATTTACGTGCGCTTGAGACGTATAATCCAAAGTACGTCGAAGAACAACAAGAAATACAGATTCGATATTTCTTAGCAGCCTCATTAGTGTCGTTTAAGGGTACGGTATTTAAGGTAGCCTCCGGTGAGGATGCAGAAAAGTTTTTCGACCGAAAGCTAGAATGGATTGAAGCTCAACCCGAAACGGTAATCAGACTAATAGCTGTTAAGCTATCGAAGTTTGATCAGCAAATACAGACAATTATGAGCGAAGGTATTGTCGAAAATTTTTAGGCACCCCGAGGGGGTCCGTCCGCGCCGAGCTTTTCGTGCGGACAATCCCTACACGCGGGATGCCTCCTCGGGGTTCCATTCAAGACCGCATTGCATGCGAGATCCTGATCCGTGAGCGTCGCAGGAGCGTGACTGAGCACGTTTACTTAGCCCGGATACTTTCTTCAGGCATTAATCTACCTGAGAAGCTTTTCCAGCTGTGGACCACCATGTTGACGATGGAAGTCTTTCAAGAATCGTATCAACCAGAGGTGGTGAAAGAGAAGGAACAAGCACTAAAATTGATTCAAGAGAACGTCACGCAGAAACACGGGCATCAGGTTCGGATGTTCAAGAAACTACATTCGATCACTACTTCTGATGACGACATGCGCGTCGCAACTCCTGCCGAACTTGAAGAATTTAGGCGTAGAATGCGACGAAGTCATTTACGCAGCCCAAAGTAACCTGAGGTAATCGAACATGCCCGGTATCGGAGACCAGCAGGTCTTACAGCAGCTATTGACCGGCATGAACACCATGCAGATGCAGTCCGGGCTCATGCCAGGAGGCGTGCCTGCGTTAAACAACCAGAACACGTATCGCCCCCCGCCTGTCGCGACGCCTGCGCAGTTTTCGAATGACCTCTCGATTAATCTGCGCAACACTTTTTCGTATCAGGCAATGACCCCGCCGATGTTTGGCGGCATCACGCCAGTACCTCGCACGCAAGAAGCGCAAGGTTACTTGCCCGGTCCAACCATGGGCGGTGGTTGGGGCATGGCGCGCCAGCAGGCACAAGGCAACGCGTCTAAGTTCTTGACCAGCGCGCAAGCAACGACGGGTTTTGGAGCACGCGGAGCCTTTGGTTTAGGCGTAGGTGCGCTTGTCGGGGGTGCCACTATGAACCCCTGGATGGGCTTAGCTGCTAGCGCGGGTGCCGACTATTTAATGGGCGATATGGTCGAGCGCATGGCGCAGATGCCCTTCAAGCCGATGATTGATCAGCAGCAACGCGCCATGCAGTTGCAAAACATGTCCATGAACAATGTTCGACGCGGCTCTGATTTAAGCGCGTCGGGTATGGGCTTGTCACTCACTGCGTCGATGGATTTAGAGCGCAACTTGATGCGCACTGTGGATAATCGCAATTTTAAGCGTGACACTGGCGGCATGTTTAATCGCCAAGACATGATGAAATTGACAGATATCTCGTCGCAAGTCGGACTGCTCGATGGCTCTCAAAGTGTAGATCAAATATCGCGTGATATGGGTAAAATAGGTCGTGCGCTTTCTACCTTTATGAAGGTCGTCGAAGAACCCGACGTTCGCAAAGCCCTGCAGATGATGGGCAATATGCGGCAGCTGGGCATGAGCATCCCTGAGACAAATGTCGCTGCTGCAAATGCACGCACCTATGCACGTATGGCAGGCACTACTGTGCAGGGTGTTATGCAGGCGGGTATGCAAGGCGCGGGGATGTTTCAGCAGTATGGAATGTCAGGCGCAACGGGTATGGGTGTCGGTATGGCTGCTGCAGGTGCCGCCGGTACAATGGGTACTATTCTAGACCCCCGTACATTAAATCTATTAGGTGGACGCGAAGGTGTTGCACAAACTCTGACAGGTGCCGCCGCGCAGATGTCACAAATTACTGCCATTTTGCCGGGAATGCTCAAGCGAGGAAAAGACGGCAAATTGACAGTAGACGAAGACGCAATGGGTAAATTAACCCGACCAGGCGGTATAGACGAATTGGTACGCGGTAGCGCGTCCCGAGTAGATCGTCAATTCATCGAAGAATACTCGCATCGCAAGGGCGCGTTGCAAGACGAGCTCATGAATAAAATGGGTCCGATGGGCGCAATACTCATGCCTGTATTACTGGCAAAGCGCTTTATGTCGCAGACGGGCATTAAGGATTTGGGTGCGGGTTTACGCGGCATCGGGCTTGATGAGAAACAAGCTGAGACCATTCAGCTTACATTTGAATCGCCTGATTTTTATAAGAGCATACGCCAGCAACAGCGCACGTTAGCCATTGAACAGCAAAAAATACGCAGCGTCCGCAGTCAGAGCTTGGCCGATGCAGCAGACGATGTTGGGTCCGCTAGGTTTTCACGCGGGCTTGCAGATGCCGCTGTTGGCACAGCGCGACTAGTACTCCCTTTCTCAGGCAACCTGTCTGGAGCAGGATTGCGTAGAAGCACACGGTTCATGGGAAATGCTGCGGATAATTGGCTGCGTGCCGAGGCAGAAGACGCTGATTTAGAAGAACAGCAAATAGCATCGGGTGGCGGGAGATTATTACGCGCTGTACGCCCTGGGCAGCTGACTAGTGCTGAAGAACAGACAGGCCTAGCGAAGCGCTTGACGTCCGATAAGGGTGCTAGAGAATTCAATGAACAAGTGAATAGGTATGCGCAGCGGACGCAACGTCCTGGTAATAGGCTCCGTCAAGAGAATCGAAGATATCTTGAAGAAGCGGAACAGATGCGGAGCGCTAACCCCTTTGAAGTAGCGGCTGGGATAATGTCACGCAACTTTATCGGACCTGACGGTACCGTTGGCTTAACCAATATAGGACGCGGCGGAGAATCTGCAGCTGAAACTCTGATGGAGAGCGAGGATTTTGGTACGCGCTGGCGTAACGGTACGTTAGGCACGACATTTGGCCTTAATGATAAGCTCACAATGGGCCAGCTTGAACGCCGTCAAGAAAACAGAAAGTTGCTTGGCCGGCAAGTTGAACAAGGCCTCGCCACTCCCAACGACACGCGTGAATTAAATCGGATCACCGATAAGTACGGATTAAAAGATAAAGACATAGCTAACGCTGTTGGAAAAGCGAGCGCAGCTGTTAGTGCTCTTTTGAAGGATAAAACCACCACTTTAGGCTGGGGCGGTACTTACGTTACTGGGCGTACAACCGGTGATGAAATTGACCGCACTATACACGCAGCCATCGGCAGTGTACCGGGATTAGACGCCGGAAAAAGAGCAGCATTAGCCAAAGAAATGCGTTCTGAAGTTATACGTACAGTAGGGAACTCTGCCGGAGCGGCTGAGAAAACAGTGCTCGATAAAATAGCTAAAGGCGGAGCTGCCATAGCTGCCAATCAACAAGCGGGGGATCGGCAACAGCACGCCAATAGGGCCGAGTTTAAACGTGAAACTATTATCGGTTTGCTAGGAATGGATACAGGCTTCTTTGGTAACACCGAGTCGCAACGTGACGTACTAGGTGTATTTTCCAAAGAAGACAACGCGCTGCAACAGCAATTCCTGGCTGCCGCAACTATGGATGCTGCAGGCAACAGAGAGGGAGCAGATACTCTCCGTACACAATTGCGTAGGGACAAGCGCTACACCGACGAACAACGTGCTGGCGCTGAGAGCGGTGTACGTAAAATTATTGCTGGCATGGATGAATCCGATAAAAAATCGGTAGGCGATAAGTTTAGCGCCCTTTACAAAAAGGGCGGACGCGATCTAATTGCTAAAACTGTAGGAAGCTACGCCAAATCAACAGAGGACGTTTTGAATGAAGAGCAACTACAGGCGCGTAAGAACGTCCTTGGCGTAGAAGGCGCTGCTATCTTTGCAAAAGACGGCGTACGCGGTCTTAAAAAACATCTGGATAGCGGCGGTGAGCTGGATGGTGCTAGCGAATCTCTGGTTAAGCAAATTCGCGAAGGTGCGCTGACCCCCGCTGACGTAGATCGTAAAATCCAGAAACGGCGTGAAGGCCGAGCATCAGGTACATTCGAAGGCGGCCTAGTTCGAATAGCCGACAAGTTAGGTCTGGGTGATTTCGTCGAGGAAGGAATATCTGAACTCGAAGATATGCAAGAAAGAGCCGCTGCTGGAGCAGCTGGCGGTGAGGGTCTCGGTGCAGCGGCTAGTAACTTAGATGCAGCGTCCGCAAAATTACTCGAAGCCGCGAGTAGTCTAGCTCATACCGGCGACCGCGGTGATTTACGTGAAACACTGCGCCTAACACAGTAGGAGTCACCCATGGCAGACCATATTCTCTTTCCAAACGCCATCGACCATATTCGTTTGATCAACAGTAATTTGATCGATAACGCGCTAGCAGGGCGCTCTGCGTTTGTCATTATGCCAAGTTTATATCAATACGCATATATGCTTACGCATGAAACAGGCGAGTTACCTATTACAGACGGTTTTGTGGCTCCCGATGAATCCGCGACTCAGGGCCGTGAAAATACCGTAAACATTATCACGGTTCTGTAGGAAAGTAGAAAGCCATGGCAACTCCTGGAATACTCACTGGCGGCGCAAAGGGACAGATTTTCCGTACGTTTGGAGCTACGGAAACCGTGCCTGCGCCTGCTACGCGTCTAGGTGTATTCGGCGTAAATCCAGGATCAACTGCTAAATACGCAATTAATAGAGGTCCGCGCGACGCTGAATACTCAGAGAGTATGGCGCGCATGTTTATTGAGTTGCCTAATAACAAAGCTATAGCGGACTTTAAGAAGACTGTGTCGGCAGCCGCACGCCCCCTGGCTGACGTGCTTGTGTCGGCCACCGGCACGGGAGGCGGAGGAGGTACCGGCTTTGTAGACTTTTTGCTGACAAATGCAAACGAAAACTTTCAAGAGAAAGCACAGATCGCGGACACCTTGACGGACAACTACGTGGCCTTCTATTCGGGCCAGGAGCCGCCACTGTTTCAATATTCGGGTGTCTTGCTCAATACGTATCAGGACGACCAACGTGTATGGATGCTTCGTCTCTATAGAGAGATCTTGCGCGGCACAAAACTCGCATCGCGTAATTTAATCATGAAGCTGCGCTACGACAGCTTTATTGTCTCGGGCTACATGGAGACCCTGTCACTAGGTCTCATGGGGGAGACGGAGCATACGGCGTCGCAGTTCTCATTCACGATGCGTGTAAAGCGCATGACCGTGATTACTCCTGCGCTGGGGTCGCCGACTATTCTAGAGACCGCCGCAGTCTCTGAATCTGCGATTAAACAGAGTGACGATAGTCTCGCCAGCACACTTATTCAGCGTACAGGCGTCACTACGTCAGAGTCACCGCCCACCGCTACTGTCGGGCCCGCGGCGTCCAGCGATCGTATCAAGGCCAACGCAGCGCGGGAATTACTCAACCGCCGAACACTGCGTCAACTAGGCTTGACAGACACGCAAATCGAAGCTTCGTATCAAGCAGCAAACGCAGCGTCGGAGACGGCAGAGATTGATTCACGAGAACTCAGCGATACCGCAGTAAAAGCAGGAACTGACCGTGTTGCTGAACAGACCCAAGGCACCGGCACGACCGCTACGAATCCGCAATCATCGACCAACGACGGTGCTGCGGGCACGACCAACGTAATGGGCCCGCTTACTGACGTAGATCCAAATAAATTGGTCAAAGCAAAGCACGGTCGGACTCGCGGCGCCCGCGCCATCTATAAGCTACAATAGGACTACCTATGCCCGCCTCTATCATTTTCAACCAATCGGGTACTCCGGCAGGCGTAGCAGGCAAGGCTCGAAAAGATTTCGTAATCAGCCCACTCACCGTGGTTGTTTGCACAAACTTCACGGTAGAGACGTCCTATCTGTGGACGCTCGTGGATGTACCTATCCGTTCGGCACTAGTGCGCGGTTCTACGGGCGTAGGGGCTTCTTTTTCATTCACGCCAGATGTTAAAGGCACGTATCTAGTTAGTCTGACCGTAAACGGCTCTCCGTTTGTGACAGATACTGCACGCTCATTCTGCGCGGTTTTAAGCACCGGAGCAGTCTGGCGGTACAAAGCTGCAGGTGAGATCGACGAAGACAACCTGGTATATACCGGGCTGGGTTTTCCAAGCAACGTAAATACCCGCGGTTGGGCTACTGACGAAGACCTTGTTTACGAGGAAATAGAAACAATCGTCGCTGCTGTACAAGGTGCAGTAGTCACGTCTCCCGGTCCCGGCACCGCACCTCTGGCCAAACTCAATACCGCCACCGGCAAATTCGACGCCACTTTAATACCTACGGTAGCAGGCGTTCCTTTTGTAGGCGACTCAGGTGCTGGAGGCGTGCAAGGTTCCGTGCCTGCACCCATGGCGGGTGATTTTGCGCTTCACAAGTACCTATCCGCGGGAGGCGCCTGGCGCACGCTAAACCAAGACGAGATTGGTCCAGGCTTTTCAATCGCGAGTTTTACTAAAGCAACGCCTAATCCTGGCACGGTGCTGTATCGGCGCGGATCTACGCTGACGGGCATCACGGTATCCGCTACGTATATAGCAGGGCCGCCTACCGCAGGTACCCTCGCGAATATTCTAGCCGGAAGCGTTGGTGGCGGAGACGTAAACCCTACCGCGTGGACATTTAGCTCGCCCTTTGCGACCGGCACACAGCCCACAAACGTAAAGCGTGATGGCACAGATCTAGGCGCGGATCCTACCTGGACAATTCAACTCAACGCGACCGGCACAGCTGCGGCGGTGGCTACTGTTGTTATTACCTGGACACGCGATGTCTATTTTGGAGTCGGCGTTGCCGGTTTGAACACGGAAGCCGCCATTGAAGGCCTGGCATCCAATGCTTTAGCAACCGGAAGAACACGTACCATTACGGTATCGCCGGCTAATGAGAAGGTCTATTACGCTTTTCCTAAAGCGTACGGAGTCGCCACATTTACGCTTAATGGATTTCCAGCTGCGTTTAATACAGCATTCGAATTGGGACTGACAAATGTCAACGGATTAACCTCTACGTACTACGTCTACGAGAGCACCAACCTGCTGACGGGTACCAGTCTCGCTTTTGGAGTAACGTGACATGAGTATCGGCCTTACGAACGACCTCGCGCCTCTTGGAGCGTTCCCACTACTCGATGATAACTACCTGAAAGGGGGCTATCAAGTTGTTGTAAACGTTACTGCGCGCGACGCAATAGCGGCTACGTCCCGCAAAGATGGCATGCTTGTATACACCCAAGCAACGTCACAGCGGTGGAAATTAGGGCCGGGGCTAACCAACGGTGACTGGGCACTTGATAGTTCAGGCAGTCTCACAGGTCCCGGTAGCTCGACAAATTTAGCCATTCCGACCTGGAATGGTACTGGTGGTACCGCTCTTAATAATAGCGGGTTACGTATTAACCCCGCGGGTACAATCACCGCGTCTACCGCGCTGACTTTGACGGCTGACACCGCAGCTACTGGCTTGGCTATCAGTATTACTGGCGGTACCGCAACGGCTAACGCGGGCGGAAATCTTACTTTTATAGGCGGCCCTGGGTTTGGGGCTAACCAGGGCGGTAACGTCGACATTTCGGGGGGTATCTCAGGCGCTACAGGTCCAGGCGCCCATATTTTTATCGAAGCTGCGGCTGGCGGCTCGGCCGACGGTAGCGGCGGGGTACTATACCTCGTTGCAGGTAACGCCAGCAGCGCGGGTATTGGCGCTGGGGGTGACGTATATCTTCGCTCCGGCTTAGGTGGCGGCGCGTCGGGAGATGCAGGGTCGCTTGACTTTGCCGCAAGCAATGCAGGCGGCTTCGGCTTCGGAGGTAACGCAATTTTCAGTGCCGGTAGCAGCAGCGGCACTGGACTATCAGGCGGCTACGTTTTAATCGGTGCGGGTTACGGCGGTAACGTAAACGGGACGGGCGGAAGCGCTACGTTTCAAGCAGGTAATGGTGGTTTTACATCGGGCCCCGGCGGCCTTGCATTGGTCAAGGGCGGAAATGCCACAACGAGCGGCATAGGCGGTGGCGCTAACCTCACGGGTGGTAATGCCGCGGGCACCAACATGGCCGGTGGCCCCGTAACTATCACAGGGGGCGCGCCAACCGGTACGGGACTACCGGGCTTGGTAACTGTTTCCGGTGCCGATAACGTGTCGGCGACAGGTTCAAACGTTGCGTTATTGGGAGGTGCGGGCAGCGGCTCCGCTACAGACGGTGTTGTGCAAATTGCGCGCATACAGAGCGCGCGAGCGTCTCGCTTACAATTTCAAGCGGACAATGCGGGCACGGTTTCGATTAAAGCCCCCGCGACTATAAACGTAAACTACGCACTCGTACTCCCTACAGCGCAAGGCGGAGTTTCGACAGTTCTTCAGAATGACGGTTCTGGCGGGCTGTCGTGGGCTGCTGGCGGTGGCGGAGGTATTTCAGGTACCGGCACCGCAAATACCGTACCTACATGGTCGAGTTCGTCGGCTCTGCAGGACAGCAGTGCGTCGTCCGGCACGGTACTACTCGCAGGGACTGCTGCGGCTACAGGCGGTATACTAACAGTACGCGGCGGAAATTCGACGAGTACAGGTCCAGGCGGTGCGCTTAACCTCACGGGTGGCGCGGCGTTGGGGACTAACCAAAACGGCGCCACCGTAAACGTTATGGGTGGAAACTCTACGGGAACAGGTATTCCTGGGGGTGTGCTCGTGCGCGGGGCAGACGCGCAAGGCGCCGTTTCCGGAGGTTCTGCTCTTATTCTGGGTGGTTCAGGTACCGGTTCCAGTGTCGGCGGGGCATCTACTTTCTTCGGCGGCACGGGTGGTGGTACAGGTAGCGGCGGACCTGCGTCCTTTGCAGGAGGTGACGGCGGAGTTACGTCAGGCGCAGGCGGCACCGCGACGGTCCGCGGTGGAAATGCGCAGACCGCAGGTGGGGGTGGCGGGCTTACACTTGTAGGCGGCGCTGGAGCAGGTGCAGCACAGATCGGTGGCCCTGTTACCATAACCGGGGGTGCGCCGGCTACGACAGGCCTGCCTGGGTCCGTTACTATTTCGGGTGCCGCGTTTGGCACAGGCGGCACGGTAGGCTCAGACGTATTTTTACGTGGTGGCCGGGGTTCCACGCTCGCCAATGACGGCGCAGTGCAGATCGCACGTACTGTTACGGACAACAGAGCTACACGGTTGGTATTTGTCGCAGATGATGCAACTACGGTCTCAATAAAGGCGCCTGCCGCAGTTACAAGCTATGCGCTCACATTGCCGACTGCGCAGGGTGCTGCATCGACATTTCTGCAAAATAACGGTTCTGGCGTGTTGTCGTGGGCCGCGGGTGGAGGTGGCGGTGTTACAGGGCCAGGCACCTCTTTAAATCTCGGCATTGCCACCTGGAATGGTACCGGCGGTACCGCGTTGTTTAACAACAACCTTACTATTTCAGGTCAGACCCTTTCAACGCCTACGGCCGTAGTAGGTGCGCCCATAAATATAACAGCCGGTGACGCAACGTCCGGTGCGGGTGGGGCTGTTGTACTTACGGGTGGCGCCGCGGCATCTATTGCAGGGGACGGCGGAAGTGTTCGCTTTATTACCGGCGCAGGCTTTTTCGGTGGTGCCGGTGGCGGCGTAGTCGGATTAGCGGGCATTGGAGGGCCTAACGGTGTAGGCGGTGAAATCCGCTTTGTAGCCGGAACAGGCGGTTCGATAACCAATAACGGAGGTTCTGTCCTGCTGCAGGCAGGTGCAGCCGGAGGCGGAGGATTAGGCGGAGGTGTCACCCTCCTAGGCGGGCCCGGAGCGGGTAGTTTCGGTCATGGTGGTGCTATAACACTGACAGCCGGCGACGCTGGTGCGTCTGGGAATGGCGGGGGTGTTGGTATAACCGCAGGTGCGGCAACCGGTACAGGCACCCACTCAGGCGGCCCGTTGGGGTTCACCGCAGGTAACGCAAGCACCGCGGGTGGAGCTGTTGGTAATGGCGGCGCTGTAAGCCTTTACTCGGGTATCGGCGCAATTGGAACGGGGAACGGCGGAGCTTTCCTGATCCAAGCGGGGGGCGCCCATAGCTCAGGGTCAGGTTTAGGCGGTGCGTTAACGCTACAGGCGGGTAACTCTTTTGGTAGCAGCGTAACGGGTGGTAGTATAAGTGTACTCGCAGGTACCGGCGGTAATACAAGCTTTGGGGGATCGGTTACTATCCAGGGAGGTACTGGAAACGGCTCCAGCGGCGGCTTCGCTAAGTTAATTGGAGGGGCGGGCAATGTCTCCGGCGGAGGCGGTGCTGAGTTATCTGGTGGCCCAGGCTCAAGCGCTTCAGCGGGCGGACAGGCTACGGTAACCGGAGGTACCGGGGGTGCTTCTGGAGGCGACGGCGGTGCGGTTAGTATCACCGGAGGTAACCCGGGAACAACAGGAACGCCTGGTTCAGTTACGATCCAGGGCGCAAGCCAAGTGTCGGGCGGGATTGGTGGAAACGTACTTCTACGCGGGGGACGCGGGTCTACTTTGGTAGATGACGGTTACGTTCGACTATTGCGGACAACAACAGATAATAGAGCCACACGCCTTCAGTTTGTCGGTGATGACGGCAATTTTGTCTCAATTAAAGCACCCGCAGCAGTTACAACGTACGCCCTGACATGGCCTACGGCACAGGGAGCAGTCTCATCGTTGCTGCAGAACAACGGTTCTGGAGTTCTTTCTTGGGCAACCGCTGGAGCTGGGACCCTAACTACTCAAGATGAAGGCGCTACACAATCCACGACCGTCTCTATTCTAAATGTCACGGGTACGGGAGCGACGATATCCGGCTCAGGAGCCACAGCAACGCTAAATATTCCGGGGTCCACGGGTATAACGGGTCCAGGTACTTCGACAAATAACGCTATTGCTACGTGGAACGGTGCTGGAGGCGCGTTCCTATTTGATACAAATATTACCCTTTCGGCGCAGACGATTACTCCCTCTATAGCAGCATTAACGGGGTTCGACCTACGGCTATACGCAGGTGAAGGTACGCAAAGTGGCGGTGGCCTCCACCTACGAGGAGGTATTCCTGGAAGTAACTTTAACGGCGGGCCGGTATACATTGTCGGCGGTGTAGGGGGTACGGCCCTTGGTTCCGCAGGTGATACTTCTGTAAAGGGCGGAATAGGTGGTGGGAATGGCAGGGGTGGCCATCTAGATCTCTACGGCGGCGACGGCGGCCTTAGTGCTGGTAACATAGCTGGTAACGTTACAATAGGCGGAGGTAATGCGGTAACCGCGACCAACCCGGGCGGCAACGTTACAATAGGCGGGGGTACACCTTTAACTACCGGCGCCCCCGGATCTGTTACGATATTCGGGGCTGACATAGCAATCGGCGGGACTGTAGCCGGTGACATCATACTGCGCGTCGGAAGCGGAAGCAGCGCAGCTAACGACGGCGTTATTAGTATACCGCGTGAAGGGGGCAGCAACCGAGCAGCGCGTCTTCGGTTTACAGGCGACAACGGAAGCACGATTTCACTAAAAGCACCTGTAACGGTCACGGCGTCTTACGCACTAGTCCTCCCAGGCACACAGGGTGCCGCCGCCACCTTCTTGCGTAACGATGGATCGGGTAACCTGACCTGGACCGGAGGCGGAGCCGCTGATGTGTCAGGACCTGGAGTCGGTGGAAGTACTGACAAAGCCATTCCGACATGGAACGGCGTAGACGGATCAGCGTTAAACAATAGTGGTTTCCGTATTACACCAACAGGTACGATCACCTCAGGTACAGCTGCTATATTCACGGCTGACGAGGCTACAGGCACAGGCCGTGATGTTACCGTACAAGCGGGGGGCTCCAGTGCGGCGGGCGGCGGTACGCTGACATTGACCGGGGGCTACGCACTCAGCGCAGCTACACCAGGAGGCTCTGTTATTCTAGGTGGCGGGTCTAATTTTAATGCCACGGGTACTGGCGGGCACGTCACCATTGAAGCGGGGTCTGGTGGGGCTGGACCGGGTACGGTATTCATCAACGGTGCTCCGTTTATTACAGGCGTGGCAAAACCCATCTGGTTGACAGGTGGGCGCGGATCAAACGCAGCTAACGATAGCGCTGTAGTTCTACAAAGGGTACCTGTTAGTAACAGGGCCACTAGGCTCGAATTCGTAGGTGACAACGGCAATACGCTTTCAATCAAAGCACCTGCTGTTGTAACAGCGCATGCGATGACGTGGCCCGCAGCCCAGGGCGCTGCTTCGACTTTCCTACAAAATGACGGCTCGGGCGGCCTTACGTGGGCCGTAAGTAGCGGTAGCAGCAGCGCACAGAATCTCGTAATGACGTTGAAAGAAACCACCAACCTTAAGGTTACTGAAGTAACCGGCGGTGGTATGTATTTCGACCCAACCGCTGTGCCCGGCACGGTCACACTGCGTTTAGTTGGAAATTACACGTCAGTTGACGCTGCCAGCAGTGCTCGCGTATATTTGTACGACATGGGGCCTGGAACCGGCGTGTTTGTCCCGGTACGTAGAGCTGTTGTATCGATTCCATTTGCGTCGGTCGGAGCACAGATGAAGGTTGATCAAGCTTTGGTGAAGGTCACTACGCCAGGTGTCGATTTGAATGAGATTCACGACGTAGCCAGGGTGTACGAGCTGCGCATGTATTTGAACGCGACAGACGCTTCTCCCGCAATGACCGTGGCGTGGGCGGGCTTTGTAGTGGTTTGATCTGTACGATAACGAGGATTTTATATGGCAAAATTTAGCAACGTAAACCAACTACTTGCCACAGGGCCCCTGGCCATGTACTCGGTGAAGACCACGCTGGTTGCAGCGGGTTGGACTGTCACTAAATCTGGTGACGGCCTTGCTTTGTATAGTGCAAGCGGAGATATTATTACAGGTGGCGGTGCTGTTGCCGGCGGGCTAGGCACTACGCGCGCGTATTTCACAGTTACGGACGCATCTACGAAAGTATGTCTGTCCTTTCAGACCATTTCCAACACGACTTACCGTGTGAAGTATTCTGAGACGGGCGCCATGGCTGGTGGATCTCCGAACTCGACGACGACCGGAACCGCCGCTGATGAGCAGATTCTCTACGGTGCTGGAACAGACGCGTCTCCCACGGGCACGCAGATGCTGCATACGGACAACTTGTACCGTTTTCACGTTGTTGCAAACTCCACGGCGCAGGCAAGCAACGGTACTTACCCGTTCTGGTTCGGTTGCAGTATAGTGGCGACGGGGGTGCAGGCGAGTTTCTTTGGACTCGAAGGAATGCTCGCAGGTACGTTCCACCCGTTAGATGTCGTGCCGAGAGTGATTATTACTTGGTACGTTGCGACAGGCCCCGTCCAAGCTGATTGGGCACAAGTCACCGACACGACGCTTTACGCACGCGGATGGATTGCGTACGGATTAGGCGCAGCGGCTTTCAAGCGGCTATGTATGTTCGGCTATGCTGCAGGCAACAGCAGCATCCTAGGCATGATTACAGGCACTAGTAATATGGGCACGGGTCCTTATGCGACAGAGGATCAACCGTTACCTATACTGATTGGGCGTTTCACCGGAAACGGTACGCTGCCAGGGCCTAAGGGTACCTGCACAGACTATAAGCAGAACACCAACACGGCTCGAACCTACCCAACGACTATTTTGAACGCAACGAACGCCTACATCCTTTTCGGGGGATTGATGGTTATGTGGCCCGAGACTGTTGCGCCGAGCCTGTGAGCATACGCGCGTAAGGATCACCCATGGCAAAATTTAGCAACGTAAACCAACTACCCACTACAGGCCCTCTGGGCATGTTCACAGTCAAAACTGTGCTCGTTAGTGCCGGATGGACTGTCACTAAATCTGGTGACGGCCTTGCTTTGTATAGCGCAAGCGGGGACATCCTCACAGGCGGCGGCGCTGTTGCCGGCGGCCTCGGAAATAACCGGGCGTACTTCACAGTTACGGACGCTTCCACGAAAGTATGCCTGTCTTTCCAGATGATCACGACCACCACGTGGCGTGTAAAATATTCGGAAACAGGTGCCATGGCGGGCGGGTCTCCAAACTCGACGACAACCGGAACCGCTCCAGACGAGCAGATCCTTTATGGCGCAGGTACGGATTCTTCGCCAACGGGTACGCAGATGCTTCATACGGACAACTCGTACCGCTTTCATGTGGTCGCGAACAGCACGGCGCAAACAAGCAACGGTACTTACCCGTTTTGGTTCGGTTGCACTGTGAACGCAACAGGGGTAGTAGCAAGCTTCTTCGGGCTCGAAGGGATGTTTACAGGTACGTACCACCCCCTGGATGTAGTGCCGAGAGCGATCATTACTTGGTATGTCGCGACAGGTCCTATTGTCGCCAACTGGGCACAGACTGTCGACACAAACCTTTACGCCCGCGGATGGATTGCGTACGGCCTCGGAGCTGCAGCCTTCAAACGGCTATGTATTCTCCCGTATACAAGTAACGCCAGTATACTGGGGGGTCCGGCTGGCGTACTCACCATGAGTACTGGGCCTTATGCGACCGAGGATCAGCCGTTGCCTCTGCTGCTCGGTCGCTCAGCAGCAAACGGCACGCTGTCTGGACCTAAGGGTACGTGCACAGACTACAAAACAACAAGCAATAACGCAAGGAACTACCCTTCGACAATTCTAAACGCAACCAACGCGTACGTTTATTACGGCGGGCTGCTCGTTCTGTGGCCCGAATCTGTTTCGCCGAGCCTGTGAAGGATCACCCATGGCAAAGTTCCATACCGTAAATCAACTGCCTCTGACAGGCCCTCTGGCCATGTTTTCCGTAAAAACTACGCTGGTTGCAGCAGGTTGGACCGTCACTAAGTCGGGAGACGGACTCGCGCTGTATAGCGCAAGCGGAGATATTATTACAGGTGGCGGCGCGGTTGCCGGCGGGCTCGGAACCACGCGTGCATATTTTACAGTTACCGACGCAGCTACCAAGGTTTGCTTGTCCTTTCAGACCATATCCAACACGACTTACCGTGTGAAGTATTCGGAAACTGGAGTCATGGCTGGAGGCAGCCCTAACTCTACGACGGTAGGGTCCGCTACGGACGAACAAGTCCTCTATGGAGCCGGCACGGATGCGTCGCCCGCAGGCACGCAAATGCTTCACACAGACAACCTGTACAGGTTTCACGTCGTTGCCAACAGCACCGCTCAAGCCGGCAGCGGCACCTACCCATTCTGGTTTGGAGGTTCTGTTAATGCGACAGGTGTGGCGGCCAGCTTCTTCGGGCTGGATGGCATGGCGAACGGCACGTATAATACGCTAGACGTGGCGCCTAGGGCTATCATCACATGGTACGTTGCGACGGGACCTGTAGTAGCCGGCTGGGGCTTTAACAGCGATGCGGGATTCTACGCCCGAGCATGGATTGCTTACGGACTAAGCACCGCAGCGTTTAGGCGCGTAGCCATGTCTGCCTATTCACTTGGCGCAGGTAGCGGCAGTTATTTAGGCCACCCTTCAGGCGGTGAGAACATGAGCACCGGACCTTACGCAACAGAGGATCAGCCGCTCCCGTTGCTGCTCGGCCGCAACGCAACTCAGGGCGCTCAGCCAGGTCTAAAAGGCTTTTGCGCAGACATAAAGCTTGTCACCAATACGGCGCGAAGCTATCCAGCGACCGTCCTCAACGCTACCAATGCGTACGTCTATTTCGGGGCATTACTGCCGTCGTGGCCTGAGGCTGTTTCGCCGAGCTTGTGAAAGGTTAGGTGGGTCGTGGCCGATTTCGACGCAAATTTAATTAGCAACCAGGCGCTAACGTTCGCGGACGTCGAAAGCGGCGGCACTGTTGGCGCGAACTTTCTAGCTAACGCAGCCATCTTATCAGGCGGCGTAGTAAGTGTTGGCACCATTTCCGCGAACTTTCTAGCCAACGCAGCCATCTTGGTAGGGGCTTCTGTTGGTACGGGTACCGTAGCCTCGGTGATAGTCACAGTGCCTGCGGTACCCACTGGCCCGGCTGGCGGCGGTAGCGTCTCCTCTTCGTTAGTATTTTTCGGAGATTCGAGATTCATAAACCGTGTGTTCGACGCAGTCGCGAACAAATTCGTGACATGGCCGTCCATTATTCCGGACAGAGCAGGCACGCGTTACCCTGGACCAGGCGTTTTCGGCGTTACCACCTCGGGTTATGTAGTATTAAGCTACTGAGTCATTGCGCTTGCGTAAATGTATACAACAGGCTAACTAAGAGCCTGGCGCTGCGTGTTGCGCTCAATAAATAGGAGAATTTAAATGTCCAGGAACCGCCCTAATGTAGAGCTACCGTTGTCTGAGAAAATGAATGCCGACGTAGCCTTCAGGCACGTAACGGCCAGCGTGCGCTCAGTCAACGTGAATGCAGATACCCACGAAGTACTTGCGCAGGCACTAGCCGTAATACGTGAGCAGCTCGTGGCATTTGCGACGCTTTACGCCGCACACAAAGAAGAAATGATTACGGAGACGCTCCCCGCTGCGCCTACGCTTGAGCCTGCGGCAGTTGTGCCGGCGACCGAAGGGGCTTGATTTACGTAAGTCTTTACGGTGTAGGGGGCGTTTAGATGGTGTTAGATCTGTACGGATGGGGCACGACCCGGTGGGGTTACGGTAACGTAGTCCGGCCGAGCACGGACGGCCCTGTAGTCATATCAATCAATCCAATTGATAGCCAACTAGACGTACAAGAAGACACGTTCATTACTGTCAAATTCTTTGACCCTACGTACAACCTAGATACGCTGTCTGTCATTATTTTAGTCGACGGTACGCAAGCGTACAGCGGGACTACAGGTTTTTCCGCCGGATTCGTGGGTAGAGTAAGCTACGCAGCGGGCATACTTACGGTACGGTTACGCGGGACGGTAGGCTTTGATTTCCTTAAACATGTAAATATGGCAGCCTACACCCGCGATCTAACTGACCTGTCCGGAATCGCTAACTGGTCTTTCAGAATACGAGCAGATCCAAACAACTATACGGGCCTGAGCCCGCTACCTGTCGAAGTAGCGCTTCAGACTCCGATGGAGCGATTTATAAGTTTAGAGCAGTACCGCACACTGTTTCTGGACAACGCTTTACGGCTACAAGCTACCGCTAGTTCACAGCCGGGAAATAAAGCAGCGCGGGTTATTTACCAGTCCGCATTTGCAACCGAACTTTGCACTCTATTAAACCCGTACGATCTACGCAACAAGGACGCACTGGACTCTGTAGTCAGTGAGAGGCAAAATACGCGGGCAATTGACAAAGTTCTAGCCGATAATTCAAAAACGCTTAAGACGGACATCCAAGCATTTCACGAACTGAGTGGATTAGACACGGCCTACCTGGCGTCCTTTAGCGATTATCTGGATTCTACTCTGTATATTTACCGGGTTAGTTTGGTGGCAAACATATTGCTATATGCCAAGGCATATGAGTTAACGCAAAGTATACTCATCGCAGATTCTACGCCTGTCATCTTGTCATAAAGGTTGTGATGGCTACTGAACGCGAAGATAGAGTAAATGCCAATCGCGCGTATCAGAACGCATGGCTCGTATACATTAACGGCTTAGAGGTTCCCGTAGCGTCCGTTAGCGTGAGCTACGGCGTATGGCAAATACCACAGGCTGAGATTGTGATGATACCAGACCCGAGCATTCAACGCTTAGGGTCTGAAGATCGTGTCGCTGTACAGATTTTCTTTTGTGACCACTGGATTAAGCCGCAAAAGCCAGAGTTTAGGCTATTATTCGATGGCGAAATAATCGGTTGGAGTTATGTCAACGTACAGCGTGGGCGCAGCCTTTCATTTACTGCTGTCGACTATATACAGATATTCACGCAATTGTTTTTCTTTTTTATGTCGAGTATCGACGACCTTGCCGTAGGCGCGTTCGGACAAACAACGGGTGTAAGCCTAACCACGGTGAATACGCCGGGTTTTGCACCATTATTCCCGTACTCGTTGTTCTCGAAGGGTTTAGTGCAGGCCAAAGCCGAAGGCTCGCAGAATATTGAGTCTCCGTTAATCACACGACCTATTGAATACGTACGTAACGTGGTCACGGGGTTAACTGCAGATTTAGATCGCCGAAGCGTGCCCGCTGCAAACTTCTTCTCACCTTGGGCTAAGCGCACAAAGTTCGATAAGCGTTTTGTAGCGCTGCCGTATCTTGAAGACGGTAAAGCAGGTAGTAAGGGGGTATTCCCAATACTGAGGGCCGTACAGGCTGATTGGGCTATTAGCGCTGTCGCAGGGCTTACGTCGAACATAGGCACAGCGGGCTCTATTTGGCAGGTATTCGAGCAAGTACTGTCTACGCTCATGATGGAATTGGCGATGATTCCTACGCCGCCGTCCGTTACAGTAGACCGAGAACTCAACATTTTAGGAGCTCCCCCTAAGGCATACGCTCCCGAAATCGTAAATAATCTAGCTGCTTACTTCGTCAAGCCGCAATTTCTGTTTGGGTTACCTCCTACGTGCAATGTCTTTTATCCATCACAGATTACGCAGTTCGGCTATCAAGAGAATTACGCGACTCAACCTACGCGCATGTATTTCAACGACGAGAGTTGGACGTCGTATCTAAGCGTAAATCAGAGCAATAATTCCAGTGGTTTAGATGCAGTAGTGCGTGCGGCGCTAACTGTTGCGCACCCTGAAGAAGTCAATATTGCAATGCGGGCAGCGCTGCAAGACCCCAAGCTCAACGCTAAAAACGTATTGGTTTATCCCGAGGAATTCTTTCGAGGACCTGTTGTAGATCGTAGATCTATGCCGCGATGGTTCTTGTTTTTGAACAACGCGCGCAACCAGCCCGGCGTGGACATCAACGATAAAACTCTTACGGAAGAGCAGCGTATTGAAGTAGCCCGAAGCGTCATGCCGGGAGATACGCAACACAACATATTTAGGTTGTACGCAGCATATGAGTATCAGAAGGAACGCTACGCTCGCCGCACTGCTGGTGTAAGCATGGCGTTTAATCCATATCCGATGCCTGGTTTTCCGTGCGCAGTATTTGACAGACGGTCTACGAAGATAGATATTTTTGCGTACGTAATGAACGTTCGGCACGTGCTTAGTTCGCGCATGATGCAGACTGACGTGAGCATGTCGTATGGCCGCACAATGCAGGAAGCCTTCGCGCTACTGCGTAAATCCATCGAGATGGAAAATGCGGATATTATTACGAAGCGTGCTGATGTAGCGCGTAGCATTAACGAAAATGATGGAACAAGCTCGACCAATACGGACCCGCAAATGGAGCGCGTCGGGCCTATTGCGGTAGGTCCCGCTGAGCCTCTGATAGAGGTTCGGGACACTATCCAGAACTTTGATCGAGCGGAAGCGTTCTACAGATCTCTGCTGTACAGAAGCAAGCCCAAAAACGTCGATGAGATATCACAAGCGCAGCAACGCGCAGATATTATTCGTCGCGCTGACGAAGTAGAAGGCATGATTGTGCCTGCATTAGCGCAAGACGCTAAGCAAGCACCGGACGTTGACGCATATCTAGGCACTAAAGACGCGTCTTTTCAGTATCAGAAAATTATACAGCTCACGTCAGAAAAAGGTAAATCTGAGGCTGTTAAACTTCAGGGCATCGATACGACAACCCGCTTGAAGACGCTATCCGTCATCGAGAAAATGCGTTCGGGTTCAGCAACCGCTGAAGACCTAACCTTTATACGCGGAGCTACGGCACAGCCTGAATTGCAGCAATTGCCCGCGGATGGCAACGCAGATCCGAATATTATTCAGCGGCTAAACCTGCTCGACGAAGAGATACAGAACAGCACTACCAGCACCAACCTGAACGGCAACGTAGACATCGACCCTGCCCCTACTGCAGGCCCGTTGTTTGAAAGCTTTGAAGCTGCCATGTTTTACAACGCGCGGCCGATATGCACGCTCGATGAGTACTTGGTGTTTCTGGGTGAAGAGGCTGTTGAAAAGAAAGATCGCGGCACAGTGCTGCCTGGTGTAGCGCTTGCTGCGGATGACGAACGCACGTTCCCCGCTGTTTACTATCGGCGTATACGAAAATACCGCGCGGGTCCGCCGAAAGCTATCCCCGACACAGGACTAAACCTCACCAACGCCACAGGTGTTACTACACCCGATGGGGTTTGGATAGTCTTGCCAACTCCAACGGAGCTTAATCTTGCTCAGCGACAAGAAAACATTGCGGCTTTGGTTAACGATCCGGCTAAAGTAACAAACAAGGTGCAGGGAGTTCCTGACGACTTCCCGCAAACATCTCAGGACTGGGATGCGGTACTGCAGGTCTATCGTAGTAATGTTTTGTCTCGACTAGCCCCGGGTAAATAGACATGGAAAAAGATGTCGAGCTCTACAAGACATGGTCGCAGACTCGGGCGCCCCTGGATCTAGAGAAGCTGGTCAAGCAACTCGATCCGTTGATCCAATCCGAGGTCAACAAACGCGCAGGTTCGCTATCGCGCAACGTACTAGAGCTTCAGGCTAAATCGCTAGCTGTAAAAGCGATTAAATCGTATCAGCCTACACTGGGTATTAAGCTGTCGACACACGTCGTGAATCAGATTCAAAAATTAAGTCGCATGAATTACGCGCATAAAGATGCAGCACGTATTCCTGAGCACTCAATGACTCTGCATACGACCTTTACGGCAGCGCAAGAAGACTTCATGGCAGAAAATGGCCGTGAGCCCTCTACTGAAGAACTCGCTGATGCGTTGCGTTGGAGCCCTAAAAAGGTAGAGCAACTTCGTACTCAATTTGGACGGTCGGAGCTGGTTGAGTCAAAAGACTCGCCTAGCGAGCTCTTTGTACCTTACGAACACGATGCGAGTATTGGGTACGCTTATTACAGCATGTCCCCGAGACAGCAGCAGATTTTCGAACATACGACGGGTTATCAAGGTAATCCGATACTCAACAATACCAAGATAATGAAAAAGCTCAGTATTACGCAAGGGGTATTGAGCTACGAGAAAAACAAAATTAACGCGCTTCTTCGGGAGTCGCAGTGAGTGGACTAGATACATTAGGGCAAGACTTTGCCGCAGAGCTGGCTAAATTAATTGCACACTACGAAGGCGCAGTGCCTGCGTATCGCAATATCCAAGCTCAAAAGAACAGTGTCGCAACTAATCTGCGCATTGTGTCTATTGCCGGCGCTGAAGGTCTTTTTAAACCCGATGTGTTAAAGGCAGCCCTTGCGTTGCAAGGTGTAACACTACCTACTGGGTATTCCTGCGGAGTTAAACGCAGCGGTCCTTTGACCGATCCGGTTAGTTATTACGTACCTCCGCTAAGCGGCGCAACCTTTAAAAAGTTCAATCCGAGCATCAAGTTCGTAGTTATGCATAGTTTTGGCCGTGCATACGACTACGCGCAGACGCGGCGAAAAGGTACAAAAGCAGCACCTGCTGAGGGTGCCGGATTTAATACTACCGACCCTGCAACTGCTTACAACGCAGAGCGCTTCGCATCGGGGTTATTGCAGTATGTGACACCATCGACTCCCGCGCAAATAGGCATGCACCACTTAGTGAGCCTGCGCGGTGATTTGGTTAATTCAGCATCGTGGGATTCAGCCTGTACTCATGTAAATAGCACAGGCGCTAAGTATAACCTGGCCGGTATTAACCAAAAGTCTATCGGGATTAATCACGAAGAATGGTACTACGATAATCAGGGCACTGGTGAATTACGATCTGTTGAAGATCACGGACCCTACTCTGAGCAGCAGTATGTGCTCGATGCTTTCCTGCTGAAAAAGCTCGAAGTCTACACTGGCGATAAATTCACCAGATATCTAGGGCACGGTGCGCAGCTAAAAACAAATGTCAACAGTAACATACCTGGTTGTTTTGCGCATGCGTCTGGTTCTAACGCGCTTGATCCAGGTGCAGAGTTTTTTCTACCCCCAGATTTTAGACTCGGGATTACGCCTGTAACTTCAGTGCCGTTGATCACTGCTATTTACGGCGATGACACGGCAGCATGGGATCGACGATTTGAAATCTGGTATAAAAATGCCGCAAGAGGCGAGTATATAAGTGCGTATGCGCGCATCTTTGCCAAGGTAGAAAAACTGCGTAGTTTCGACGTAACAACGGAGCTATTCGATCCTACACTAAAGACGCTGTCGCTCAACATAAAGGTACCTGCGATTACGGGTTCTGGGGCCCTGTCCGTAGCGCAGAGTATCAGCCAGAATAAACTGTTGACGGTAATTCGAGCACAACAAGCGCAGGCTATTACGCGTCCTGGTTTCTCCACCGCGGCACAAGCGACTGCTAATGCGTCAAGCACTGCGTGGGCGCGCAATACTGCTAATTTATCGAGCATTACCCAGCGTACAGCTTCAGAATCACCGACAATTATAAATGCGTTGTTCCTGGACCCCAACACAGGATTGTGGGGACGTTCGGATAGTCAGAATCCTACAGAGATAGTTTCAGCCCTACCGCCGTTAAGTGGCGGTATGTCTGTATCTACATCCCCGCGGGGTGTTTACGATTACGGCAGGCCTGACGGGTCGGACGCTAAACTAAACAACATGCCTGTTTCGCGGAACCCGTACCTGCTGGTTCCTAGTTTTGCTGACCGCGTACAAGATCTCTTCAATGCTATGCGCGCCGCTGGGTACGATCCCGTGCTGCAAGAGGGCTACCGTACTCCGGAACGTGCACAATTGTTGGATGAACGCGGCGTAGGCAGTAGTACGTCGTTGCACATTTACGGAGCTGCCGTAGATATTATCAGCGCTTCACTCGGATACGAGTACCCACAATTCTACGTAGCCCTCGGTGAACTAGCGACAACGCTGGGACTTACGTGGGGAATACGTGTTAATGGCAATGGCGCTCTGGATCGACCTCACGTCCAAGCTGTCACGGACAAGGATGCAAACGTACTGCGTACGTTGGTCGATGATGCGCGTGACTCCTTTGTTAAGCAACGCCTAGCGTGAGGGTTCGATGGCTCGCTTTGACATACATTTTCAAGCGCTAACCGAGGCTGAACAACTCAACACGTTTAAGTTTGTAGGTTGGACATACAATCCTGCTATCGCCGTGAAGGGTTTTCAGATGCTCATCAACCAGTGGTTGTTGTGCTTCCTAACGCCACGAGGTTCTGACCCTACAGACTTGCAGCGCGGTACCGATTTTACTAAATTAATCGGTAGTAATTTACCCCTGCAAGACGCCCAGGATGTCGTCAACATCGCCATCGATAACTGCAATGACCAGGTAGGCGCGTTTCAGATCGACGATAATACGCTCAACCCTACCGAACGTCTAGCTAGCGCCGCAATTGTTAACTTCATAGAAAATACGTCAGCGCCAGGGTTTTCAGTGTACATTGAGCTCAAGAATCAGGCAGGAGAGCGCCTGATTTTGAATCTTCCGACTGCAGCGCTAACGGGGTAATGCATGGCTATCGAGATCGACGCGGACGACGTTAGTAGTGCAGAGTCTTTCCTAGAGGCTCTCCTCACTGAGGAAATCCCAACAGGACGCTTTACACAGGGCAGCGCGTTGCGTGATCTCGTTGTCAAGTCGATGGCTTTTACGTTTGCACACCTGCAGAAGGAAAATACTACCGTCAAGTCGTTGCAGAGTTTACTCAACGTCCGTAATATCGCAACCGTAGATCCCGACTCAGACCGCGCAGTGGCAAACGCCACCGACGCAATCATGTCCAATTGGTTCATCAACCGCAAGTCGGGCAGTTTCGCACGCGGTATATTATTCGCTGAAGTCTCCAAGCGCCAAGATTATATTCTCTCGGGTAACCATCGCTTTGCGTACGACAAAGACCATATATTTTATCCCGATGTAACCGACCCTACGCAGAACATTATCGTAAACTCGGCGAGTTTATTCCCCGTCATTGGATTAGATGGCTCTATTCAAGCATACCAATTTTCAATTCGCGTAGTAGCTGCAAAGACGGGTACTGACTTCAACGTCGCTACGGGTAACTGGGTTAGCGGTACAAACTTCAGCCCATTCGCAACCCGTATCTTCAGTTCAGCGAAATTCGAAGGTGGTCGCGGTAAAGAGACGACTTCTGAAATAATTGCTCGCTCTAATACGGCCATCTCTGTACGTAACCTGATTAATTCGCGCTCGATCGAAGCAACTCTTCGTGAGAAATTCAGTTCGCTAAACCGCATGCTCGTTGTAGGCATGGGCGAACCTGAAATGCAGCGCGACAAAAAGCTCGATTACGGCACAGTGACAACGCTGCACGTCGGCGGACACTACGATGTGTATCTGGAGATGCAACGTATTCAAGCAACTTTTGAAGGGCGGCTCGGTGTTCCGTATCTGCGTCCAGACGGGCTTATCAATATCTTTCGCGACTTAGCGATACCTGACTGGACTATGACTAGTGTACAGGCGGGAGACGTTATTCGCGTTGGTGCGGGTTTGGACGAAGCGCCAAAAGACTTTGTGATTAAGGAAATAACTGCGACTGAACTACGCGTAAGTACGAATACGCCGTTTTCGACACCTACTGACGAAGCAAATACGTACGTAGATTATTATATCTACCGCCCTCTGTTTGGTTCAGACCTGCAGATCCAGCCCGCTGTTGGTGTTAGCGTAACCGGCGAAACTTCGCGGTATATTCAAATTGACAACCGCTTGATACTGCCAGGTAGCGCACATTACGACGTAATCGATGTCGCAGTGTTGGACCCTGATTCGGGCGATTTACGCATAAACCCTTCGGACGGGTACATACATTTCCCCATACGCGTAAATCAAACACCCGTGTTTACTGCTACGCAAGCCGCGCTGGAATACCAGCTCACGAACAGTTACCCTAACGCCGCGCAGTCAATGCTTGCGATGGACGAGCTAGTTCTTGAACCGGCATTTAACGGCAAGAACGTACGGGTGATCTACGACACGCTCGCCAGTCTAGACGTAATTCACGACTTTACGCGTGACAGGTTTGAACGTGTTCTAGCAGGTAATATTCTAGTAAAAGGGTTTCACCAGGCTTACCTGGCTATGACAGTGCCTTATCGTTTGCGGCCTAATTCGACAAGCATTATTGACGAAACCGCGCTAAGGCAAACGATTACAGATTTCATCAATTCGTTTGATCCCAACGATGTACTGGATGTCTCAGACATTTCCTACGTTACCCGGGCCTATAGTACTGAAATCGGTGCAGTCCTACCATTCGAAATTAGTTACACCCTGATTGTTCCGGATGGCCGTACGATAAAGTACGTGACGTCTGACGAGGTTCGACTGAATTCCGCAAACATCGCGGCGGGACAGACTAATGCTACGCTGTCCGACCCTGCAGGAAACGGCGTTAGCGACCGCACTGTCCGTTATGTTACGACACTTGATCGTATTTACGTGGACAACAGGGGCTGATGGCTAACTACAACAATAAAATGCAGTCCATAATCGAGGGTCTTTCCGACTTTTGGTTATTGTATTTTAAAGATATCGATCAGCTTAGAGCCCTGTATACGGGTACAGAGATTCTGCTGGGCCAGTCGTATCTAGACCTATTGGCGCTACTTCTCAATAATAGCGTTCAAGATGCACCGTTGTTCAACAAAGAATATTTCAAATTAATACAGATCAATGAGACAGAGACGCGCTACTCTCAACGCGCGAATGCTACTCAGAACCGTTACGTGTACTTAGCCGAGAATGATCTCGTATATGCACGGGCCTTACATAACAAAATATTCAGTGTAACCGCGTCGCTTGAACAAGACATTGACTACGATTTTAACGATACGACGCGTTCTTTTGAATTCAAATACGACCCGTTGAATGCCTATCTTCAGCGGACATTCGGTACCGGTAACACTGAGTTTACGTTACGTACGCGCGACCCGCTAACAACGCTATTTACCGTTCAATTATTGGACGACGGCACAAGCCCGTTTACATTTACACTAAATACTGCAGCGGATACGCTTGTCATTGCGTACGACGGGCCGGCCAACGGGTCTACGACACTAACACGTGATATCGTAGCGAGCATTAATACCCATCCTCTATTTAGCGGATTGTTATTCGCAAGTCTAACCGACGATGACAAGGGTTACGGGTCTCCGGTAGGTACTGCACTGCCTTTACTGCGCACGCATGTAAATCCGCTGGATGGTTATCCGACGCGGATTATCGACGTGAGTTTCGGTGGGTCATTTACCAATTCGACCATACCGGATTGGTCTGACGCCAGCCTAGCCATTCAGAAAGGTGATATCTTACGTCTACTAATAAGTCCGACGGTGGGTACGCCTCTAGAGTTTGACATATCGTTGGTCAAGCCCGAAGCGCTATATCTAGAAGTTAACGGCGCGATTACAGCGACTTCAGCTGCCAGCAAATTAGAGTTTTCCGTACTGCGCGAGCCTTCTAATAATACCATAACGGCCGAATCTATTGCGGCTAGCGGAAGTGTCGCGCAACTTGGTGTCAACGGGGTTATTACTGCGGCAACACGGCTATTTACATCCGCTAGTGCGCTGTTTTATCCGATTTATATTGGAGACATTATTGAGCTCCAAGGGCTAAATAACGTTGGGTACGCACGAATAATTGGATACAACAGCGTGACGAGTGTTACGCTTGCACTACAGGCTCCCGTCGATGAAGCAAGCGTTACTTGGAATCTCTGGACGACAACACCGGGCATGGTATACACCGACGGTGTTTTCACCAATAACGGAGACGGAACGGCGTTATTCAGCGCTGCGAGCGCCGTATTTACAAGCACCGTAGGTACTGTAATTAAAGTGGTACGTTCCGGCGTATTGTACAAATACGCGATATTGACCAAAATTAGCGGTACACAAGTTACGGTAACCGCGCCTATTAGTGACGCTGACGGCGTGACCCTTACATGGGCCTGGGCTAACGGCTTTGCTGGCACGACGTATCTTTTGTATCCGCAGATAAAGAAGGGCGCTGTTCTTACTGCCCGGCGTTTAGTTGACGATAGCACGGTTGTCGAGGGTGTTGACTACACGCTCTTGGAAGATGCCGCTACGATCATGCCGAAAACGGTGTGGCGCACCGATTTAGAACTGACGGTTGATTATTCATTTCGACTGGTAATTCTGTCGAATAATGCAACCCTACAAACGGGTGCGACAGGCATTCTAACGTATGGTTTTCCGAGTACGTTTAATGCCTCAACGGCGTCATTTACATACCAACACATCGGGCAGGCGCTAACGATATCGAATTCCGGGTACGCGCAGGGTTTCCCGAATAACAACGGTACGTACATAATTAGCGCAGTATTGAGCAGTACGTCCGTGCAACTGACCACCGACCGCGCAGTATTGTCGACAGTGGAACCTAGCAACGGATCTCTCGTTTGGCAGCTAAAGCGCCGCGGAGTTTTAGCTACTGAGTCAGTTACGCGTACGGTGCGCGAGGCTGCTTTCTGGGCCCCTGATGTGTTAGTCGACCGCTTTCAGCTTTACACGACTTTCGGATATTTGATTAACCGATACGACCGATCTAGTGAAGAATACCGTTCGCTGATACGTGGCGTATTTCAGCTGTTTATGTTGGGGCCGACACTCGAACGCTTTGAATCCGCCGTAAATACCGTCGCAGGGCTTAGCGTTATTCGCGATAACGGCGAATTACTCATCTCGTACGAAACTGATAGCTACGCATCAGGGACTGACGGTTACTTGAGTGGCGCGACCTACCAATTTACAGCAGGCTCCGGCAGTTTCGTGGCAGACACGATATCTGATTTTCTATTTATTTCGTCAGGTCTTAATGCAAATAGGTCCTTCAAGATAACACAAGTTATCAACAGCAATACGCTGTTGTTAGATGCCTCGCCGACAACCGAGGGCCCCGTCAGCTGGGAGCTCAGTGTTAGCGCACTACAAACTGTAACTACATCCAAACAGACTTATACTTTTGACAGGGCTATACCTCTACGCGCAGCCGTTACGGATACGGCTAACGCAGGCGTAAAAATATTCAGGGCGTTCGAAGTACTGACGGATGTATTTACAGTAACGGATTACCTAGAGACGCCTACGTGGTGGGAACGCGTAAGAATTCCTGAAAACCTCTGGGTAGGTGAAGATGGCCTCCGCAGACAAGCGAGCCCCACGCTCGTCGAAAATATCCTCAACCCGAGCGACGATGCACGCATTGGTGACCCGGGTTTTCTCATCGGTGCGGACTCGCAAGGTTTCATACCGCCGTCGGTTATACAACGCGTTGGACTGTTCGCTGGAAGCCTTATTGGGGATATACAGTATCCTGCTAGTAACAGTGTATATCTGGAAACTACCAATATTGCAGACGCACTATTTACTGCTGCCGATCTTGATAATTACGTGGTCATCACCAACGGAGTGATTGAGTTGCGGAGATTCAGGATTTTAAGCGTCGTAAGTAGTAGCAAGGTATTGCTCGAAGCTTTCGTCAACGTACCTGACGAAACGATTACGGCAGGCCACTGGCAAATAGAAAGTAAAGCTCTCGTTTTGCGGCATAAAGCAGCATTCGTGATTTTAGACCAATGGCTTAAATATCATCTATTCTACGTCTCATTCAACCCATCGATACTGGGGCAGCTCGGTGCCGAACTCCTCGTTGATCTACAGGCCCTCGTATTTGTCGCTAAGCCTGCGTACACGTATATTGTCCTATCACCTTCGTCGTTGTTTAAAGAGACGCTGCGCGTAGATGAAACTTTAACTATCCAGCAATCCTAAACAAGGCCGTAGCCGTACTGCTCGCGACACTGATCTGCGAGAAGACCCGATTCAAATCAAGAGGACATGATGACGCGCTTTCCCCATGAGACCGTACTGCCCATGCGCGGCGATTTGCGCATTCTGCGGCGAGACGCCCGGACGCAAGATATTCTTTCGGTTTGGGAAAAGAAGAACGTCATTACGTATCTGGGCACCGAGGCCCTTGTAAAACTAATGGCTCCCAACGCCGCTTTCGGCGTGAACGCGCAGCAAGAGAATCAACTGTTCTCTATGCGCTTCGGGACCAACAGTACTAGCCCGCAGCGTACGGACACAGGGCTTGCTGCTGAAGGCTTTGTGTCCGGTAGCTATGTGCGTATTCAATTCGCGGACGCGAATCGCGTCGTAGGCGTATCAGGTACGGTAGAATTTACTGCGACGATGACGACGGGTTACGGTAATGGCCTGACGTATCGCGAAGCGGGTCTCTTTACACGGGGTACCCTCAACGACCCGCAGTTGACAGCCTCGTCCATCATGTTTTCGCGTCAGGTTTATCCTGATCAAGTTAAAACTGCCGCAGTCGAACTTGAGTTCCGCTGGCGCCTCACCCTTACTGTTTGAAAAGAGACCCCCATGACGGAACAAAAAGAGTTCGTTGATTTCAACGTAGGTCTCGGTGATAACGGCGAGGACAATTTAGCGGCTATTCAGCCTCTCAGCGATGGTGAAGGAGCGACACAAGTAGTGTTGCGCCGGCCTTCTGAGAATCTCCGCGAACGCACAGAGACATTGCGAGATGTCGCTGAAGAGCTGCTTTATTACCGCGACTACAGTCATCTAATGATTGAGTACACCGGCGGTACTATTACCTGGAACGGCGCAGCTCCCGGCGCCCCGCCGCTCGGTAAAATATCGGTTACTGCGGGCAGTTTTACGGTCACGCCTATGCTCGCTCCGTACCAAGCCAAGAAAGGTACATTATCTGTAGGTACGCCTTCAAGTAATCGGGTTATCTACACAGTCGCAGCTACGTCGTACGCCACCCACGGCATGAACGCCGTAACAATCAAGCATTTACACTCAGCGTCTGCAGGGTCCGTCAGTGTCGCTATTTCCGCGGGGCCGGTTAAGCGCATTGTGGTTACGCTAAATACGAGCACCGCCTCGCACGATGCGGCAGCTGTGCAAACCGCACTTGCGTCAGCCATTGCCGCGGACACCATACTCGTCGGACGTCTGGTTATTACAACCAGCGCGGTTGCCAACGTAGCCGTCATTGCGCTTGCAGAAACACGTCTCGACACCACAGCTGATGACGAAAAGCACGTCATTGCGGGCTCAGATATCCAGACGCTCACGACAACTACGCCACTGCAACCCGGCATGGGCATTGCAATTTGGTACAAGTACGTTATTGAGCCGGCGGGTTTTGGTGCGGACCCTAAAGGTGGCCTTGCGGGCGGACGAGCAGAGTCCTCGGGTGATCGTGGCACGAGTGCTATCCCCGCAGCTGCTTTATTTGTCACGCATGTTAGTCCTGACAAAATACCGGGGGCAATCCCACTGTGTCGCATTGGCTATAACGGACAATTGATTTGGTACGACGGTACGCGGCTCGAAGCCGGCGAAAGTTTTCAATTTAAAAGCCCGACTAGCGTGGCTTCAATAGCCCTCGCGGCACACGTTGCGTTGCAAGCTTCGGTGCTGGGAGCAGCGACGGTAGGTTACAACGGTAGCGGTCCATGGGCTGACGGCTCAACCGCAGTTACGGCGTCCACCGTCGAAACAGCTCTCGACGAAATCGTAGCTGACTTAGCCGATATGACTGCGACACTACCCGGGGCTATTCGGGTAGGTGTAGACGCGCCGACAATCTTCGGGACCGCCCTCACTGCCCAAGGCGGCGGCGGTGCACTCACCACCAATACAACTATTCGCTCAGCCTTATCCCAGCTACACAGCTCCGCAATTGCGCGACGTGCGTTTACCGCAGTGTGTACCGACGGTACTAATTCCGTTGGCGGAGATATCAATGTCGTCGATGTCGTACCTGCTATTAATACACTGGCCGCTACAGGAGGTACGTATCTCCTGCGCCGTGGCGCGTACAACGTAAGCACAAATTTCACGACATCTAAAAATACGCATTTGATTGGTGAAGACAATACAAAGGTAACATTGACGCTCACAAAGAGTGGGCATGTCACCTTCCTAGGCGCAGATGCTAACGACGAATTTTCATTCGAAAATATTTTCTTGAAGGGAAGCGCTGCAGGAGTCTTTAGCTATTACTTCACGGGCGGTTCGTATAAGTTACACAACTGTAGGGCTACTGCAGGCGCTTTCCAGTTCCAGCCTACTGGCCATGTCAGAGTAGATATCGATAACCTGGTAATAGATGACGACACACCCGCCGGGATTAACTGGGCCAGTATCTTCTTTTATCACACCAACCCGGCGAATACCAACGCCGTAACCGGTACGTTACGCCGCCTGCGCGTCACCGCTATCCCATCAGGGTCTAGCGGTGCAACTCAGAAATACGCGTTGTTACTCGTTAACATCGGTACGAAAGCAGCCTCTAGGAATTACGAGCCCCTAGTAATCGAAGATTCTATTTTCGATATCTCTGCAGGATTCGGCGATGTGGGCGTAGACGACGGTTCTGTGGCATGCATGAGTAGCGTACACCAGCCTCAGATTTACCGGAACTGTATATTCCGCTGCAGCCAATCAAATGCGTCTATCACACCGACGGTCTTGACAATAACGAATTCAACAAACATTGAGTTCGATAACTGTACGTTCATACAGGACGGATACGGTAAAGTCCTCGCAATAAGCGGAGATTCTAATCACATTAGATTCCGAAGCTGCAAATTTTACACGAGTACTGTCGCAGTTAATTATCCAGAAATCGGCGTAGTGTGTAGCCAGGCTTCGGCGACCGATCCGGGACAAAACATAGTATTTGAAGACTGCTACGTAGAGTTAAGGTTTGGCACCGTTGTAGGCGGAGCTGCAACACGCCGAGTTGAAATCGGCTCGGTCGCCGGAGTTTCGACGGGTAACGGGTCGTACACCCTAGATGGTTTCCATTTAAATCTCAATTACGCTAATATCACGCAATTAGCGAGTCATACGCTAAGCCTACTCACGGGAACCGTCACGTCGTCCACCATTAACGCGCGTAATATAACGGTGGACCTGCAAGGTAAACGTTTAGCAGGCGCTGCATCAAACGCTATAGTCCTGGACGCACCCAATAGCGGTAATCTAACCGTAAATGGCTTACACGTAAAGAACGTAACAGAACCCGACACTAGCGCAGGTGCGACAACACTCACGTGTTCGCTAATCTCGGTAGGTACCGGAGTTCGCATAACCGGCGGGTCTATTAATGGAACCCCTGCAGGTAGCAACGTTTCCGCGTGGCTCGCCCTATACGACCTCAGCACCGCCGCTACTGTAGAGGGGATTTCTTTTTACGAAAATAGCGGTACTGCAAATAAAGGTCGGTTATTTCGTGCAACTACGAGAGGTAAGGTACTCGGTAATACCGTAAATGGTGCCTTGTTTGCTACAGGTGAAAATACACCCGGTTGGTTTGCATACATTACCGGGAATCAAGCAAAAGTAGCGCACAATACTATCCACATAACGGGTAGCGCGCAAAACCTCTTAATGGCGACGGCTAACCACGCGTTAGTGTACGCGGAACAGTACGGCGCGATTATCACAGGCAACAACGCACGTTGTAATACGGCCGCAGTTAAGTTTCTAACTATAGATCGTAGTGATTGTACGGTTACTGCGAATACCGTGATGACATTCAGTGCTGGCGCAGATACCGCAGTACTCCTGGATACGACCAGCTCCGCCAACGTAGTGACGGGCAATACGTTTACCAACGGCGACACTGGGACACTACTTGTAGTCAACAATGGCAATATATCGAATTATCCAAACCTCGTATTTGGTAATTCGGACGGTATCCAAAAAGCAACCACACGCCGTTTACTTAATGCAATTGATGGGGAGCCCCTAAATCCAAGCCAGTGGACTAAGAATAATAGTTTTACAACCGCGATTACCCTAGGTGCCACCTACGCCTATTCGCTGAATACTTATGTGCCAAACGGTGCTGTTATTAGAGAAATAAACGCACTGGTCTTACCCACAACGAATACCGACTACACTATAAGCGGTAATCGTATGAGTATAAAAATATACACATTAGACAATGTCGGCGCAATTACCGTTTCACTTGCCCCTGTGTTCGATCCTATTGGTGTAATTACAGGTGATCGACCTATATCTTCAGGTACTATAAGTGTTCCAATTAACAAGAGCATTGCCACCGTAGTGGCATACGTCGTAGCGTCAGCGGGTGGTACCGTATCTAACGTGCTGTACAGTCTTGAAGTCGTCTATGACACCCCGAAATTCTACATGGATTAACATGACCCCTAAAATATTAAATTATCACGCAGCGTCCGGACCTAAAAAATGGATACTGTGGCTGGTAGTGTCTGTAGCGGCGTTTGTAGCATGCTTCGCACTTTACGTGCGGTTAAGTAAACGTAAAGATCAGCTAGCTAAATTGCACAACGAAGTGGACTTAGCGGGTGTTAAAGCTGAGCAAGTGCGTTTCGATATGCTACATGAGAAAAACGCAGCTAAGTTAGCGGATCTGCTAAAACAGGCGCACGCGTTACAGCGCATCGCAGACGCCAAAAACGCAGAAATTGCCAAGAATGAAAAAGAATTCGAGGCAGAATACAAGCAAGTAAAGGCACTCGAATCATGGAAAGATTTAGACGCGTACAATCAAAAGTCGCGCTCTTAGTTTTATTGGCGACGTCTAGTGCACAAGCGCAGGAACACGCCAAATTATTTCAGTTACGGCCACTGCCTACACGGCTAATTCCGGAATACATTGCGTGCGTATACAAAGACGTACGATATGCGTGCTTTGATGCGGCACAGACGGTCGAACTCAACGTGCTAGAAATACAAGCGCGTTATTGGCATAGCCAGTGGGAAGACTATACAAGCCTGCTAGCCGTAAAAGAAGCTGAGTTACTCAAGTCGCAAGATCAAATTAGCTTACACTATTCCATGGAGCGTCAAGATCAGGATCAAATCCTGGTATTGAATAACCGCCTCACGGAAGAAATCGAAGCTAAAAACATGTGGCGTGCAAAAGCAGAAAGCCCACCCACATGGCCTCTGTGGGTAGGTGGCACCTTTGGTTTACTTGGCCTAGGTGCGTTTTTAGGCAGTATTATTCGATGAAGCTCAGAGCCCCTCTTTGATAATGTTCGCGTGATTGAGCAACGCGAAGAGGTCGTCTGCTGACAAAATATCAGCCACCTCGGTTACGGCTATAACGCGCGTGCTAAAGCCCGGGTCGCGATAAACCACAACCATGTCGTTGGCAGCTTCGACTGTCTCTGCCTCAACCATGCTGTAGTAGGTCAACGTAATTGACGGAATGACCGCACCTTCTTCGCGCGTGCGGCCTACGGTTGCTTCGTGAGTCACTAGGTACTTAGTCATTGTCAGGACCTCTTTCAAACTTCACGCAGGAGGTCATCTCCTCCTGCACCAACAACATGACAGCCGAATTCAACCCAACGTATTCGGCGGCCTTCGCTATAGAATGAAACACGTAAACCCATACCCCAGTGATTTTTATCCAGCGGGTTTTGGGTTAGATCATATATTTTATCAACTACAACTCTATCGTAGTGTGGATGTACGGGAAAATATTCGCCTTCACCAAGACGTATATAGTACGAAGCTCGCCGAAGTAAAATCGGCGTAATCCCCATACGGTGATCTTCCTTAGATATAGTCATCTGTAACAACGGGCATGAAATGCTGCACCGCTACACCCTGGAGCGGCACAAACCCTTCCTTGGGTCTGTCGCGCGTGAAAGTCATGCGTAGCGTCTGTACGTCATCTTGTGCGCGGGGACTGACTACTCCGATGATCTCACCGCGACGCATAACAATAATAGCATCTGTATTTTCGCCGTGTGTACCAGGATCAATATTAACGGTATTACCAGAAACCATGCAGCCGATGTGTCTCATTTTAGACTCCGATAGTCAGGCGGGTATTAAATGGCATCTTTAAATAAGATCTTACGTCTAGGTACTTTTTTGCGTGACACTTCTTTAAGCAAGCCTTTGAGTACGTCTAATTGATGGCGCTTAGTAGAGGTGGGCTTTGCGATTTCGTAGGCGATTCGGGCTAAGCCGTACGCGTCAGCGAGGTTGTCATCCTTTAGCATGACTCCCCACTGCTTCTCAACTGCAACCATCACGTCTTCTTTGGACGCGCTGCCCTTAGACGTCACAAACTTCTTTAGTGCTGCGGGTGCTACTTCGTAGGCACGCAGGCAGTGATCATGGAAGGCCAGTTTTACAACTGAGCCTACTTCACCCAACAGGAACTTCTTATTCATACTGCCGTACGAATAGCCCTCCATGACACCAACAGCAAACCGCCTAGCTCCTAGGACAGCATTGAGTTCATCGCGAATATACGCCAACCGATCTCGGTTTTTGAGCTTGTCAGGCTCTATTAAACCCAGATAGTTCACAGATGCGTCCTCGTTCAGGATGCAGATACCTGTGTGTAGCACCGATTGGTCTATGCCTATTACAAAGGACATAGGCTATAGTACTGCTATGAGTGCGTACATATCCGCCGTTTTCGAGAAAGACCGTCTTATAACAGCCGGTAAAATAAGGGTCATCACTAGAAATCGCGATGACGGTGTGGTGCCCCCAACACCAGGGCCTACGTACTTTCCTACGCATCCCAACAATATGCAATATTTTATTGTAGGGAATTACAGCGGTGGCGCGGAAGCCTACGTAGGTGTGTCAACTCTCGCGCAACTCACCAGCATCACTGCACGCGCGCTTGACTACATGGAGGATACGACAGTCAATTTTAGCACTGCAGGCGTGCTTGTTGATGACTTGATAGGCGTTAGCATCACGGACCCTGCCTATTGGACTTCTGCAGAATATCCCGGCACAAACCCCTTTACGTTTGTAGTCAAGACAGTTGCGCCGGGCGGTAACGTAAACCGCTTGGAGTTGTATGCGCCCTTTCCTGCTTTCTACAATGGATTTAGCTGGACAATATCACGTTTGAGTTTGACTGCATATGCTGGCAAGACATTGCGCAACGGTGCGCCGGGTGCTGGCAACTTTCGTGATCGGCGATTTAACCGCGTATTTGACGAAGTAGCTACAGCCGAAAACGCGGTCATTGCCACGAAAGCAGACATGTTGTCTCTCACTAACGAAGTAGCCGGCGCAAATCTGGTAAGCGAAACCGTCACCGTGAGCTCGTCGATATGAGTACGCTCGTACAAATCAAAAGCCAATTTATTCGGTCTATACCGTCTGAGAGCGTGTACCGCTTTCAACTAGACATTATCGACACGGTAAACATTGATTTTGACGTGCTCGTATTCGATGCAGAGCACGATACATTCTCACGCGTAGCTAGCGTCTACGACCTGGAATCCTTTCCTGTGGGTAAAACTGCAGCTATCTCTGCGGGTCTGGACTTTTACAGGGGCCGCGGTGCGCAATTAAATTTTGCAACCATTAAAGACGCCACCGGCTTTGAGATTATTACGCGTAATAGGTTTAAAATACTTGCGGTTGCATGGGCATCTATAGTAGACGCCTTCGAGGGTACTGATATAGTATCCGTCGATTCTAATATTACGCCGTAAGTTCAGTTAAGGAAATCATCGCAATGTCAGCTATCACGGTGTTCAATTTCGAAGGTACGCAGGTTCGAGTTTCGATGGATGAGAAGGGAGAGCCTTGGTTTGTGGCTAAGGATGTCGTAGCCGCACTTGGCAGCGTGTGGTGTAGCACAGCGGTCGAACATGTACCCGCGCGTTGGAAAGGGGAGAGATCCGTTATCACCCCCGGCGGGAATCAGTCAATAGTTGCTCTATCTGAGTCAGGTCTAAACTTCTACGTCATGCGTAGTGACAAACCCAAAGCGTTCCCATTCCAAGAATGGTTAGCCGGTGAAGTCCTGCCGTCCATCCGCAAGACCGGCAGTTATTCGCGCGAACCTGCGCCGCAGCCGATGATGCTGAGCAAAGACGCTGAAGTGCGGGCGACAATCTTAGAGACCGCCGCTTTCATCCTTAAAATCATTCCGACCACGCGCCCGGAAATGGCAGCTGCGTGCACCATGCGCGCACTCGCTGCTTGCGGCCTGATGCCTAAGGTCGGACACGAAGAGATGCGCAACTTAATATCCGTCGACTGGGACAAGGCGCCATCTCTAACCCCAACAGAGATCGGGCAGAAGCTAGGCGGCGTCAAACCGGCTCTAGTAAACAAAATGCTTGAATCCCGCGGACTGCAGAAAAAAGGCCGGCAAGAAGTGGGAGCCTACCGAGGACGGGAAAGCCTATGCAGGTGCCGTGGCGTATCAAGCTGAGCATAGCGATCACAAAGGCGTGCAATTGAAGTGGACGCCGGAAGTGGTAGACGTACTGATGCAGGACTCCGATGATATCGAGCTGCCTGTTAAGACAAAACTACTAGTCTAAGTACACGTACAATAATCACCGCGAGTAAATCATGTCGGGTACGCAAGTAGTCATGGAACGCAAAGCTGTTGTCGTATCCGGCACAGCACAATATACGATTAAAACGACGTGTACTGTCGCAGGCACCCTGCAGGATACCGCTATATTTTTGCTGAATATAGTCACGCCAGATGATCCAAAAGATGACACATTTAATCGTGTTGTGGAGATCGCGGATTCGCTGACCTATGTCACGAATCGGGACACCGCGATTGTAAATAGCGATGAACTCTGGCGTGCGAGTAGTACGACGCTCACGTACGACGATATTGAAACGGCCAACGCGGCTTGGAAAGAACTGTCCAGTCGCATTAATGCGCTGACTGCAAACTACGACGCGTTTTTGACGGAGTACGAGACTTTCGAAGGAGGTGATATTATCATCTATCCGACGGTCGACGAGTCCGCAAAACAAGGTCTCAAAGACGCGTTTTACGCAACTAACACGGCACTAGCTACAGCTACTACTGCACGCGACGCGCATAGCTGCACATCTATTGAAACAAATATTGCTACGACCGAGACAAGCCTACAGCTGGCTCAATCAGATCTCACAAACGCACTAACTGTTCAAGCGGGTATTTCAACCGCGAACAGTATTTACACCACTGTTTACGGTACCCTCAACGCCAACAACAGCAATGCCCGCGCGTTGAATCAGATAACTTCTGCTACAGATGCTGAAAAGGACGCGCTAGAAGTTTATTTCACATCCAATGATGCATACTTAGCGCAGTTCAACGTACAGAATACGGCCCTCGCTACGCTATCGTCCGGCACCATCAGTACAATGGTAACAACTTTGCAACTACGCGTAACTACGCTAACACAGGCGAAGAATGCGCTATTCGTTGACCTAAATAATTGCCGCGCTGAAGATGCTTCTCTTCAGGCGGCAGTTACGCAGGCACAAGCTGCGCGAGCTGCGGCGCTCACGCTAGTATTGGCAGTGTGCCCTGACTTTGTGCCTGGCGCCTAACGGCGCTTATGTATTTGTTGCATATATCGTTTTGCTGTCCGGGCCACTTCGCCTGTATGTAATCAGATACATGCGAAGCCACGCTTAACGACGGGCCGTGGAAATACCCATTCGAGGTATGGCCATACGTTGACATCGTACCGTGCTGCAATTCCATCCGCCAAAAGGGATGATTGCGGTGACCCCAACCGCCCGATTCGCCGCGGATATACGGCCACCCTGAGTAAATAGCGTGCGCCAGTAGCATCTTTGGTTCGACGGTTATTGGTGGTATATCTGCACTTGCAAGTAACATCGGATAATCCATCCGAAGGTCTTTGTAGCTGACGTAGTACTTGTGCCGTGACAAATGTCCGCGGGCTGCAGTCACCATGTATTGCATGTATTCGGTCGAGTAGCCGGAATGAAAGCCCGCTAGGTAAGTCGGTACCTTTCGAGTATCGCTAATCGATTTACTGTGCTCTGCACGCCCCGCTTCTTTGATCAGGTAATTTATTTCGCCCGGCGAAAACCCAGGCGTTCCTGTAACAAAATCGGTATCTGTTTTCAACCAATCGAAAAGCGTAACCCACGCTTGTTCTTCGGTTGTATGTGTACGACAGTCTTTAATGCGACCACAGTCTTCGTAACCGCCACCGTGTTTCTTGGTGGCAAACGTGCATTGCGAGCATTCAACCTTGCGGTGGGTGGAACGATGCGATAGTTCCTGCCCGCGTTCGGCGAATTGCGTTTCACGTTTTGGTACCAAACGGAAGTCGTAGTTATCCCAAGGGCGTATCGCCTCGCTAAAGTCTGCGCTGGTTGCGAGCTGCCCTGATATGTATTCGAAACCCCCTACGTTTTCATAGCGTTTAGTATGGAACTTACTTACTTCTGTAGCGCTGTAATTCGTAGTGTTAGCGGCTAACCACGGATATCGCAGGTATACTGTACTCGGAAAACACGTACCTTCGGCTTGTTTTACGCACGGGCAATTATCCGTAACGCGTTCAAGCATAATGCAATCATTGTACAGATCGTTATAGTCTACGGGAATCGGCTCAGACGCGGGGTTTTTTATGTCACGTAACAACCAACCGGCTAACCCGCTACTTTCTAAGTACTCGTCCGGCTTTACGCTGCTGTAGAGATTGAATCCGGGGCGTGTTGGTCTAGGTAGTGCGTACGTACTGAATGTCGCCATGATAGTGTTATCATCGACGCAAATAGCTATGACACGTTGCGCATCCTCGTAAAGGTCTGACAACATCCAGAGCGCTTTTTGTATATCTGTAAACGTCAGCGAATCTTCTGTATCGTGGAAGAGGAAGCCTTCCGACGCATAGTACACACGTAAGTATCGACGTTGACCGCCTGACTTGCCGGCTTCCTTACCAGGAGTCGTTTCACACAGTGTGTAGTAGCGTGCCATGTTGCGGAAGCCCTTCAGCTGCTTGGAATTGCTGCTTGAGCTTCGCAGCCTTCACGGGGTTGATCATGTGGTAGTATGAAATTTTACCCATGATTTGCGACTTTAGCTGCTCGCCAGACTCCATGCGCATTTCGTGAGCTACAGCGTCAAAGCCCTTTATCTTGCAGTTGTGAATACGTGCGCGTAATTTACGGTAATGTAGACGAATAATATTGGGCTTTGCGTTGATCGTCATACCCAACAAACGCTGCTGTCGTCCTGGACGTGTTACACGGAGCTTCTTACGATTAACTTCGTAGCCCGACTTCTTTATGATCTTACAGATTGCGCGAATAAACTTGTTGGTGTCGTCGCGTGTTAATTGTACGTTCGATGAAAAAGCTAGGTCATCAGCATATCGGGTATATGCCATATTCCACTTAGCGCACTCTTCGAGCACAGGCTTATCGATACGATGGTGAGCTACCCAATTGCAAATAGCACCGCTGGTTGGCGCCCCTTGGGGAACTACGTAACGTGTGCCTGTCAGCGTATCGACAGGAATAGTAGCAATATCTGCAATAGCGCTCACTACCTCAAAAGGTAGATTGAACTCCGCTTGTAGGGCGCGTCGAATCCATGCACGCCGAGTACTTGGGAAAAAGTCCTTTAAATCGATAACGATTAGCAAAGGCTTTCCCGCGTGCTTTTCAGCACTATAACGCGTAGTACGTTCTGGCACGTACGCAGCAATATGCTCTGGATACTTTATCTTGGTAAAGAAGCGTTCGAGCACACGCGCCTGTACATATTTGAGTTTCGGATCAGGTGAGTGGATAACTCGCTTACCGCCCGACTTCTTCGGTATAACAAACTTCTTGTACAGCTTCGCCCGGCGTACGATGAGCCCCATCAGCGTACGGTTTCGAATACCCAACGAATGCGCCAACGACATGGTATCGAACACCGGAGGGACCCCCTCCGGTATTTTAGACACATGCGGCAGCTCGATGATGTTAATCGTTGTCTTGCTGTAAGCTGACATCTGCTGGCGTTTCCTCGATCTCAGAAAAGTCTAGCGATTTATAGCAAACAGCTTGCCCCGGTACGCACTCACCCTGAAGGTGCATAAGCATTCGCGGGCATATAGAACAAATAGGACGGATTTTATCCTGTGGCGCAGCGAGGGGTGTTGCGAGATATCCCATTTCGCTGACCGCAGGAACCACAGGTAAAGGACGCGTACGCTTGGCATTCTTTTGTTGGTCCGTAAACCATTTGTGCGACGCGATGTAACGCGGTCGTATTTTCTTGCGTGCAACTGAAGTCAATACAGGCACCACAGCTACGCGATTTAGTAAATCATGCTGTACAGCAAAAGCTTCCCACCAGGCAAGAATGCTAGGTTTCTTGTCTAAGCTCTCGCCATCCAGCAGCGGCTCTATCTTTTTAGATGAGTCATCCCGTTGGAAACGCTTATGCGTTACTTCCGCGACCTTTAGTTTGTAGAGTGTATCGCGCATGTCATCCGAAAACGGCAAGACGATTGCGTACCCGAATATCTTCGGTATCAGCTCTCGATCCGCCCTATCGAAGAGATACAACTTGTCGAAGGGTATTACGGTACCGACAACGTTGCGCTGAATGTGAATGTCTATGACATTAGACATACGAATCCTCTAGTTGATAGTCCTTCATCATGATCGTGATGTGTCCACTATCAGCCATCACAGGCTGTCCCCTCGGGGTGAGCAACCATACGGTAGGCAGGGGCAAGCGCGTAGTAGGCGGTGGAGCGTAACCGTCGGTGCAGTACACCAGCACGTCAGGCGCTTTGTCTTGGTTACCGAGTAATTTCTGTACGTGAACAAACACAGCCTCGAAGTCTGTGCCACCCCGTCCAGTCAGATTAGGATCAATCTGGGCAGTTGCGTCAATCCAATACTCAGTACAGATATGCGTATCTGCGTAAATCACGCAGATGGACACGTCTGAATCTGATTTCTGTATGTGCTGCAGCTCTGCTAAACCTAACTGCAGATCTTTAGTGCTCATGGAACCCGAGGTATCCACAGCGTATACAATCGTGAATTTATTGTCTTGTTTAATGCCTGGAAATACAGACATCTGTCTGATCTTGGCGTAGCGTAAAAAGCGTTCGTCTTTGTCTTCTTCGAGCTTCTTTCGCGCGTATATCTTCAGAGCAGAGAGTTTCTTAGACGGGCGGGACATGCCACGCATACGCTTTGTTTGCCGCGTACGCTGGACGATATTATGCAAGAACTCCGTCCACGAAATAGACGGCGGTGTCAGCATCCTACGGATAAGTTCCATCATATGTCCCGGAATAGTCCCGCGGGACTTCTGGTCCATACCCGAAATAGCAGACTTAATTAGTTCTTTGCCGTGTTCCTGCGCCTTATGCGTATCGCTCTCATCGGGATTTGCCGCATTCCACCCCATATGACTTTTCATGGAGTTGACTAGCATTTCCAGTATTTTATGGTCTACCGGGTCGAGGTCACCGATTTCTTTCGCGAGTTCCTCGGGGGTCATGTTTGGTTCTGGCGCTTGGCTCTGTCCTTGGCCCTTGCCCGAACCTTGCGGCGAACCCTGCCCGTCCCCGGACCCTTGCCCAGATCCATCTTGGCCTTCGCCGGGCCCGTCGCCTTGACCTTCGCCCTCACCGTCTTCCGGCCCTGGCTTGTCACTCTCGCCTTCACCGCCGCCCTGCTCATCATCTTTCGACGGATCTGCTTCATTCGGTTTATTGATGGTGCTTTGTACTTTATCGTTTTTGTCTTTTAGTATCTGTTTCGCCAGTTTATACAACTGCTTTGGCGAGGCAGTAAGACGCTTACTCAAGAGTTCCATGAGTAATCGATGATAATTCTCGTAGGACAAGTCAGCGGGTAACGGCGGGTCATACTTATCAGGCGTGACCCACTCACCAAGCGGCTTGTCTTTGTGTTTTATCTTGGGCCACGAGCGGGCTAGCAGCTCATTCGCAGCTAGATCGACTGCCAGATTACTGGTGATGTCAAACAACGCTACGTCATCGTCTGAGGCGAAAATCTTACGCAGCGTCAGAGACCTAGGAATCTGCTCCAGCACTAAGTGCAGAACCTCGTGCTCACAAGTCGCGCAGACTTCCTCGTAGGACACCGTAGCTGCGAAAATCGGATCGTAGATAAATATATAGCGTCCACGCTGTACGCTGACACCCATGGTACCCATGCCGGGAATAGCGTAGCGGTCCATCAAATTGATGACACGTGCGTAGAAATTCTTGACTTGGTTACTCGTCAAGTACGTGAGTGCATCCGCTACGGTGTCACGTCCTTTAGCTATGGCCTCATCTACGGTCAGTTTTTTATGTAACATAGCATTTTCTACACCTGTTCCCATCCCGCGCCTCCTGCTATAATCCAGCCATGACGATTATCGACCAGTACAATGGTGATCCGGTCTACGCACACTTGCATGTGCTTACGCGTGATTTCCCCCTTGCTCGCGAAATGCTAAAAACAGCGTCATTTGATACCGCGAAAGTCGCGTCCGACAATTTGCCGAGCACTGCTTTCGCGTGGGAAGACGAAAGACGCTTCCCAATACATACACGTGAGGATTGTATTGCTAGTATCTTTTACCGCAGTAAGGTCGGATCTTTTGTACCTAGGCACGTGGACGCTAAGCTGGAAACAGCGCGCACCGTGTACAGTATCGAGGAGTCAGTCTTCTCGCCTATGAAATGCGCGAGTGCGGTAGAGACTACATACGCGTTGCCCGAGAGCAGGCGTCTGCCCTTAGACAGTGCTGCACAAATCAAGGTAGCTGAAGAAGTACTACACCGTGATTACGATTTGATTACGCTCGAAAAGCGAGCTGATGCATTTAGTCGGTTATATGAAGCCGCAAAAAAACATAACGTAACTCTCCGGCCATTTTCGTTGAAAATGGCCGGCGCTACGGTGAGTAATCCTGCGTTGATCCGTGATTGGCTTGAAGCGCGAGCAGATGCCACTACGGAACCTACGCACAAAGTAGCTTTCGAAAAGCTCGCCAACGCTACGCACAAGATGCCGAATGTAATTACCAATCGTCGTGACCTGGTAAAACTTGCGGTGGTCATTGCAGAGCTCGATAAGACCGCAGGACTTACGAAGTTTTACGACCGTAAGATTCCCGACCCGCTGCAGACCGTGTTCAACACGGAAAAGATAGCAGAAGATATGTGCGACGTGGCCGGCGTGCAAGTGCCTTGCTCAGCGCTGATGCAGCTGCCCGAGGAAGTATGGCAGCAGGTAGACGCACCCGAGCTGGCGCAAGTTGCGCAATCCGGTGATCCTATGTCCTTCAAGCAAGTGTTCGAGACTCTGCCGCTTGATGTGAAATCTTCACTGCGTGATTACGTCACCAATGGGTGAGCACGACAAATTAGCGCGCGAAGCTTTGCGGCTCGATGAGACGTGCGCGAGTGCGTGCATGAAAGCCATGTTTTGCCTATTTGATAACGACTGGCTCAACTGGGAACCGCAGACTCTCTGGATTGAGCTAAATCATCAAAAAGTAGACGTGCCTATTGGCAATCGCTCGCAGATCATGGCCGCTCGTTCTCTACTCACCACAGGGCGTTTTTGGTACGACGCGAATGCTTTCGAAGCAACGTGCATCGCGTTCAATAACGAGGAACCTACGTACATGGGCGTAGAGGACGCGCCCGTGGTCTACATCAATTGGGCTGTATTTGAGGCTAATCTCATACATCAAGAGTATGAAAAAGAGACATTGGAATTCGACCGAGAGCCAATCAGTTATACAGCCGTACAGCTATACCGCGAAGGCTTTGCTATTGCACCGCCAACGCTCGAAATGGCTTCAGTAGAGCTAGCGAAGCTCCTGCCAAAGGGAGCTAAAGAATTAGCAGCCACCATGCACAAAGCATGGGCAGACGCGCCTAGAGGACAAGCCTTACTAGACGCGCCTTACCCGGAAACCACCGAAGGTGTTCAGCTCGCACGGCTAGCTGCTGTGCAGATTTATTTTGACAAACGCCTTCAGATGCGCGAACGACAAATCGCGCCTTTCAAGAGCTGCTGATCAAGCCATTGGGTCTGCGTCGGTCACCATGTTTGCACGGACGCGGTATTCGCGCATCGTATCCATGATGAATTTCATCTTCCCCTTGTATTCCGGTATCTTTGCAAGACTCTGGGACAAGCGACCGAGGTATTTATCCCCGTCTGTACCCTTAACCCTGCACTGTTCACCGAGGCTAGTTGTGAGTGTCTGAAGCAGCTCATTGGGTAGGTCGTGCATAAACAACGCGAGTCGCGGAGCAACAACAGAAGGCTCCGGGTTCAAGCTGAACAATTCGATTGCCACACCCTTGCTGACATCACTAATAACGCTGGCACGTGTCTTTTGCTTGTTCTCTTTCTCGACGAACTTCTTGGTGTCCTTGTCAATGGCGCAATTGAGAATAGCCGCAACACGGCCACGCACCGCTGAGCCGTACGTGTACTCGTTCAGTATTTCCGACGGCTGGATAAGCGTATTCTGGTCCTGTACGAATTCCATGAATTTCTCAGCTGCATGAGAACCAATCTGGCCTTCGACAAGTCTGCAGACAGCACCGTCGGCGTAGTCTACGCCAGCCTTCTTGGCGGCCTTCATAATGCCCGAGACCTTCTCCCAATTTGAAGGACAGGCAAAGGCCTTGCCGGCATCACGCGCGCCTACGTCGTAGAGGTACGTGCTCGCAGCCTTGATAAACGCAGGTACCAGCGGATGCCAGCCGGCAGCTTTTGTATGCTCCAAGAATGCCTGTAGGTCGTGCACGCAGTACACGAAATTCAGGCGTTTGCGGATAGCATGGTCCTTTTCAGCTTCATTGACCAGGTAGCTGCCATCGCTGGGATTCATCGCAGCAACTACCAAAACATTGGGGTGTAACTGAAAGTTGTGTACCCGACGCTCATCGGTAAGCGTGAATAGCGCGTTAACCATGGCCTTATCGCCGCGATTCCACTCGTCAAGAAACAGCACAGCGCAGCCCTTTTGCTCCGCCTGTGTATTGAGGTCATGCATCCACTGCGGCGGTACGAAGTCGAAGGTATCGCCCTTTTCAGTGAACATGATCATGGACACTTCCTCTTGCGACATGTGTCCAAAATTGAGCGGATACATAAACCCGCCCTTTTCTTTACACCATTGGTGTACGATCGGAGTCTTACCGATTCCTGTTTCGCCAACCAAGCACACGGTGAGCTTCTTTTGCATAGCCCACACAATGTTGAGGATTTTTGGTATCTGCCCCATGCCCGTGGGTCCAATACCGAGCTTTTCCCAAGGTTGCGTGATATCTTTCTTATCAGCCATAAATTCCTACCGTAGGTTCAACAGTCAATGACTTCGAATGATTTTTCAGAGTTATCGATACGTCGGTCAGAGTGGGTGACTACTCTTTTGCATCTCGATGGAAAACCATTCTCGTTAGAACATTTTCCATTCTATCGACACGTGTACAATAACATATATCCGGCAATGTTATTGAAGACCGCACGACAGGTTGCAAAGAGCACCACACTCGCAAACTTCCTGATCATGGAGGCATGTAGCACGCCCCACTGGAAGAGTTTTTTCATAGCACCTAGTCAGGAACAAACGACCAAGTTCTCACAAACCCGTGTCGGGAAGACTATATTTTACTCTCCTGATATCAGGCAGCGTTGGGTCTCAAAAGAACTATCAAGTCGCGTTTATCAGAAAATGTTTACCAACGGGTCAGAGTTGGCTTTCTCGTATGCGAGTGATGACCCCGACCGCGCACGCGGTGTATCAGCAGACCGCGTAGCTTACGATGAGGTTCAGGATATTTTATATGACGAGGTAATACCCGTTATTAACGAATGTATGGCTAACTCGGATTACGCGTACGAGACGTACTGCGGCACGCCTAAATCAATGGAGAACACCATTGAGCAGTTGTGGCAGTGGAGTACGCAGACTGAGTGGGTTGTTAAATGCCAAGCTTGTAATACGCATCAATTCTTTGTTGATGAAAAATGCCTGGGTAAATTAGGGCCTATATGTTTGAAATGCGGTAAATACCTCAACGTCCGTAACGGGGAGTGGGTGGACATGCACGTCTACCCCAAAGGATTTGAAGGTAAACGCATCAAGGGTTTTCACGTACCGCAGGTAATTCTACCTAAAAACGTACCTGTTTCGATGCCTTCAGATCAAAAGAACCAGGATGTTGCTTATAGTCGCTGGAAACGTATTCTCGATAAGCACAGCGTTTACCCACCCTCCAAGTTCAAGAACGAGGTAATGGGCACATCGGATGCTATCGGCACGCGCCTATTGTCTAAAGAAGAACTAGAGAGCATGTGTGAGGAATACGAAGTCCAAGAATACCCCACGCACAATTTACTCATGTCGGATGTCCGCAGTGTCGTGGCTGGCGTTGATTGGTCTGGAGGAGGACAGAACGCCACGTCCCGCACGGTGCTGTGGGTATGGGGTGTCACCAGCGGGACCACCGAACACAATTTCAAACTGCGTACTCTGTATTTCAAGATATATCCGGAAACAAACCCTATATCCGGCGGCGTCATAGATCACATTGTCGATATCTGCAATCGATTCAACGTATCCCTTATTATTGGAGACGCCGGCGAGGGCGCATTAGCTAACTCCAATTTGCGCGAACGTCTCGGTCCTCATCGTGCTATGCAAGTGCAGTATCGCGGTACCGCAAGTGGCGGCGGTGGAGGTAATTCACGCCCGTTCTATTGGAATAGAACAGATCGATTTATGGCTGAACGTACGACCATGATCGACCATTATTTTATGTATTTGAAACGTCGAGGCGTTATATTTCCCAATATACGCAGCATGCAGATTCCGATTAAAGACCTGCTAAATGAATACGAAGAGGTCACGCTACAGGGCCGTAAGGTGTGGCGGCATGCACCGTCACAACCCGACGACTGTCTGCATGGCCAAATATTCGGCTGGATGGCTGCCAAGTTTATGTCGATGGACCCGATGTTTACGTACAACGGGGCTTAGAGACGAGCAGCAACTCAACAGATTATTCGGTGCCTGGCCACACCTACCTCACGCGCGGGGGGAACAGGTTAGGAACCCGCGGCCCGTGCAGGCATTGTAACGAGTACCTGTAACTAGGAGGAAACAGGGATAATCTAGAGTTGCTGCTCTATCTACTTGTACCAGAAATGTGTATGTTTTACGTGCCGTCGTTGGTCAATTCAGGCGTAGTAACGAAGGGTACAAGAGGACGTAGTTGATACTTGTACATGCGATTCTGGATTAGAAATTTAGGGTATGCTGCGAGCAGCAATTCGTTCGGAGCCTGCCACGAGCGTATAGCCGTCCGTGCTACGGTTAATATGCGACTGACTCCGAAAATAGGCACGAGATTTAACTGGCTCTTGCCGTCGTAGACAACAATGCAGGGATCTAGCAGTTCGACGTATTCCTGGCTGTTTTTCAGCGCGATGGCCAGCAAAGGCCCATCCGCTGTCGAGTACAAGAAGATAGGTCGGGCTATCTGGCAACGCCCGTCGTCCTTTAGTACAGCGTCGATTACTTCGCTGACTTTAAGTACCTCACCCGTTTGCTTCCACTCTTGTCGTGCGGGTTTACCTTCAGTATCTGTAACAATATGCGAAACCCACTCGTCGACATGCGTTGTCGACACGTGGTACATAAACGTCATTCCGTACTTATCGAATGTCTTCGTTTCAAGCTGCTTCAAATGCGTCAAGTCGGAGTTCTGTGAGGAGCTCATGTTCTTCTACAATCCCTTCTTCCTGAAGGATAATAGGGTGCTGTGCTAGGTACTTCTCGATGGACTGACACTCACCGTAATTGTCACCGACTTCTACGTCAGCTGCGAAAGGTACAGGTAACCACGGATACTTCTTGGTTACGCGCGCCTCTGCATACTCTTTAACAAACGGCTTTAGCTGGTGAATGTACTTCTTCGGGAATTGGAATACCAGCGAATCATGCACGGTAAGCAACATGCGCCCACCGAATTCAGAACGCAAGGGCGCGTCCATTTCGATGAGCTGTCCAAGTACGATATCAGAGCTTGTAGATTGTATTTTGAAGTTGCGACCCTGACGCTTAGCGCGGCCGGCGTGTCGCGCGATAGCAGCAAGCGGGAACCGTCTACGGCGTCCGAAGTGGGTGTCTACGAAATGGTTCTTCGCAACTTCCAGCTCGACGATTTCAGCGTATTTCTGAATCTCAGGAAACATCTGATAGAGCAGCCCGATAAGCGCCTTAGCTTCCTCTACGCTGACGCCAATGGTCTCCGAGATTTTCTCTGGGCCTGCTCCGTAGAGAATTCCGAATACCACGCGTTTGATATTGGAGCGCTCTACATCCAGCAGGCGGCGCAGGTTTTTGTCGGGTATGAACGTCGCATCATCTCGGCGCGCGTACATCTCGTAAGGACGCTTGAATACCTGCGCAGCGAAAAAGCTGTGCATATCTAGGCCTTCATTGAGGGCTTTGATCAGCGCTTCGTCGCGTGCGTAGGCTGTAAAGACGCGAACCTCTGCGCCCTTGTAGTCGACGTTGACGATGAAATATTCATTGGAGTCCGGTATGAACAGCTTCTTGAGGTTCCACCCCGCGAGGTACTTGGGAACATTCTGCATGTTCATGTCACTGGAACTGAGCCTTCCCGTCCCCGTTCCGTTCAGATGAAATTGCGTATGCAGAAACCCGTCGCGCTTAGATAGTGCACGGACATTCGCTAAAAATGTATTGCGAGCCTTGCTTGCCTTGCGGTAACGCAATAGCCGCTCGATAAAGTACGCGGACTCTGTAGGGATGGTCTTTTTATCGTCTTCGTAGCTGACAAACTGTCGCAGCACTTTCTCAGAAGTGCTCGGCTGGTTTGTCTTAGTGACAGCACGAACTTCGTAGGCGCCTTGTTTATTGCCGTTGGGGTGTACCCAGCCCCAGTTGTACAAGACATTGCCCAGCGTCTGCGCGCCATTGAGGCTAAACGACTTGAGCCCCGGCGGCTTTGTAGCAGCCACCATTTGGTGGAGTTCTTGCTCGGTATCGTGAACGACAATCGAAAGCGCTTCTTCGAGTACGCCGATATACGCCTGATCAACGCGCATGCCTTCGTATTCCATACGGCCCAATACGCGAGACGCCGGAATAGCATGCGTACGCATTAGGGGACGTACTTTAGACCGCTCAACGAAAATACGTCGAAGCTGTATATTAGCAAGTTGGCGTGTTACGTCACCATCGACTGCGCCGTAGATTTGCAGGTCATGTACGGGAATATTTTCAAAGCCCGCGTCTTTGCTAATTTGCTGCTCTTTCTTGGTACGCGGATCTTTAGGGTGCTTCGGCTCTTTCAGCGTCTCAGGTTTTTCCGGCTTAGTAAACCACTTGACGGGCTTCTTGGGCCGCCCGCGTTTACCTTTCTCCCAGCTAGCTATAGCGACAGCCCAAGCAGCTTGCTGCCCCGCTAGATAGTCTTTGCAGAAGTGATAGTCTTCGACGGCCAGGGCGTGTTCGCGCATAGCTGCGTCGTATTTAACTTTCTCAACCTCGTAAATGACGAGAGCATCTTTGTATTCTTCGAGTTGTTTGAGAAAGCCAGGATGTTCCGTCGCAATAATCTTGCGTAGGTCTTCTAGCTCTTTGCCCGCTTCATCTGCTTTAGAGACGATTTCGTTCTCTTCTAGAAGATCATAGAGTTTATCCTCGTAACCTCCGTATTGGGGTATATGATTTGCTGTGAGGACTTTCAGGCCATAATTGCCCTTCTTGTCTTCATCGAGCAAATGCTCTCCCAGGAGCGTGTCCCAAAACACTTCGTTCACAGGCATGCCGTACTTGAGCTCTATGAACTTCAAATCGAATTTGGCGTTATGGAATATCTTGGGTTTACGGCACGCAAGTAGTTCTTTGATTTTAGCAGTAAGCTCCGGGAGCCTACGGAGATATTCCGCGCCGGCGTTGGGGTGGTCGTACAGTAATGTGGCTGCCTTGCCGTCATCATACCCGAAACAAAATGCGATGATCTTAGAGGTAGCCTTTTCGGCGTATAGCGTATTTGTCTCGGTATCCACGGATATGTGTGAATCCGCCGCGCTTAAGTTGCCGCTTGTGTAACGCATAATCATGTCACAGGCCTCTAAGGCCTCGTCCATAGTTTTAGGCACCAGATAACACTTAGCCAATTCATCTAGGCTAAGTTGCGGCACGCTAGCATTTAGGACACGATCAAATATATTGGTTAAATTGAGCTTGAATGTTTCGAAGACGCCTGGTGCCGCTAACAGTGCTTTTTCACTGAAAGATACATAGATAGGGGCTTCGTAGCTGTAGTGCTTGAGAAACTTGTTGCGCGAATCACTATATTGCTGCTTAGCACCCAGCTGGCGTAAAGCCGTCGCACCCATCGCCACAATGACTTTAGGCTCGAACTGCTTGATCACGCTCTGCACATTAGGCTGGCAGTGATGCAGTACTTCTTTATTGGGCGCGCTGTCGTCCAGGGATACGCATTGCGCCGCATAAGTAAACGCATAAGTAATAGGCGCGTATTTGGGATATTTGCGCGTCAAAAAGTCTAACGCCGAACGTACAACCTTGCCGCCGTGTCCCCTAAACGGAGTACCTGCCGTCCCGGTGCTCGCCGATATGTCGTCAGGTTGTTCCGCGATAAATAGGACTTGAACATGCCCGCTTTTATCACCACTACCGCAACGGCGGTTTTCGTATCTCGGACAGCCTTTGCAAATCTGTCCCTTACTTACGGGGTCAGTCATCAACCTAGCCCTTCCATTGGATCTACCGCACTTGCCGGAGCTTCACGGAACGATATCTCCTTGGGCGGATTAAGTGCAGCGACTCTAGCATCCTCTTCTTTTTGATCTGCGCCTACTGCTTCTTCGTGACGCGCAATCAGCGACTGTACGGTGATAATGCTATAGACATCTGAAGAACTCGTCATGCCTTTGGCCATGAGTCGACGTATAATGCCGAGTTTGTCGGCTTCAGGCTTACTCACAATCCAATCACTGACCGTCTCAGCTTCAGACTTAAGCGCGTAGGGCGTTCTTGTTTTGTACTGATTCTTTAGTAGATTTAGCCTTACTTCAGACCAGACTACACCAAGGCATTTACACGCGTCATCATAATAAACACCAACCTTTGTGTTATTTATCTTCTCACGGTCGTGCGGGTGTAAGAGTAATGCCTTGATAGTCGTCATTTGATTCTCTTCTTCGCGCGAAGGAATACTAGACGTAAGGATGGTATCTATGAGCGCATGGCCAGGCGTGCTGTGCGCACGCTCGTAGACCTGCTGCTTGCGCGTATCGCGGTACTTATCAATGAACTTTTGACCGTCTTGACCAAACACATTGAGAATAGCCGCCATCGGCATGAGATTCTCAGTAAACCGATCCACGTTCTGTATCGTAGTCGTGCCTTTAGCATCCGCTTCACGGCGACTGCCGTAACGATCGTATAAATACGCGTACTGCGTCGCTACGTTAGGCGCTAACGTTATTGCGTTAATCAATATGCTCAGACGAAGGTCTTGTATCTCCGTAGCGGTAAACGCGGCACGTAGCAACAGGCGCACGTTATTTCGGTTGGCGTTCTTTTTTAGGTTAACCGTGTTAAAACGGCTCTCATCCATGGGATCGTGAATAGGAGTGCCGCTCGCAGTAATCACAGTATTAGCGATATTGAAAGATCGACCCTTGCCATCCACCGTTCCCTGGTTGAGGGTAGTCGAACCACTCGTGGCTAACGACCGTGTACGTTGATAGAACAGTTTTCGATTACGGGATTCTATCGAGCCATCATCCGGATCATTCATTTCATCCAAAACGGCAACAAGTCTTGTATTTGTGAATGTCTGGTAGAACGCAGCTTGTGTGAATGTATCGAGAGCTAGCGCATGGTCACATAGCGAAAACTCTCGTAACTGTGGGTGGTTGGAGGTTACCGAAAGAAGTGTCGTCTTTCCCGATTCGAACTGCGCGTAGAAATGCGTAAGCATTCTCCGCATAGGCATTACGTCATACAAATAGTTATAAAAAACCAGGCCAGCACAGTATAGCGCGTCAACCTCTTGATTTTTGAATTCAAAGCCGAGATTAATGAGCTTGTGTACTTTCTGAAAACACTCAAAGGGGCTGTACACCGGCCGCTGCATTAAGTCCTTCGGTGATTTAATGAGTTCCGTCCAACCTATACGCATGTCATCAATGAGGTTATAGCGATGCTCTAGGTCAAACACTTGCCCGTTATCAAACGGTCCCTCTAATTCCGTGACAGCGGCTAATTTACTAAAATCAGGTGACCATTTTAGCTTGTAAATACTGTTGCCATTTATGAAATAGCCCGGGGCACCATTCTGCGTATGATCAAGGTGAATGCCTTGCCCTTTGACGCGGGTTTTGGCTTCATCTACCGATTCAGCAGAAAGCATGCGGTACGCGCGCTGCACCGCGTCCTCGATCATGTCTTCAGTTTTATCCAGGGCAGTCTGGCCTGCATCAGGGGCTTCTACGTCGGGGAAATACGAAGGTAATCCGATCTCGTCACGTGCCCAATAGTACATACTGCCTTTGCTCGTATACCGGGCAAACTGCGTCATTGCAGAGTCTTTATTGACCTGTACATATAAATACTGCTTTAGTTTCTTGTTCCACAGTTTGAGTACACCTGTATGGCTGTCCCACGTAGTGGTTTGGTATGTCTCCCCCATCCAATCTTTTATCTTCTCTACAAAACCCAGGGATGAGTCGTCTTTAAGACGCGTATGCCGGAGTATTTCACTAGCAGGAAGACTCGGGCATATTTTGTTGAATTCCTCAGCGAATACCTGCCGCTCTGTGTCATTTTTTAAGTAGCCCGTAAATTCAGTAGCTACTTCCTGTAAACCGATAACATTGTCGGGATGAATAACGGCTATTTTTAGCTTCGCGCGATCTGCGCACCAACGTGTTGCGAATTCGTAATTCTTCGGATTACAGAATTCACGGTATACAACATCAAAACCGTGAATCTTTATAGCTTCATCGGGGTCTATTTTACCCGGTACGTGGTTGCGTATACGTTGTGGCCATTTAAATACTTGAATAGCAATATCGCGTGTTTTCGGCAAAACACTCGTAGGGTAGAGATCGCCCGCCGCATCGTCATCTCCGATTAACCGGCACTCGCTAAATCCGAGATCAGTCATAAAGTCTACGCCGCTATGGCCTGCACCGCCGAGCGCTATGATCACTTCATCTACATCAGCACAGTGCGTCAACATGCCCTGAATAATTGCAAGCGCGTCGTGCTCTCCTTCTACAGCCGTAAAGCGCGTAACTTTTTCACTCGAATAGTGCTTATAAAAAGCCGACACATTTAATCCAAATGCACCTAGCTCCGCAGTATCCACAGCCTTTATAAACCGTACGGACTCTTTATCCGGTCCGGGTATGCGCAATTTAAACGCAGTCAATTTGTCGGGAGACAAACCGTACGCATATACGACGCAATTCATGTAGGTGACGTTTAGGTAGTCGCCGACGAGACGCATACACCAGAGAATATCGTCTTCATTGGCGCCTGCCTGCGCGCACAATTTTTGGAGATCAACCGATGTTGGCAACATGCCGATACAGCCCAGCATATCTACTGACGTAAGGCCTCGGTTTTTTAACCAAGTGACAGTAGATACGGCCGACTGCGGCGCTTTATCAGCAACCCACACGTTGCATAAATAGCGATGAAACACCTCGCTCAATAGCTTCATGCGGTGTTGTTCTAACTCGGTCGCGTCTAATTTCTTGAGATCAAGCTTCTCAATTTTGAAATGGTCGCGGAACATCCGCGCCACATCCATATAGCTGCCTGGAATATACTTACTGGCAAACTTGATAGGGTCAGTAATATAAGTGTTGCATGCAAAACACTTGAAGTGACCCTTATATATATTCAACGTACCCGACGGGTTAGTATCCGGATGGTACGGGCACTGGAGCTTGATCGTATGCCCTGCGGGCTTTACCTGCTGGGCACCTACTGTATTCAGTAGTGTCATCCAGTTCTCGGTAGGTTGCTTCCAAAGCTTACGAAGCTCAGTCGGATCAAACTTAGGTGTTTTCGGCCCCTTTTCTTGCTTCGCCATCAATCCCCCGGAACGTACAAATTTCACGGAAATCGCACCACTTGCAATGCGCCCCCGGCGTTGCAATAGCTGCGTCTACCCGCTCAGCTTTTTTATTCAAATAGCCAAGCAACCACGGCTGCAATACCTCACGTATATACTGAGGCGCAACGGGACTTCCCCATTCAAGTTTACCGTGTGCTACGTAGTGTAGGGCGCATTGAACCCCTTTTAAATGAGGAAAAACTGCGAGCGCCATAACCGTGTAGAAGTCTAGTTGCGTCTTATAGTAAGACGCGGGGCGGACTCTTCCAGACTTATGGTCGAAGACGATAACATAGTCACTCTCCAAGACCAAGGACATATCCACGATGCCGCGAATGATACCGTCCTTGTCAAAGAACTCGCAAGATTTAAACCCTGCGGTGACAGCCCATTTGGATTCCAGTAGCGTTTGTCTCACAGGATTATTCACTGTGAATTTATTTATGCGTTTCTGGAATTCCAACATGTTCTGTGCGAAGGAGCGCACTTTCTCTTGATCATTGTACGTGAGCTCGGCTTCTGATTCAGCAATAGCGTTATCGAGACAGTCTTGGATCGACTGTCCTTGTAGGAGTAACTCCTGTGCTCTATGCACGGTTACTCCCACCTTGGCAGCAGTACCTTTGTCGCCGGTAGGTATTTTATCGATATAGCGGTATTTAAACGCTAGAGGACAAGTACCTGCGAGAGAAGCTTTTGAAGGCGACCACGCGGCGTATTTCAACAAAGGCAAAGCTTTTGACATGGGCACCTAAAAAAGCAGCGCAATATCTCTCAGATACTGCGCTGCTAATCACTCAAACGGAATCGCGGAAATTGATCTCTTGTGGGACTTCTTCGCCCTCAGCGGGGATCACGCCGCCGGCACCGCCGCCGCCGCCGCCACCGCCGCCACCGCCGGTAGTGCCCATACGGCTATATTCGGCCTGCATAAGCACGGCCTTTCGGTAGCTATTCTGAAAGAATTCAAATAGCATGTCGCAAACCTTGGCAACTTCCGGTGAAGTGCGGTGATTTGTCACTGCTACTTTGAGTATGAAGTAATTGACCTTGGGCTGTACGACGCGCTCAGACGACAGAATAAACGAGCGTGTCCACAGATGCGGCGGTGACGCTAGTTGACTTATAGAGCGACCTGCTTTGGCGCTCGTCTTAATAAAGTCGATTTTGTACAACGCAGACAAATCGCTGGCCATTACGTAATAGCTCAGGCCTTTGCTGCAATCAGGGCGTTCATCTGGGACGTAACGTCCGTAAGGACACTTGGCGCATTCGCCGTACTTCGAGCCTGTAATCGCATCGAGTGAGCGACATTCTACTTTATCATCGCCCCACTTGGTGCGCATGTTGTGTGTGAAAATCGGGATAAATTCGAGGTTATCCCCAATATGATCACTCTTGGACGTATACAATTGCCCGGCGGCAGTGTTCGATGGTATCATCGACGAATTCGACATATTCTGTTTCAACATCAACTGCGTGATCCGGGAACGCTGGGGACCTTCGATCCCTTTCACTGTCGTGATTGTCTGCTCTGACAATTCTTGAATCTTCAGACCTAGTGCTGTATCGGAAACGGTGTCTGCATAGGCTTTGAGTAGTGTCGATACGCTGTTGATTGTGTCATCATACTTCTGAATTTCGTTGCTCATGCTGGATGCCCTCTGAGGCTGTTTGACGAACTGGTAAGCTACCCCAAACTGTGTAGCAGCACAATAGCTGAGAGAGAAACATGAGTTCAAAACCGTCCAACGATTCGCTTGCTCGTTATTATAAAGAAGTTGAAGCAACGAGTATGCTAACCGCCGAGAACGAGCGAGAACTCATCCGACGCTATCAGAACACCAAAGACGCAAAAGCAAAAGATTTAATAGTCAAAGGCGCACTACGTTACGTTATATCCGAAGCCCGCAAGCATCCACGCAGCCATATGGAACGACAGACCTTAGAAGACTTGATAGCTGCGGGCAATATTGGATTAATTCGCGCGCTGACTAAATTTAAACCTGAGGCAGGCACTCGGTTTCTGACATACGCCAGTTGGTGGGTACGCCACGAAATGCGTGAAGAAGGCCGCCGTCTAGGACTCGTACACGTACCTACGCACGCAATGGCGAAGGGTATACGCAGTCCTAATACGACGGAATACACCGAAAACACTATCAGTGATGAAGACTCTAGTATAGATGGTTACGCGGTAACCATTGAGATGCAGCAAAGTCTGCTAAAACTTTTCGACATTACAAATTTATCTATACGTGAGACGTACATCATTAAAGCGTCATTCGGTATTCACACAGGCCCTAAAACGCTAAAGCAGATAGGGCGTATATTAGAAATAACAGGAGAGCGGGTACGGCAACTGCGCGAGACCGCAATTACTAAATTGCGCAGCGCCGCAGCACGCATGAATTAGAGAGTGTTCGAAGCCGTCACAATTTTCTTGGGACGTCCGCGCTTCTTTTTAACAGGCGCCGCATCGGCCTCAGCCGTCGCCACATCTTCGTCGTCTCCTGGATCTACACTCACCAACTCCGGTTCGTCCTCCGTTTTATTGTCCTTCGCGTGGTAGTTTACGTCGGAATACTTATCCACAGCCTTGAGCTCTTTGAGTTCGAGGTCACCCAGCGCTACCCGCATACCTGCCGCGACACCGTTGTAGAAGGCCTTGTCGTGTTTGTCATTGATACGCGACTCAGCTTCGAATGACGCGTCACTCACCCACTGCATCAGGTTACGTGACGTAGGTCGTCCTTTATTGGCATATTTACGACGCTTGCCGCTTCCGCTTGCGGCTTCCTTCAGTAACTTGCGCGCATCTGCACGCGTATCCGCGCTAAGTACCTGGGTCACCAACGCGTTCTGTTGTTCTTCAGGCACATCGGCGATGTGTAGCGCTTGCTCTAGCGTGATATCTCCAGCTTTTAAAGCTTGCTGGGCTTGTGTAGAAAGTTGCGTCGCAACCTTGTGGTGGTAGCTTACCCACGACTGGTTGCGTCCCAACCGCGTTGCAATCTCACGCTGTTCCAGGCCTGCAAGCACCAAGCGCTTGACCTGTTGGGCAATTTCGAAAGTGGTCAGAGCCTTACGTTCGATATTCTCTTTGAGATTTCGTACCCGGAGTTCCTCCAGGTTTCCCTCATTGAGCACTGCATCGATCGTCGCGTACGCGTCAGGTCCAAGTTCATCACGAATCTTGGATATGGCGAAGTAGCGGCGAAAGCCGTATACAAGGAAGAATTTCTGTCCATCTGTATCGGAACCGGAATTCTTCTGCGATACTCCGATTGGCTGCAGCAGCCCGTCGTCCATAATGGACTGTTTCAGGGCATCGATATCTGGGTATTCAACCCGACCGTTGAAGTCCGTATCCGCAATAATTGCTTCGAACGGTATTGTAACGTTACGCTTTTTAGCTGGCATTTCGTGAAACCCCTAGTTTGTAAACAGGCTGCGCAGAAACGCAGCAATACTAGCGAATGCAGAAACAATATGTGGAAGCTGTAGCCAACGAATAATCTCGTCAACTACTTGTAGGAAAGTTCTGAACGGCGAAACAAACACGACAGTTGCTGGATCATTTGCAGTGTGCGTGAATTCGTAACTAACTACTCGTTGCGGTCCCTTAACCAAGCTGCCTCCTCTTTAACTTTCATTTTGTTGATGAAAGCTAGGTCGAGTTGTGATAACGCTACCCCCTCAAGTACGTCACCGACTGCTTGATGAAACTCTGCTAGTATTTCGTCTCTCGGCCCATTCGTTGCAACGCTGACGATGTACAACGCACGTATGATGCTTGCACGCTGTGTGACTAAATCACTAATGGAGCGTACAATACTGCTACGTTTGCTTATCGTCATGTTCGAAAGGCTCTGATCCGTGTGTTGGACATAAAACAACATGTCCATGTTTTTGTAACCGTGCCCCACATAGCGGGCATACGTCAAGATCTGTTTCGCCGTATTTTCTGTTTAAACTAGGTGTCTCATCCACGCCGTACTTCTGCATATAGCCTCCTGAGCTAGAGTTGCAGAAGTGTATACTCTTTTACCGTATTAAGGGCGCCTTTTATATATAACGCCTTACGACATGAACAAGTTCAATCGTTACTTTTTTCTTCAAAGTAAGCGGTGTGTTCTGCGGTCGTGCGTGCGATACCTGCGCGTTTAACGGCAGCTTGTACGTCACCGCCGAGTTCTGCGTAGGCCCGCAAGAGATTCGCTACAAAGGGTTCGGCTCCCTTTACATCAATCACAACGGTGGCCAGCGGGAACTTACCGGAGAACTCCGAAAAGTCCAACTGAATACCCTTGTCCATCGGCACAACTGCGTTATTTGTTGTGCGATATGCAACCACATTGCAACGCCCGTTAGGGTGGTTGAGCCCCGGCGACTGTTTGAAAATCATGACCGCTGCGTAGACTTCATCGTCGCGCATCGGAATGGGCCGGGCCATTCCCTCGCGTACTTCGATAGGCAGGCGTGATAGGTTGGGCTGTCCGCCCGAGTTGTCCCAATAGTTGTCAGCCACTCAGCGCCTCCGTCCGCGGCAATCGCTCCAGTAGGGGCACCATTTAGACGTGCACCACCAATTTTCAGGATTGGTCTTTCTGAAGCGACCCGACGCAATGTCCTGTGCAACCTGCGATACTACATCAAGTGCATGCAGAACTTCATTCTTTGTACGCACCGACTCCGTTCGAATAAAACGCACAGGCAGGGTCTTTGTTGGCTTGACTAGTTGGTCTAGACGCACTAGGGGTTTTCCCGTAACGTGCGCGTAGAGACTCAGCTGCAAGCTGTTGTCGGTGTCAGCCTGTGACGAGGCCTTCTTTTTTGTCTTCAGGTCAGCAATCGCATTACGTTCTTCTAGATCGATTACTCCGAGAAACGGAATGACCAAGCTTTCTTCTGTAATGATGTTGACGCGGACAACACGTTCTGCTGCTATGGGCTGTACCGCAGGCACGGGTTTGCCCGAAGCGTCACAGGCATTACCTAGGGCAACCTTGTGATATTTTTTAGTGAGACGGACGCCGATGTCCTTATCGTTCGCATCCTTTTCATCAGCGTCGTCCTCGTTATGTTCGCTGACTGCGGTTTTGATCTCGTCATCATATAAATCGGAATATGTCTGAAGCATCTCAGCTTCGCCAATAGGCTCATTCTGAATCATGCTCAGATGCAACTTCTCAGCTGCTTTATGTACACCGCGACCCTGTACTTGAAATACGTTCGACGGCACTTGCCGGCCCATAACGTAGCGGTAGTAATAGGCTTCTCCGCATTTCATGTATTGCGTAACTTGTGACACCGACAGATAGCCTTTCGGCAGCCTGTCTTTGAATTGTTCATCTTCTGCGACAGCAGGGATCTTAATCAATTCTTCATTGTCGATACTATCAAGCATCAAGTTCTCCGGCGTTCTTGTTCAATGCGTTTACTTGCGTTGATGAGATCTGCAAATTCATTCTTTGTATTGGCTATACCGACCACCCGCCCACGCGGCGAAGGGTCTGTTAAATCATTGAGTGACAACATAGGCTCGGCAGCCTCAGCCACGTCGTCTGGTTCACCCGCATCATCAACAGCGTCTTCGACTAGATTCTGCGGTGGCGCCACTGTGCTCAGTTGCGGTATCGGCGGGTCCATTACCATAATCTCAGCTTGGACTTTCAACCCGTCAATGTAAGCGTCTTTAAACTTGGCACACACCTCGTCAAGATTCTTGACTGCAAAACCATTGCCCCGGAAATAACTCGTAAGCATTTCCCTGAGATCACTCTCTTCGAATTCTAATGTAACTTTCATGGTATTAACTCCACAGTAGCTTTTTGCCGCATCATCTCACGGTCGTATTTACACTCCGCGTCGTACAGTTTAATTTTATATTTCGAGCAACGTATATGATAATCGGGGCACGTCGCGCATACAGACTTCGAGGTTACGAGTTGACTGAAGTCTATCTTTTGATCTAGCGCTGCCGCTTTAGATACGTCTAATGTGTTTCGGCCCAGTAGGCGATACACCGTAACCTTTTTGGTTTGACCAATACGATAATTACGATCTAGCGATTGTAAGTACTGATCTAAACTCCAAGGCAGATTGTAATAAATTGTGTAGTTTGCAGCATTGAGCGTTACACCAACCCCTGTAGCTACTTGACCGAGATACACCCTACAATCAGGAGCGTTGTTAAAGGTAGTCATCGCGTGCGTGAGTTGCTCGCGTGTAAACCCGCCCTGCACGCGGACGTACTGACTTCCTAGTTCCTTTATCGCAGCTTCGAGCGCATCCAATTCAGGCATGAATTTAGCCCAAATAATCACTTTGTTAGCGGGATCTTCTAGAATAGCTTCGAGTAATCCTACACAACGTTCAAGCCGTGAATTATCGGCATACGTCATAACGACGGACGCGGGTTCACGCTGGCTCACGGTGCATTTAGGCGTGTAAGGCAATATATCGTCTGCGCTACATTTCGCAGCATTAGGGCAGCCAACACAGAGTAATGGGTTTTTAGTAGCTTGATAAACAAAGCTACTTGCTAGCTGGTCTAGCTTATTCAGCTTAACGATGAGCTCTGTAGCTATGACGTGCGGATCAATTACAGGGCCGTCTTTTACCGTCAGCTCACCCGCAAGTATTTTCTCTTGTACCGAAACACCCGCTCCTAGACAGTGGTCTAATATGAGCGTGTTGTACGCGCGCTTGGTAGGATTTGTAACGACAAAGTATTCGTCCAAGATAAGCTGATCAGGCAAGTCTAGGCATTCTTCTTTTGTCTTCTTGAGACTAACGAGCCCGACACGAGTATTCATCGTGTCCATATTCTTAAACCCTAGCAGTATTTTAGGTACGGCTTCACCCTCTTCGCTTGGGTGGAATACCCCAAAGTGTTTCCTGAAGTGCCACCAGTTCTCAGGGCAGAAATACGTACCAAGAAAACGTAACTGTGCGTATAAATCGAAGGGAGATCCTAGCGACGGCGTGCCTGACAACAGTACTCGACGTGATGCGCGCAGCGCTAGAGACGTAGAGGCTTGCGTGCGTTTCGAATAAGGCGTCTTAAGCATGTGTGATTCATCCGCAATAATCGCGGAGTATGCTATTTTCAGTATGTCGTCTGTGTACAGCGTTGCTACGTTGTACGTAAGGATTGTGGCGACAGGCGCCCTAGCCTGTGCTTGTTCAAGCCGGCTCTGTTTTTGTTTTTTGGTACCGTCAATGATTAGAACGTCATCGACGTTGCCATGTTTCTTGAACTCTTCCGCCCAGGTGCCAAGCATCACAAGCGGGCATAGTATCAGCATGCGGTCTTGCGTAATCCGCTGCAAATCCACCGTTATTTTGCACTTACCGAGTCCCGGTGAATAGAACAACGCGGCGCGTGGGCGCTGTAGCAAATGCAACACACCGTCCCGCTGGTGTTGGTATGGTTGCGTTAAGAAACTAAAATCATCAGGCAAGGTAACCGGCGCAGCAAGCTTTTGCACATGTTCAACTACTTCAGGAGCATACTGCAGTCCCGGCACCATCTTCGGCAGGTCCGACAGAACGAGCTGGTGCACTGGAAAGAATGCAGGGAATCGCCAGAGTTTGTCTTTTCCGGAAAATGATGCTCCATATACGTTTTTAACTGCACTTTCACAGCATTGCAGAGTAAATACCGGAGTACCGTAGACTGTGCCGAGTTTTAGTGTGTAGGTCACCGAGTACTCCTACAGGGGAAAATGCATGTCGACAAGTGATCCAGGAATTTTAGATCTCGCCGGGGGTTCTCGGGGTCGGGGCAGTCATCCCAATCCGATGTTCGATTTCGTAACAGGCTTCGCTCCACGTAAGCTGAAGGACTTGTTTCGTTGGGTCGAATATTTGTATTACAACTCGGCACACATCTTTGCCGCTCTAAAGAAATTCGCCGAATACCCTGTCACTAAAGTGATGATTCAGTCGAGTGACGAAGCGCTAACGAAAAACTGGGAACGCGTATTAAATAAGTCCATCCGTATAAAGAGCGTAGCCATTGCATCCGGCTTGGATTTACACCTGTACGGAAACTCATTTACATCCGTATACCATCCGTTTAATCGCTTTTTGATTTGCAAAGAGTGCAATGCCCGCACAGGCATCAAAAAGACGACGTATAAGTTCAACCTGAAAACTTTGTCATTCTCATACAGCTGCCCTGCGTGCAATACCACGACTACAGGCGAAATTCTTGATGAGAAAGCAAGTGACGAGCACCGTATTAACGTAATTCGTTGGGACCCAAAGTTGATGGATATCAACCACAACCCCATCACAAACGAATCCGTATACTACTACACCATCCCGCAGGAACTAAAGAGCAAAGTCGAAAAAGGCGATGCGCATATTATCAACACGCTGCCTATTGAGTTTCTCAAGGCGATCCGTGACGATAAACTCTTCGAGTTCGCAGACGGTGCTGTTTATCACATGAAGATTCACCCACCTGCGGGTATTTCTTCACAGTGGGGCTTCCCTCCACTGACAACGACAATCAAGCTATTTCTTTATACGGCTATTTTGCGTAAAGCGAACGAGGCTATTGCGTTCGAACACATACTGCCTTTTCGTGTTTTGCATCCGGCACCGATCAGCGGCGCAGCAGATCCAGCACAGATGGTCAACTTGATGAAGTGGCGTCAAGAGATGACGGCCAACATCAAACGCTGGCGTCGCGATCCGCTGCACATCATGTTCGCGCCCGCAGCGCTGGGCGTAACCATGATGGGCGGCCAGGGCCGATCCCTGCTAACCCTCGGCGAAATAAAGGAAGCCGAGGAGGAAATTATCGCGGCAATGGGTATTCCCAAGGAATTCATTTACGGCGGGCTATCGTTCTCCGGTTCGTCCATAACTTTGCGCATGCTGGAAAACCAACTCGAAACGTACACGTCCCATCTCAACGAACAGTTGGAATGGGTCATAAAACAATCCAGTAAAATTCTAAGTTGGAAACCTGTAGAAGCAGAGTACTTACCTTTCAAGCTCGTTGATGACGCAGTGCAAAAGCAGTTCCTGTTAGGGTTACAGCAAGCAACAGGCGGCATGATTTCGAATACCACCATGCTTGATCTCAATGATTCGGACATCAACGAAGAACGTGAAAAGCGCCTACAAGAATCTCTTGACGAAGCTCGCATGCAAATGGAGCTCTCCAAGAAGATGAACAAAATACAGAACTCGCTATCGCAACAAGCGCAAAATGAGTCCCAGTCCGGATCAGGACTTTCTTATAATCCGCAAGCTATTATTTCTGCCGCGGAACAAATGGTACAACAAATGGGTGCTGCAGACCCCAGCACCCAAAAATCTATGCTTGCACAACTATCTCAGGAAGACCCTGTTATGTACGCTGTTGTAAAAGACCGATGGTCTACTCAGAAAGCTGTAGAGAAACAACAAGCGCTAGCAGACTTTAATGGCGGAGCCGCGTAATGGATGATTTTATCAAAGCGCTGCAATACGCGCAGACGCTACCCGATATTGCTAGTAACGAAAAAGCAGTACCGGACTTGCTTAGAGGTTCTGAATTCGAGAGCCTCGTCAAATCGGTCGCACCGGGTACGGCGGGCAAAGTCGCTAATGCTACAGAGTATTCATTTGAGTACCAGTCAGCGCGCTTGACTATCGGTAAAGAAATGACTGCGATGGATCACGGCACTGCGATATTTGAAGATATCGACGAGTCGGACCGCCTCAAGGACATTATGGACAGATCTCTCTCCGGAGAGGTCGTCGTAGTCAAGAAGACAGAAACGTTTCTCAAAGACGGTACTATCGTAATTTGGCTTGAGTGGATGCAGCCGAAGGCAGGATCTAAAAAAGATCATCCGTTTTTGACGACGAATGAACTTCTCACGCCTTCACCCGATCCAGACAATAAAGACCCAGACTCCGACGAAGACTTTCCAGATGATACTGACGACGACTAACCTGCCCACCTGCATGGGCAGGTTATCCATTACCGCTTAATCGGCGGTACTGGAACAACGGGGCGTACGTGCATACTCAGCTCTCGGCGGTGGGCGGAATCGCTAGTATTAATGACGCGAGCGTACTCTGCTCACGCGTTTTTGTATTAATACGTGGCGGGGGAGCACTTGAGCGCTTTCCGGTCCTCAGCTCTTGCTGATAGCACGCATGGCACTTAGTCTTCGGGCGCCAGGTTGGCTCGCGCGGAGCCACAACTTGTAGATTACCGCTAGCTACTGCGGCTTCATATTGGGTGAGCTGCTGTTCGTATCGCAACTGCACCTTTTTAAGATCAGATGCGACAACGCCTAACGGAACGTCATTAAGCCGACGACAGTTATCGTTACTGCATATATAGGTGCTTTGTAGGCGTAGATGCCATGTATTTGGAAAAGATAGCTTTTCCTGTTCGATCGCTAGGAGAGTCGGCTCAATGTAGACCTTGGGCACGGCCCGGTTGTAGCACTCGCAGAGTTCTTCCTCCATTGGAGGTAGGAACTCACCGCAGTGCCAACAGCGGGATTGTACGTCGCGTGCCACGTCTACACGGAAGACTGCACGATACGCCATCGCGTAACGGTACAAATCTTCTTTGCTGACCTCCAATCGGCGGGCTCGCAAGTATACGAGCACTTTACTGATATTTGAGTAATGCACCCCCCAGACTATGAGTCTGGCTGTCTGCAGATCGATATCCGCGAACGTAGGACCTGCCAAGTCCTGCACGCGGATATCCCCTTCGAATCTGCTAGTATCGCTCAATTTTTCCTCCTGAAAAGAAACGTGGCCTTAATACGTCTCTACATTCTTTTACCAGCAAGGGTTGCGGTTTTTTGAACAAACCGCGTATAATAGCAGGGCATGCCCTTGAATTTACAACCAATAGTTGTGGACGCAGACGTGCGTCGCGAACAGATCCGCCAGAAGACTATGGAGGGTCTCAAGGCGCTGTTTCCCATCATCGGCAAGAAGTCAACGCTGGAACTTCACGGCCTAGACGTGAACCGCAAGGACTTCTCGAACAGCGATCAGAAAGACGCTCTCATGAGCGGGCGGACGCTGAACGAAGCTATTAGCGGTACGATTAAATTACGGGACAACGCTACGGGGCAGATCACTGACGAGCAGAAGCGCATCCTCGTTCACCTGCCGTACTTTACCCGTCGTTACACGTTCGTCGTGGGCGGCAACGAATATAACGTCCCGAACCAGTTGCGTCTGAAGTCAGGCGTTTATACGCGTGAGCGTAACAACGGTGAGTTCGAAGCGGCGTTCAATTTGAGCAAAGGCTCGAATTTCCGGTTAGCAATGGAGCCTTCGACGGGCCGGTTAAATATGGAAGTCGGAGGTACTGCTAAGACCTCGAAGCTTCCGCTGTACGCTATTCTGAAAATCCTAGGTACGTCAGATACTGAAATCAAACAGTACTGGGGTGACGAGCTCACCGCTGCGAATTCTAACGTATCCGCCAAAAAAGAAGACGCGATTCTTAACAAGATCGTCAGCAAGATAAGGCGGCCAAACCAGGTCGCTCCCACCTCGCTTGAAGGTAAGCGTCTGTTCGTTCGCGATTATTTCCACAGTACTGCGATGGATTCTGCTGTAAATAGCCGTACGCTAGGTATGCCCTTAGGCCGTGCTGATGCGCAGGCGTTGCTAGTTGCCAGCAAGAAACTGATCGATGTACACAAGGGCACTGCCAAAACCGATGACCGTGACAGCTTGGAATTCAAGACGCTGCACTCTACAGACGACTTCTTCAAAGAGCGTCTCGACGTAGAAGCACGTCGTACTGTTGCAAAGAAAATCGCTGGGCGTCTCAATCAATCAGGCGCGGACATCAAGTCCATGGTACCCCACTCAGTATTCACAAAATCAATAAACAGTTTCTTGACAGGTGCTGCACTGTCATCTCAGCCAACACAAATCAATCCGGTCGAAATTCTTGATTACGCCAGTAAAATAACATCACTTGGCGAAGGTGGCATAAGCAGTGATCGAGCCATTCCCTTCGAGTCGCGCAAAGTCCATAACTCCCATTTCGGTGTTATCGACCCCGTACACACGCCAGACGGTCCTAAAACGGGCATTGATATTCACAGCGCATTGACCGCACACAAAGACTCTGACGGCAATCTTTACGCGCGCATGCAGAATATGCGTAATGGGCGGCTAGAAGACGTGTCGGTTATGGACCTTGCTAAGAGCAACGTCGCATTTCCAGGGCAAGATCACCGTACGCACTGGGATGTATTACAAGGCGATCACACGCGTTCGATTGCTAAAAAAGACGTAGATTACGTCATGCCGAATCTGACGCATATGTTCAGCCCGGCTACGTCCCTCGTACCTTTCCTCGACGGCATGCAGGGTAATCGCGCGATCATGGGATCTAAGTTCCAGGCGCAAGCGCTGCCCCTCGTACACCGCGAAGCGCCGCTAGTACAAGCAGGTGGCGGCCCCGGTGGTGAGAGTATGGAGCGCACCATCGCGCGTGTAATTGCGCCCTCGTCATCGGTTGACGGCACTATCGAAAAGATAGATGACGATTACATTTACATTCGTCCGCATGCAAAGACGGCATCAGCTGAACCTGCACTAATCAAGGTTCCGTACAATACGTATTTCCCGCTAACAGCGAAGACCTACTTGCACGACACTTTGAACGTCAAAGTAGGCGACAAGGTAAAGCAGGACCAGCTCCTCGGCGAGTCCAACTTTACCAAGGGTGGCGAGACCGCGCTGGGCAAAAACCTGTCTATCGCGTACATGGCGTATTACGGCAAGAACTCTAACGACGCTGTGGTTATCAGTGAAGGTGCTTCGCACAAACTGACTTCCGAACATATGTATAAAGAGGTCCTGCAAAAGGGTCCGGATATTATCATAAATAAGCCCAAATACGTTGCGTATTACGGCGTCCGATTTAGCGCAGAGCAGCTAAATAAACTAGACGAAAACGGTGTTGCTAAAAAGGGCGCGACCTTTAACAAGGGCGATCCGCTTATTCTGGGCTTGCGCAAGGCCGCCCCTACGCCCGAGCAAGCCATGTTGGGTTTATTTCACAAGGCACTGCTTAAGCCGTACCGAGATATCACAATTACATGGGAAAAGCTTGTACCTGCCACGGTTCAAGACGTTACGAACGCTACACGGCAAGTCATGGTAACGATTCGGACACAAGAGCCGATGAAGATCGGCGACAAGTTATCGAATCGCTTTGGTGGCAAGGGCGTCGTGTCTGAGATCATTCCAGACAACCGCATGATTCAGGACGAGAATAAGAAGCCAATCGACGTTCTGTTCACGTCAGCAGGTATCGTCAGCCGCATTAATCCGGGTCAAGTTGTTGAAGCGGCTCTTGGCAAAGTCGCGGAGAAAATTGGCAAACCTATTGTCGTCCCGCAGTTTCAAAACGAAAACAACGTAGAATTTGCCAAGCGCCTCATGAAAGAGCACGGCGTTAAGGACAAGGAAACAGTCCACGACCCTGTATCTGGCAAAGATATTCCGAATGTCTTTGTGGGGCGTTCGTTTATTCACAAGCTATTTAAGTCAACTGAGACCAATTATTCAGCCCGCGGAGTATCCGGTTACGACGTCAACCTACAGCCCACTAAAGGCGGCGATGAAGGCGCCAAGGGCCTGGGCAGAATGGAAGTCAACGCACTTCTCGCACACAATGCGCGCAATGTCTTGAAAGAAGCATTGACCTTAAAAAGTGAGAAAAGCGATGATTTCTGGCGTGCGTATGAATTTGGCCTACCGGCTCCACCGCCTAAGACGCCATTCGTTACAGAGAAATTCATGGCGATGCTTCAAGGCGCGGGCATCAATGTTAATAAAGAGGGAGCGCACGTAAGTCTAGGTCCGCTCACAGACCGCGCCACCTCCAATTTATCCGCAGGAGCTCTCAGTACTCCTAGTCTGGATAAATCTAAATCATTCATGGTAAATGCCAAGAATTTAGCTCCTGAGACCGGGGGTTTATTCGACCCCAATTTGACGGGCGGTATGAGCGGCAAGAAGTGGTCGCATATCGACTTGACTGAGCCTATCGTAAATCCGGTATTCGAAGATGCGGTACGCCGTCTGTTGGATATGTCTAAGAAGCAGCTCAAAGACGAAATCGGGACTTCCGGCGGTACGGGTATTCGTAAACAATTAAATAAGCTCGATCTAGACCAGCTTGCAGTAGCGCTTCGTGAACAAACGCGCACTAAACGCGGATCCGATTTAGATGGTGTTGTAAAGAAACTCAAGTATATCGAAGGGCTTAAAAAGAATGGCTTCTCCAAGGCGGGAGATGCGTACATTATATCAAAGATACCCGTTATACCTCCGGTGATGCGCCCCATCGTACAGTCCAGCCGTGGTAACGATTTGCAGATATCCGACATCAATTACCTTTACCGTGACGTCGGGCTTGCCAGCGCAGCGCTGCAGAACAGTAAAGAAACTGAAATGCCGGGTGTAATCTCGGACGCGCGCAAATATCTGCATGACGCCGTAGGCTCTCTTTTCGGTACGCAGAAAGCTACGACTCCCGGTCGAGCTAATCGCGAGATAAAGGGATTCATTGAACAGATCACAGGATCGGGTTCACCTAAAACTGGTTTCCTGCACAAGAAAATATTGCGACGCCAACAAGACCTTACGGGGCGTGCCACCGCCACACCAGACAATACGCTAGATATTGACCAGATCGGCGTACCTGAAGATATGCTTTGGACTACGTACGATAAGTTCATAATGCGCGGACTTATCGGACAAGGTTACAGGCCTCTAGACGCCAAGAAAATGGTTGAGGACCGACACCCCGCCGCTAATTCCGTGCTGCAACACGAAATCACTTACAGGCCGATGTTCGTTAACCGGGCGCCATCTCTGCACAGACACAACATTGTCGCGGCCTATCCCGTGCCCGTTCAAGGCAAGTCGTTGCGTGTAAATCCTTTCATGGAAACCGGACAGAACCTGGATTACGACGGCGACGCGATGCAGCTACACGTGCCTGTAACCATGGCGGCTGTGCAAGAAGCCCAGAACCTCACAATGTCCAAGTTACTATTCGGCGATAAGCATGCCGCTGACCTCATGGTATTTCCTAAGCATGAAGCTATCCTAGGGGCGTATCTTGCAACCAAAGTCGATGCTGGCGCTGTGCACAAATTCAAAACACAAGCTGAGGCCATGCAGGCATATCAGCGCGGTGATATTAAAATGACCACCCCGGTGGAGATCGAAGAGGCGCACGGTGCTGTCTAACTATACCGCAGGTAAGCGCGCGGCTCTACATAAGCTCGGGTTTTTGGACGCATTAGATCCTGAAGACTTGCCAGCATTTATGGCGCGTCGCCGTGAAATGCAACGGCAAAAAGATCTGAAGATTCAAGCTATGAACGGATTGCCCGCGGGTGGTTTGGTTACGGATGATTACGCGTTACAAGCCTAATTAGAGGGGTTTACTCGATGGATACGTCATCTACAAAAATGCTCCTGGACTTTGTCCTGCAGACGCTAATCATTGTTATTACGCCTATAGCCATTATGCTTGCGCACAAACTCACACGAGAATTTGCAAAGCGTACGGGTGTGACAGTAGCAGAGCAGCAAGCGCTGCAGCTCGACGACGCTATTATGAAGGGCATTGCTTTTGCGCATGAGCAAGGCCGCAAAGCCTTGAAGTTAAATCTTCCGGCCGTAGCAAGCATAGACAAGCGTGCTACTGCAATTGATTTTGTAGTACGTACTTTGAAAGAGCAGAAAATGCCTGAAAAAACCCGCGAATACATCGGCGGTCTTATAGAAGCACGCCTCAATTTAGATCGCAGTTTTACAGAGACAGGTAAGTCATGATGTCGAGCAGCTACTACACGCACGGAGCTAAGCAGGCACTGATTAAACTCGGCATGTCTGCAGACATGTTCGCTGAATTTGCAGAGCAAGATCAAACAAACGTCGACAGCGAAAACCCCAACGGTCCGGCGAATCCTCCTGCCATTGCGAAGAACGTCGACAAGACTCCCTCGTGGAGCGGACAGAATTCGTTGGAATCAGGCGACGCAGGAACTCGTAATTACCAGATGGGCTTGCCGCGCGCCGGGGGCGTTTAAATGCCAAAAACCCTAGGACATTATTTGTTGGATGGCGCTATTCCCAGCGAATATCGTCCTACGGGCATTTACACGAAAAAAGATCTGTTTCAGAACATGTTGCGGCTCGCTAAAGACGATCCCGTTCAGTACGTAAAAACCATCACCAAAGTGAAGAAACTCGGCGATGATTTTTCTACGAGCATGGGTATCTCTGTAGGCCTCGACGACATTGCACCGCTGTACAAAGAACGCAACGCGATTACGCGCCCCGCATTAGCGAAAATCAAAGCAAGTACGACCGATGCGCAAAAGCACGAGATTATCCGGGATACACAGGATAAGTTGCTCGCATACGCCATGAATCACCCCGGAACCATGGGGGAGATGGCGCGCTCTGGGTCTCGCGGAAGCCCGCTGCAATTAATGCGTGCGGTGGGTGCTCCTGCTGCAAGCAGCGATGAGCACGACAATGTTCAGGCGTGGCTGACTACGCACAGTTACTCAGAAGGCTTGCGTCCTTCAGAGTGGTGGGCGAACAATAAAGAAGCGCGCATGGCCGCGGCAAAGGGGACCATTGAAGTTAGCGAACCCGGCGATCTCTCGAAAATTCTCGTCAACAATACGAGCGATCAAGTTATTACTATGCCTGACTGTGGGACCAAGAATGGTCTCCGTATGGCAGTCGCTAACTCTGCCATTATAGATCGGTTCCTGGCAGTCGCAGCCGGCGAATTTCCGCGCAATACACTGGTTGCTCCCCGGATCGTGTCGTTGCTCCAGAAGGCAAAAATAGAGCACATCATTACCCGTTCACCCATGACTTGCGAAGCCGACCGCGGTATTTGCCAGAAATGTATGGGTTTGAATACTACGGGTACGCTCAATCCTGTCGGTGAAAACGTAGGTATTCGTGCCAGCCAAGCATTAGGTGAGCCTCTCACCCAACTCGCGCTCAACGCTAAGCACGGTGTACGTATGTCAGGCACGAACCCGCTAGACATCGGAGGCCTCGAAGGCTTCCGCATGATTATCGAGTCGCCGGCATCCTTCAAAAACAAAGCGACGCTCGCCCCCGTCACGGGCACCGTAAAAGAAATCGTAACGGCTCCTCAGGGTGGTTATTTCATCACGGTAAATACCGATCGCGTTTACATAATGTCAGGGCTTAAGCCCATCGTAAAAGTCGGAGACCGAGTACACGCGGGCGATGCGTTATCTGAAGGCGTGCCCAAACCTGGCGAGGTCGTAGAGCACAAAGGACTCGGCGAAGGCCGTAACTACATCGTGAACAAATTGAGCGACATATACAAAGGTAGCGACGTCCCTGTAGACCGTCGACACTTTGAGGTGCTCGCTAAATCTACGCTCAACCACGTACGTATAGAGGACGTAGATGATGACGACTCTGCAGAACACGGTCTCGTGCGCGGCGACGTAATCGAATACAACAAGCTGCGCAACATAGCCGGCAGTAAATCTGTGCACACGGCTATCGACTCCTCTGAAGGCAAGTATCTCGCAGAGGGTGCGTTGCACCATCTCATCGGTACCCGTATCTCGCAGCCTATGATCGACGAACTAAAGGAAGCGGGCTACTCAAAGATCCAAACGGGTTTCAAAGCCCCGATTGTTTCGCCAATCCTTCAACCCGCTACGAGAAATCCTTTACTAAACCCCGACTGGCTTGTACGTTTGGGGCATCGTTACTTGAAACAGTCTATATTGGATGCGGCCCAGAAGGGGCAAACCGCAGACATACACAGTCTCAGCCCCGTACCGGGCATCATCTTTAGTTCGGAATTCGGTGAAGGCCCAGACGGGCAATACTAATCCGAACTAAAGCCTTGGGCCGCAGAATCAACCGCACTACAATAAACGCATTACCGCCATAGGAGCAGGGTACATATGTCGATTTCACCGCTTTTCAAGCGCGCCTTCGTCCGGGGCCTGAACGCGCAATTAATCCGCGAAGGTGTCGTGGTCTACCCGTCGAAAGAAGCGGCGGATGCTTCGGCGGATTACATCGCTGATAAGTCGGGGATGCCTGACCCTTACCTCAATGGCGGCCAGCTCGACATGAAGGTTGCGGGTTTTCTCTGCGAAAACCTCGTCAAGGCAGCTGAGTATCAGTGCGAACAAGCGGGCAATCAGTACAGCCCCTCCGTTACCAAGACGGCGCAAGACGCTAACCCTGTCGCAGTCGCGCAAGGTGACGCTTGGTCGCTTATGGAGAAGTCTGCAGCCGAGACGGGCTCGCTCATTCAAGGTGGCGGAGACCCGAACGACCTGCCCGGCGCAGCGGCTGACAACGGTGAGGCTGCTTTGGAGCAGCAACGCCGTCCCGAGAATTACGCCAACCTTGGCGAGCGCGGCGTCGGTAACTGGGAGGGCAAGGGCGAAGGCACTGTCGGTACCGAGCAACGCTCTCCCGTCGCACCGGGCGCAACCGACGGTGGTTCGAATTCCGTGACTGAGCAGACCGCAAAGTCTGGTTCGTTTACAGATATCGTTCGTCGCGTTGCGCGAAAGCAAGCGGCGGATACTGGCTCGCTGATCACGGGCGGAGGCAATCCGAACGACCTGCCCTCAGCCGCTGCTGACAATGCCGAAGCGGCACAAGAACTCAATCGCCGTCCCGAAGGCTATGCCAGCATGGGCGAACGCGGCGTCGGAAATACCGAGATGACCATTCCGTCGGGCGCGGTTATCGGTCGCGAGATGCCGCATCCGCTTATGCCCGGCGCCACGGCCAGCGGCAGTAATTCGATCACCGAGCAAACCAAGAATGCTTTTGATCGAGTATTCACACAAACCGCTGAGCAGGTTGTGCCGTATCTTCCCGAGCGTATGCCTGAGACGCAGAAGGTTGCGCACGTACGCGCCATGATGGGTCTCGATGTACCTGAGCGTGCGGGATATCTTGAGACGCTCTATTCTTCGCTGGGTTCGAAGAAGGAAGCGGCTGCGTCAATCCGCGATCATTTCCGTAAGACTGCCGAAGCGGAGTGCGCTACTTCGGAAAATGCCAAGAAGGATGACAAGGATGACAAGGGCGACGACAAGGGCCCCGCACTTCCTGCTTTCATGCAGAAGAAGGAAGAGTCCTCGGAATCCAAGATGGGATCGCTCTCTGTACTGCGAACACGTCTCCAGAACCTGAACGCTTAATCAATCATGGTCTCTACGGCCGCACTAAAGCTCGGGCTTCTACTTATCCAAGAAAAACTTGGACAAGCTATGGGAGTTCCGGGCTTTTCCCCGTTTAATTCCGAAAGTCCTAGTAGCTCTGAACAACCTGCGCGAAAGCCGTTGCAGACTGCTACGATACGGCCACCCAAGATTATAAACCCTAGGTAGACAATGGCATATCGAAAACACGCCTTATTTTCACCTGCGATCAACTCGCAGCAAGCCATGCCGTCTGCCGAGGACGAGAAACAAATCTTTGAGGATAAGTTCGGGCAGATGGCCTATCAGGCTTTCTCTGGCAAATTCCCGGATCTTGTTCCTGAGATTGTCACGTTCAAGATGCTCGATTCCGACACGGAAATGGGTACGGGCGTAGGCGCGTTTATTATCGAGCAAGAAGGCAGCTATATTTATATACCTGTCGTTCTTTCTGAGAATGAGCTCAAGCCTTTCGATTTGATGTATGTGAAGGATCAAGATATTTTCCTTCCGCTCAACAACGATTGGTTAGAGGAAGTAAATAAGAGCACCATCTCGTCCATGGGCGACGGGGCTAAGTTGCCTGATACCGTTGCAACAGACGTCGATATCCGTAACTTGATGGTACCGCCAACGACCGGTCGGTACAGCTATGCCAGCGATGTGTCTGCGCGTAGTTGGCTCGAAGCTTCTTCGACTGAACCCCTAGGTCGCAAACTTACGAAAATCGCTATCGGGCCTTTTCCAGGTACCGGAGCCGGTGCTACAGGGCAGCCTTCGGAGTTTAATCCTGAGATCTGGGCAACGTTCGTCGAGCAATTTCAGCGCACCCAGCAAATGTCTCCAGGCCAGGCGCTGGATAATAATGCTCTTGATGTAGATACACTAGCCAAGATGTACAAATCCCACACCAAGACGTGGGAAATGATGCAGGACCCCAACGCAGCAACTGCTGCGGCTCAACAGGGTATGGCCCCTGCTGGCGCGCAACAGCAACAAATGCCGCAACAAGGTATGGCGCCACAGCAAGGCGCGGCACCTGCTGCTCCTCAACCCGGCATGACTACTACCGCATCGATTAGCATGCCGCATATCAACCCCGAGACAGTGCGCACGCTCGGACAAATGGTCGATGAGGGTGTGTCGAACGCTGTGCGTGGCGGACTGACGGGTGCAGGCACCGGTCTCATGACCTCTGATTGGGAAGACTGGCGCGATGCTCCAGGCGTCGCGGCTCGCGGCGGGTTGGGCGGAGCATTGGCCGGTCCTATCGGTGCAATAATTGGCCGCCAAGGAGCTATTCAATCTGGCGGTGGCATATCTCCCGGACTCGGCCAAGCGGCTGGTCGCTATACCGGCGCAGCCCTCGGCGGCATTATGAATACTCGGGAAAAGGAAGTCGACCCTTACACCGGCCAACAACAGCCTGGTTTTGTAGGCACCGCACTGTCCGCCCTTGCCAACCCTATGTCTGCGATGTCGCGATATGCGTCGTACGAGGACGGCATTACTGCGATGCTCAAGCACGCGCAGAAGTCGAATACGTATGCGCCTAAACTCGTTGAGTTTCTAGAGAAGGCGCCTAATCAGGTCAAAGAAGGATTTGCGAAAGTATTGGACGCAAACCCCCGCCTACTCAAAAAGGCTGCAGAACTCTACGGCGAGCAGCAGCTCATCAAAGCGCTGACGCACAAGACTGCCGGTGTTTCGCATACGGGCGGTGCGTTGTATATCGCGGATAAAGCGACGCGCGCGAAAGAATACACCGAGCTCTTCGGTGAAGCTGCGCCTGAAGCATTCAACGGCGTGCTGATGCGGGGTTACTACTTTAAGGACACTCGTCCTTCGCTCAACTTGGCTGTGCAAGTACAGAAGTACCAGCATTTCCAAGACACGCTGTCTTCGGGACCTTACAGGCTCTACACAACCAAGGGCGCACCTACAGGCGCGTTGGTCATTACTGAGCCGTTTGATCTTCTAAGCGAAGATCGATTTACCTTTCCCAAGGAAGACAGTCGCGTTAAGCGCCTACAAAACAAGGTCCCCAAGACCACGTACAACAAAGAGCCTGAGAGCTTGTACGGTTTTGACTGTAACGGACGCGATATCGAACGCTCGCATAAATACAGTCGTCTTGCCATTCTCGAAGATGGCAATTACGTGATGACAAACCAGCTCATGGGCGAGCAGGTATCAGAGAACTTCCTTAAAGGCTCGGGTGTGTACAAAGCTGTACTCACAGAGGGAACTGCCAAGCCTTCTAAGGGTACTGGCGCGTTTATTTCTAAGCGCGGCGCGCAGTATCACGGCACCAAGCCTGTAGAAATTACTGAGCTCTCCGTAGGTACCGACGGTGTGGTGCGCGGCAAGATCAGTAATGAAGGTGGTTGGGGAGCCAAGGCCTTCGTAATGGACCCGCGTTCTCCGGGTAATCGCCCGATGAAACTGCGAGACCAAAATCTCGTGGTTATTCCGGCCAGCTGGAAGTGGGTGAGTCTCAAGGACGATAAGCCTGCTGAAGACTTCCTGCGAACAGCTGACGCGTTGAGCCACATCGTACTCGACGCGTTGGGCTCGATGGGCGTCCACGAGGCTGTTGTTCGCGATGCGGGCGAGAGCATGTATTCCGTAGACGGCGACCGTACGGATACGAAAAAGGAAGCTATCTTTAAGATTGCTTCACGCTACAAAGTACACGCGTCTGCTGCCGAAGCAATGTTGAAAATTGCGTCGCATACGGGCGTGTGTCGTTCGTATATCGTGACGCCCTCTGCGTATCAAAGTCTCAAATACCGCATTAAAATTGCGCAAGGCGAAGCAGCGCCGCAAACCCCGATGGGTGGTCCGCCAGCTATGCAGCAACCTGCGCCCGCTGCGCCTGCCCCGCAAGCTGCGCCACCTGCCATGCCCCCTGCTATGCAGCAAGCTCCGGCGCCTGCACCCTCGCCGCCCTCGGCAGTTGACCAGGCTTTTTCGGAATCAATGCAGAGCCTGCAAGAACAGATGACTGCTTTGCAGGCCCAACTCGACGTACTGACTACGGTTCAGCAACGCGCTCAAGAAATTGAGACGGGCCAGCCAGCCGAACCTGCCGCGCCCGCTGATCCTGCGCAAGGCGGTATGCCTGCACCTGCGCCTGCAGACCCTGCGCAAGCACCTGCGCCTGCTATGCCGCAAGACCCTTCGCAAATGGGCGGGGATCCTGGCATGCAAGGTATGCCTGAAGGTATGGACCCTGCGATGGGTATGGACCCAAACGCAGATCCCAATGCGCAACAAGAGCCGCAATATCCAATCATGCGCACGGAGCAACCGTCGTCTGAGGAGATTGCTTCGCAGATTAACCCTGCCTTTTTGGAAGGCGCGGCGGGTATGCACGAAACCGGCGCATTCGACGCAGGTACTATCGCATCGCTCGCACGCAACGGTACGTTGAAGGGCTTGACGTCGCAGTACGCGTCGAACCTCGAATCCAGCATCGATGACTTGGGGCGTACGCTACTCACGCTCTATATGCAGGAATCCCAGATCAAAGAACAACTGGGTGAGACTACATATATCGAGTTAGAGACGCAAATGCGTGATACATTCCAAGGGCTAGGTAAACTTGTGCTGTCAATGACGCACAATTCAACGATGCTAGACCCGAATGCGATCGCCTAATCCGCGTCACCGATACGAAGCCTTTGCGCAGAAGCGCTGCGTACCAGACACCGACAGTGAGCGGTCTCTGTACGTAGCGTTTCATGGCGCGGAAGCTTTAAATAAAATCTGTCCATTGCGGCCGTGGCACGCCAGCCAGACTGTAGATACGCTAGTTAATTATCCCATTCTGGTATTCAGAACGGATTCTATCCGCAGTATTTTAGAGTCTTTTTTAATAGCCTCTAAGAATGACTTCTCAGTAGCGGAAGCTCTATCGATGCCGCCCGAAGAAGTGAGCTTCTACAGGCACATCTTCTTCGACACGCAGGTATTTCGTACTGAGCTTGAGCTCATCGTGTTCATGCAGGAAATTCCTGAAGATCACCCGTACAAAGCGTACTACCGAATTGCGTACCACCAAGGTCTCGGCGCCTTGCAGTGGCAATTCTGTCGTAATAAGGGTGAAGTTCCTGCGCAGGACGTCATCAAGACGATCATGACCGATGCGTACTTCCGCTCGATGGAGCATCGCGGTCAACTGATTACAGGCAAGCTGGCCCGCGAAGCCGCGAAGTACGCTAAAATCTCAGTGGAGTGCGCCCGAGCTATCCTCGGTAACGACAACCTACGTGATGAGGACGCCGAGAGTCTTCACATCAAGTTTGAAGAAACGCGCGGTAACCGTACTGTCGAGGACCTCGGCGCGGATAAGGTGGTGCACTGATGGCACATATTACTGAAAACGATTACAAGAAAATGGCTGAAGCCATTTCTGACGATCTAGTCCAACAGAAAATACCGCTGAACAACAGCATTCGCAAGCTGGCGTCGTCTATGGATATGTCGCAAGAGCAAGTCCGTAGGCTCTGCGAGAGCTCCAACAATACGACGTTCAATAAGCTATTCCAGTCGAAAGACAAGACCGCTTCAGATCGTATTGTTGAATTCGATGTCGCTGATGCAGATCAGGTATTTGCCGACAATATCAAAGAAGCTGCCGTGGCAACGCCTGCTGACGACGTGGCTTATTTCTCAGAGTATCGTTCGCTTCGCGAAGAAGACGAAACCCCTGAGATGACCAAAGTAGCGTTTGAAGAACGTCCGACAGCTACGCCTAATCGCGAAGTAGATCGACGTACTGTGCGTAAAACCCTCGACCATCTCCGTCACGAAAAGATGGCGAGTGAAATGGTTTACGGCGATACGCTTCAGACGCTCAAGCGTCGCTTTGCACGTATTTACCAAGACGTACCTTTTTCTACGTTCGAGAAGAACGCTGCTGCGCTGCATGGTGAACGTGTAGCGCCGCTGTTGACCGAATTGCGTCGCAGCATGCGCATGCCTGCTATGACGTACAATTTCGAAACTCTGCAAAAGACTGCGGGTTTTGTTGACGACAGCGCTTTCGAATATTCACTGCTGGCTGACGCTGTTGCGCAGTCTGAAAAAGTTGCAACAATTGCTGCAGGTATCGCCAAGCTGGAGGCGCTGTCATGAGCCGATTTGACGAGACTGTCGCAAAGATTGCAGCGTCGCCTGCTAAGCGTGCAGCATTCAAGCTAATTCCTCGCGCGTTGTTTAAACAAGCAGGTATGCTTGGCGCTGCAGCTGATGCAGCTGAGCACGCGCCCAAAAGTCAATGGGGAAGTGTGTTGCCCGACATTGTTAAAAATGTAGGGAGTGGTGCTGCTCTCGGTGCGGGTGCGTGGGGTGTCGGTAAAGCGCTAGATAGCGTTGACCAAACGTCCGATCGCCTCGAAGCTGAACGCAAGCAGATGGGTCAATTGTCTGGTGAGCAGAAATTCCGTACGAATGCTCTTAAGGGCTTGTCCCCTATGCATGACCAAGTATTTTCATCTTTGGGTGAAGATCCGATACTTGCTAAAGCCGATCCTGCAATCATGCAGGCTTCATATAATACAATGAAGCGATTTGCGCCACACCTAGCCTCAGACCCGAGCGTCGCGCGTAGCTTCTTGCGTCTATCAGCGCTACACGGCGCGACTCCTGACTACGGCACAATAAAGACGCTTACGGATGCAGAGCAGTCAGCTGCACGCGCTGGCGGAATGGGTTGACCATGAATTACGACACATTAATGCAAAAGCTCGCCACTGCGGATTTGCCGATTAATCGGCGTCTTGTCCACGTCATGGACAAGGTTAAAATCGCAGGTCTACACCGGGCAACTGCAGCCATGTACGGCATGCCTGCTCTAAACGTAAAGACAGCGAGTCAAACGCTAGGACAGCAAATGCTGTCTACCCACTACAAGTTTAAGAAAATTGCAGAGGGTTTAGGTGCAATGGCTCCACGTAAGCAGGCGAGCATTTTGCCAATGCCTAGTACTGCAAAGCCTAACCCTGCGCGTACTCAGGCTCTGTTAGGCCTGCTCAAGCAAATGCAGATGCCCGACCAGAACATGGCAGGGCGACAATTAGGCGGTGCCATGAATCGTGGGCGCCCCGGCATGTTTAGCGGTGTCGATCAAGCGGCTAATACGTTTAGCCCTAAGACTATTCCTGAGTTGCCGGCCATGGGCCGTCTACCTACGGGTCCGTGATGTCTTCCAAGATAATCCTCCTAGACGACCACTTCTCCACCGGAGAACCAACAGTACAGTTGGTGTCTTCATGGGGTCGTAATGGACGATTATTAAAGGAAGCCACGTCACTGCATAAAATTGCTAGCACGCACAGCCCCGCGCTCGACTACATAAAAAATGTAGCTCCCGAGCCGGGTAAAACTATTGTGCTTGTGATTGGTCTTGGCGACAACGAGACCTACGGCGCTAATCGTAATGGTGACGGTTTTCCATCTAAGCCTGTCAAGGGTAAGATTGAACCGGATGAAGTGCTTACTAAGCACTATCAGTCTTACGATAAAGCGCATGTATTTGAACATCACGTGAACGGTGATCCTAGTAAAGCTATTGGTAAAGTTAAGAAAGCTTTCTGGAACCCTCACATGCACCGCGTAGAAGTGTTGCAGGATTTCGACAATGCGAAAGCGCCGCACCTTATAGAAAAGATTGCCAGCGGTGAATATCCCGCCACCAGCATGGGCTGTCGAATCAAATACGACGTTTGCAGTAATTGCGGTAACCGTGCTAAAACTAGGGCGAGTTATTGTGAGCACCTTAAGTACGCGATGTCTAAAATCGACCCGCATAGCGGTATTCAGAATTCTGCTCTGAATCCTAGCCCAGATTTCTTTGACAGTTCTTGGGTTCTCCGTCCTGCTGACCGCACCGGCTACATGATGAAAAAGGTTGCTAAAGAGCACCCTTACGAACTCAAGCTCGGCGGCTATGAGCTCGGCGAATTGGTTACTGATCTGCAGCAGAAAGCTGCGGACCTCGGTAAGGCTGCGGATATTGAGAAAATACTGCAGGGTGAGCCTGCTTTGTCCGTGTCTAACCTAGATAGAAATGACGCGTCGCTTGTAGAGAAATACATAAAGACCAAGCAGCGTGATTCCGATAAGCCTACGGACACCGCGTCTGTAAGCATCATGATCAATTACAAACCCTCGGAAGTTGCAGGGACTGCAGACCCGCTAGACTTCCCGTTGGGTATTAAAGAGATCATGCAGTATTTTATCAGCAAGCTGGCGCCTGAAACAAAAACAGGTGTCCCTGATAAAGTATTGAAGTCGGCAAATGACCATCTCGGCCTTATATACGAGATGTTTCAGCGCTACCCGCGTTTCTACGACACCGTAGTCAAAGAAGCTGGGTTAGACGCGCCGATATTCAATGCCGATTTGTACACTAAACTCGGCTTTACCGCTTCTCCAACTTCGGATTATCTGCAACGTCGGATGCCCGGACATGCGACGTTCCACGCTGAGCGTCCGTTGACCGATACATTATCTTGGACGGACCCAAATACCGGCGGACAGTACAGCACAAACTACGGTACTGTTCAAAAGACGCATGACCAGCTCATCAACCAGGGGCTCAAGGACAAGGCCGTAACGGGCGGTGCTTTGTTGGGTAGCGGTGCGCTCTTGGGCGGTGCAGCATACGCAGCGCGTAATAGTTCTCGCGTACCCCGACCGATGCGCCTTGCCACAGGTGCTGTCGGCGCGGGTCTTGGTTTACTCGGAGCTAAAAAGCTTACGGGTCCCACGCCTATCTCCGGCCCTAAAATTGTAACAGATCAAGGTGAGACTATTTCTGGATGGACCGAGATGGCTCCGGTACAAAAGATGGGCGCTGCCGTAAATACCGCGTTCGCATACGTAGTAAAGCGTGCTAATGAACGTCCTACAAAACTAGACGCCGCGTATACTTCGCGCTTTATGCAGCAGCTAAAGAGTGCTGAAGTGCAGGATGAACTGAGCCCCTACCTAGGGCCTACACTAGATTTCGATAAGGTAACTCAGGCTCTCGGAGATTCGATATTAAGGCGCTCCGAATAAAGCTTGTATTGGCTCAGATACACAACTAAGATTCACACTGAAACCCTGTGAGGGAACCAATGGCTGAAGAGAATGCTTTCGCGCGAATTTTATCCCGTATGTCTGCCGCTGACGCCGGCATCACGGAAAAGACAGCCTCCGCGCCTAGTACGCCTGAGCCCGACGCGTCTGCGCGCATGCTCTCTACGGTCCGCGCGGTGACCCGTTCGGTAAAGACTGCGGCAGCTGCGGCGCCCACGCCGAAAGCGTCGCTGGAGAAGATGGCTGCTGAAGCACAGCAAGCCGAGGAATCTCAGCTCATCAAGCAAGCGCAGCATATGGGCGCGGCTTTGGCTGATGGATTTATGGAGCGCTTTGCGCAGTACGATGCAGCGCTCGGAGAAATCAAAGTTGCTGCGGTCGGTGCAGATCCTGCCCAACTCCAGAAAGTCGCGCAAGCTGCGTACGCGCAGGCCGTGCAAGACATGGAGAAAAAAGCCGCTGCCGAATACGAAGCGGGCTACAACGATCAGCTCAAGGCAGTACACAAGATTGCCGCCGACGTGCATTACATCGGACAACAGACGGCTAGCGCCATTATCCAACAGGCGCGTACTGCAAAATGAGCCGCTACGTAGACATCGGCGAATTAGCAGACCAAGTCATGGCGTCGGTGAAAACCGCGTCCGTGACGAAGACTGCTTCCGCGAAGTCGACGAAGGTTAGAACTTCTGCGGCAGCGCGTGAATTGCGTAAGTTCGCCGAAGACTTGCAGCAAATGCCAGATCAGGATGACGTCTCTGATGACGATCTTGAAGCATTGATGCAAGACCAAGAAGTCCAGCAATTATTGGAAGAACTCCAAAATAACCCTGAATTGCTGCAACAGCTTCTTGCTCAGCAAGATGATGGTGGCGATGACGGTGCGGGTATGGATCCGTCCATGCAAGCTGCGCCGATGGGTGGCGACCCGTCTATGCAAGCTGGTCCGATGGGTGGGGATCCCGGCATGGATCCGTCTATGCAAGCTGCGCCCATGGAAGGCGACCCGTCAATGGGTGCGATGCCTCCCGGTATTAATCCGCAAGATCCAGATAATGATGGAGATGCGGGCGGCGATACCGATGGCGACGGTGATGGTCCCAAGCCTAAAAAGCATAAAGACTCTGACGATGATGACGATGACTCCGACTCTGAAAAGGGCGAGTCAAAAGCACCGCCGAGTTTTGCGGGCAAGACTGCTTCCGAAATTCGAAAAATTGCAGCGTATATTCGCGACAACGATAAGCGCTTTAAGCAAATTCGCATGCTAAAGGCCGCTAATATGCTCCACGCGGCAACTGCCCTTAAGCACCTCACTGGAGGGTCAAAGTGAAAAAGCTGAGTAGCGCTAAGCTCGCCGAAATGTTGTTTGCGGTTGCAGACTACATTGATGAGGTTGAGCTCAAGAAGACTGCGAACGTCCGTGCTGAACGCGATGCGCGCATTGCAAAGCTCGCCGAGCGCTACGAAGCGTCTACCGGTGAGAGCATCCCAGATGACCTGCGAAACAAATTAGCAGGCTTAGATGCGAATGCCCTTGATCATTTACTCAAGGTTGCCAAAAATAATAACGAGTCTCCTGTTGCCCTTGGGCGGTCGGCAGACTTGGATAGTGACCCGGCCCCGCGCACCATCAAGGAAGCGGCCGATCATTCAGAGAAACGTTTCCTTGACTGGATTGTCAACGATTAAAGGCTGAGGAGAGATTCCAATGGCAAGTCTCAATGATAAGTTTGACGTTCTTCGCGGTTGGGAACCGGGCGGCGATGCTGGCATCGACCAGTCTCTTCCTCCGGTCAAGGTTATGGGCGTGCCTGTCACGCTTCTTCCCGGCTACATCGTCAGTATGAATACGAGCGGCGAAGTAAACGTCGCCACGTCCCCCGCCAGCGTTGCGCTGGGCACCGCCAACCCCACGCTTGTGTACATCGTGCTCGAAGGTAACGGCGTGGACACCTCGACGGTCTTCGTTGAGAAGGTCGTTTGTCTCCGCGGTAAGCTTACGGTTAAGTCCGACAAGCTTAATACCGCGCAGTCTTTCCCCATCAACGGGAAAGTCACGTACAGCAACGGCCTGTTGAGCGACCACGGCGCAACGGCAACGACGCACCAAATCGGTACGGTCTTGGCCAACAACGTGGCAACTGACGGTACCATTGTTGTTGAAATGGACCTCTAAGCTTTAACCTCGGCCGCTAAGTACGGACACGGAGCAAATAAATGGCTAACGCATCATATCGTACAGAGACAGAAAAGGTCTCGGCACAGTTCATTAACTCGAACTTCGTTCGCAAGCTGGAACAGGGCCGTGTTAAAGAGGCAACAGAAGAAGGCTCTGCCTTCCTTCGCACCAAGATGCGCCAAGAGGCGTTCGTGCGCGAAGTTCTGCCGCCGATTCTCCTTGCGGACGACGAGATCGACCGTGACGAGGATACTGATCAGCCGAAGAAAATCGTCGAGAAGGAGCCTGACTCCGTTGCGACGTTCGTGCCCTTCTACGGAACCGGCGTCCGTACGCTTTTCCGCGGTCCGCGTTATGCCGTCCGCTTCGGTAAGACCGAGTCGGCGCGCTTCCGCAAGAGCAAGTTCGAGCTCATGACCTATCAGAATGATATCCGAAAGATCCTTTCGGATAACTCTGTGAAGGACATGGCGGATCAGGAAGACACCAAGTTCCTGGGCACGGTAAATGCGATTCTCACCGCTGCGCCATCGCAGGTTGTTGCCGCAACAGGCTTCAACTCCAGTGCGTTCAAGGGAGGTTTTCAAAACCTCGTGAGTCGTCGCTTGCCTATCGGCAAGGTGCTCATGACCAAGAACACGTACTACGAAGCACTCGACCTTCCGGCAACTGACGTAGGCAATGATATTGCCTCGGCGCATTACCGTGATGGTATTGAGAAGGAAGAGCGCCTTTACGGAATTCCGGTCGTCACTACGATCAAGACCGACATTCTCACCGCGCAGGGCGGCGGAACGCACTCGATTTACATGTTCGCGCCTGAGAATTTCCTCGGAAACTTCTTCCTCTTGCAGGATGCGACCTTGTTCATCAAGCAGGAAGCGGATATGATCTTCTTCCACAGCTACGCGGCTCCCGGCATCGGTATCGGCAATACTGCCGCGATGTGCCGCGTCGACATTCCCTGAGTCTAAATGACCCTCCACTGGCTACAAATGAACCGTGCTTGTGTTCTTGAGGTTCCGCAACTCAAGGACTACGGCGGTCAGCCTTTGATTTTCAAAGGTGCCTTGCAAAGGCGTTGTGTGCAGGATGATGTCTTTAATCATCATGTCATTCAAACGTATCTAGCACAGCTTCTACTCATTGAAGTAGATGCAGCCGGTGCAGTCATGGTGCCTGCCGCACCTACTGTAGAAATTGCCGAGCCGGTTAAAGTCGAAGAAACTATCGCAGTGGTAGAAATACCTGCCACGGCCGTTGTCGAAACTACGCCAGATCCCGTACCTGAATCCGTGCCTGCCACCGATGCAAGCTCCGTGTCCGTGGAAGATACTTCGAAAGACACCGATGACGGTAAGGGTTTCGAAGTCAAGCGCCGACGCCGCTAACGCACTTTAACCTTTAGGACGGAGGGGCGCGCACATCTTGGATGTTGCGCGCTTTTTCATTATATGGCCACTCAACAGATTAAATGGCTTCCGGCGAATTCTCCAAATATCATCGCCTACGAAATACTATACAGCGATACGGGACGTGACGGCCCGTATACGTCCCGAGCACAGGTTCTGCATCAAATTCCGGGCACGCACTGGAATAGTGCGGGCTATTTCTATTACGACGATCAAGAAGTTATCTATCGTTACTACCGTATCCGCGTACTTGACAGATACGGCAATACCGCGATCGATGAAGCACCTACGCCTTTCAAGGCAGGTAATGATCCCGTAGAAGTACCTACATTTTACTATATCGCGCTTACAGAACATACCGGCGGCACCAACAACCTGCAGTACGTAACTACCGGCGGTACTCCTGTAGCTAGTGCTGAGATTCGCGTGTATAAGAAACTCGATTACGATCTCCGTAATTTGTCTAAGGCGGTAGGGACTACAATCACAACAGCAACAGGTACCTGGCTTACGCCGGTATTTGTTGAGCCTGGCGAGACCTACACCGTAGTGCTCAACAAGACTAACGAGTACGGACCGGATACTGTCGAAATAACCGTGTGAGGTTGTATGCCCATCGTCGCAACACCAAGTACTCCGGTAATACTCACGGTAGATCAAGTGCGTCGCTTTATGCGCGATCGACCTGATTATAATATCTTGCTGGATGCTGTTGACTACACTCAAGATGACATAAATCAGGGTATTGAGATGGTGACTTCTCGATACAACGTGTTTACACCGCAGACCAACCTGCTAGCACAGTCATGGCCGCCGCATATGCAGTACGTGCTGCTTCTAGGCGTGGCTGCTTATTTGATTAAAAGCTCGGCCTTTTTGCAATTGCGCAATCAAGCCACTTATCAAGATGGCGACGTAGCGCCTATCGGGATTGACGATAAATATCCCTTGTACATACAATTTGCGCAGATTCTAGACGCTGAATGGTCGCAGTTAGTTCAACAAGTTAAAATCCAAAACAATCTAGAGAGCGCGTACGGTAACCTGAGCTCTGGCTACGTAAACGTCAGCCGCTACCACCACACCTGAGGATACCGATGCGTTACTATGAATACGGCCGTTTACGCGCTCTCATGAAAATAGGAATGACGTCTGACGTCGGACCTATTTCGTATGCGCCAAGCCAGTTTAGAAACTCCGATCTTGGTGTAGAGAATAAGAAGCAAGATTTCTGGAAGTCTATTGATGACGAACCTTCCGTTACCGGAAATGAATCTGGTATTGGTATGCCTTCGGCGCCAAAGACCGGTTCTGTCCATTCTCCAACTAAACTCGGCAGTTTCGGCCTAGGATACAGTCGCCCTATAAATCAAGATGACGAGTGGTCCCGTGAGAACAGATTAGCTGTAAACTTTGGATTTCCGCACTTAATCGCATTGCAAATCTCCCCAGGGCCCATGAAAAACACACGCTTCCACGTGGGGTTGGGTTTAACAGGTCCACAGTTAGGTTATTCTTTCGGACCGCGCGGAGAGAAACCTGCGGATAACGACGGTAAAAAACCTGCGGATAGCGACAATAAAAAACCTGTAGATACCAAAACAGGCTCCGAGCTTGGCTACGGCTCGTCTGTCGGTACTTATGATATCGGCGGATCTGATGCCAACCAGCATCTAGCAGACCGTAATAAGCGTTTAAGCGATGCAATGCAAAATGCGTTCACCGCAAATGAACAATACGATCAGAGCTACGCACCGGAAGCTGCCTCGACCCAACCTTACGGTCCGAAACTAGCCGCTGCGGCAATGCGTATTGCGGCGCCAAAACCCGGAGGTAATGCTTTCGGTGTGCCGCGCCTTGGAGGTCGCCCCGGCGGTAATACCACCATGGGTATGCAACCTACGCCTGCTACAACTATTAAACCTCCTACGGGTTTAAGTCCGCAACACTCAGTTGCGCAGAATGCTTTTAGAAACTCGCGCACAAATGTGCATGCGCAACAGCCTAACGCTGTGGGCGCTGTTGGTTCGCGTATATCGACAGTACCGACCGTCGCTGGCGGTGCTCCCGTTAATCCCGTAAATATGGCACCCAAAATGCCTGACATGACTACCACCGCTCCACGCGTATGACCCTAAAGCAATACGTTAATATGCCGATGCGTTACAAGTTTGCGACTGAGCCGCAAATGGGTGATGCGTTGTATTCGCGTATTTCATCGTCGAACGGTGACGAGGGGCGTGCGCATTTTCGTACGCTGGACAATCCCAAAGCGCAAGTAAGCAATGCGTTTAACCAGAACGAAAAGCAGCGTCAGATCGATGGTTGGAACGAGACGCGGCAAATACCCACGGGCGCGTGGCAGAGCAAAGTCGCAGTCACAATCGAAGATCTGAAAAAGCTCAGCCCGGTACCTGTACACTCGTCTGCATATGCAAATGAGACCGGCGGCGGTTACTACGGACACTATCAGGGCGATGCCAAAAATATGCACATCGGTATCTCCGATACTGATCCGAATATCCATATTCTCGCCCACGAAATTGGACACGCGCAATTCGATGAGAGCACCCTGGGTTATCTTGCCCAAAGCCAAATAGCTCGCGGTATTCACACTATCGCACCGGTTATCGGTTTAGTAGCAGGCCCCCTTAGGGGTAGCAAAGGTACCGCACGTGCATTGAAGTCTCTTGTACTCGCGTTGGGCCTAGCTGCGCCTACCTTGTTAAGCGAAGGCGTAGCGGATTACAAAGGCTACAAAGTACTGCAGCAAGCAGGCGCGTCTGACGAAGAGTTAGCGCAATACATCAAGACTTTGATGAAGCCGCAATCTACGTATTTAATGGCCCCCGCTTTGACAGGGCTAACTTCCTACCTAAAGACCTCAGCTAAAAAACTCGACGGGCGTACTACTTTCCAAGGCCTCGATATCTCTATCGAGACCGATAAAGGAAACTACCGAGAATGGTACGATAAACACAACGATACCAAAGGCAAGACGTTGATGAAGTACCCTTACGGGTATATTCGCAAGACAGAAGGCCTGGACGGTGATCACGTTGATTGTTTTGTAGGTCCCGACGAAGACGCTGATATGGTCTACGTAGTCACTACGAATAAACCTCCAGACTTCAAACAGATCGACGAAGAGAAATGTATGCTTGGCTTTAAAAATGCCGAGACCGCTAAACAAGCTTTCCTCGATCACTACTCGGATGCACGCTTCTTTAGAAAAATGAGCGCTATGCCTTTCGCTGACTTTAAGGAGAAAGTCCTAAAGACCGCGAATGGCGGACCTAAGAAGGTAGGCTTCGATATTGGATCTGCGTTGATTGACAAATCACCCGGATCTTTCAATGACCAAACACCTGGTGATTATCTAGGATTTCCAGGTGGAAGTCTTATAGGACTGCGCAAAATAGAAGGTGATCCGATGGCGCCTGCAGACAAAATCAATAAAGCATTTCGTTTTAATGATTTGCCGATGGATACATCTACGCTTGACCCTAGCGCAAACTCGGTAGCTTCAAGTCCGGGCGTCTAAATGAAAATTCATATCACGGACACCACGCCTATTTACCGTTCGCCGCTAGATACCGGCGTATTTATACAGTGGAATATAAGCAGTCCGCCGTCTGCCAGCATTGAATTCAAAATAGAACGCGCTGTAAGTCCCGAGGGACCATTTGAGCTTGTTCGAGATCACGTGGTGTCTTATTACTTTTTTGACAAATACCGTGATGTCCCCGCGGCTGCTGCGGGTGAAACTCGCGAAAATTTAAATTTCCTGTCGTTAGTGCGTACGGCGTACTACCGCGTTACCGCAACAGCTAGCACAGGAGATGTTGCTGCTGACGTAACGGACGTTGGTTCTGATCTTCCCCCTAGGCTTGCACGCCTACATCATAAAATGCAGCGCGATCTTGGGATTGCACTCAAATTCAATGGCGTGCCTACGTACCTGCTAAAGCGTCTGCACTGGGGTATTCGCTGTAAAAAGTGTTTCGATTTGTTAACTAAGAAGGTCACAGCCAGTAAATGCGAGAGCTGCTACGGCGTGGGCTTCGATGGCGGTTTCGCATCACCCGTGCAGATAAAGATGCGCTTCCTCGCACCAAACTCGGATACACAGATGTCTCCGCAAGGTTGGACGGATACGACAAAGATTCGAGTTATTTGCCTCGAATACCCGAATATCGACCCTGGAGACGTGCTCGTCACAAAGCACATTAACCAACGCTACTTGGTACAGCAACAATCACAAACGGAGTTACGTCGCGAAACAGTGCATCAGGCGCTTGTCGTTAGTGAGCTCAGCAAAGACTCCATCGAGTATCGACTCACGGTCAATAGAGAGACCGTACCTGTGATGTACTAAATGGCGGGACATGAGACAAGTGTTGTTAGACCCAAAACTGCGCAAGACCATCTAAAGGTCGCAGCAGGGTCTTCGCTCGCTGTACAGGGTATTTTCCTAGAGATACTGCGTGAACGTTTCAATGCGGACGCGGGGTTAGAGTGGCGTTGGGATTCTGATCCCACACTAACAAATATTCTCATTGAAACTGGGTACAACGAAGAAATCGAAACACGTAATCAAGTGCCCGCCGTATATGTCTCGCGGCTACAAACAACGCCCACGCAAATGAGCGTCGGTGACCGGGCAGGCGTACATTTACCAGACCATCTCGAAGAATTCAAAGCGTTAATGCGCGTTGATTTCTCTATAGAGTGTGTGAGTAACGATGAAGGTGAGAGCGCGATTATCGGAGATACTGTACAGTTTACGTTGCTTGCATCTCAAGATGTTATTCAACGCGAATTTGGGATGTATAGTTTTAATCATCCGGTACTCGGGCAAACGACGCCTTACGACCGCGACCAAACTAAGTGGTCGACCCCAGTAAGTTTCTTTGTTGAATTCTGGATACACTGGTCTCAGGTACCCATAGCACCGCTACTGCAACAAATAGGACAGCGGTTACAGGTCAAGGGCGTCGATCTCTTTAGGCAGTCTGTGCTAAACTCTATGCGCCGGGCTACTTAACGAGGTTGATATGGCAGGCCATGAAACCATTCTAGTTCGGCCAAAACAATTTGTGCAAGACCCGCTGAAAATTGCAGCAGGGTCTCCGCTAGCTATACAAGGCGTATTTCTAGAGATCATTCGTGAGCGTTTTAGCGTTGATGCAGGGCTGGGCCTTATCTGGCGTCCTGATTTAACGAGTAGCGACGTACTCATCGAGACGGGTTACAACGAAGAGCTTGAGGCCCGTAACCAAGTTCCCGCGATTTACGTTAACCGGTTACAAACCGTACCCGGCAAAGTGATGGTCGGTGACCGTGTTGGTGTACGGTTACCTGACCACAAAGAAGCTTTCGGAGCATTGAACACGGCAGTCCTTTCGATTGAATGCGTGTCTAATGACGAGGGTGAGAGCGCTGTACTTGGCGACGTTATTCAATACATGATTCTCGCGTCCCAAGACGTAATTCAACGCGCCTTCGGGTTTTACGATATTTCACATCCATCGCTGAGTGCCACGCAGCCTTACGACCGGGATCAAACTAAGTGGTCTACGTCGGTAGAATTCAATGTCCAATTTTGGATACGTTGGTCTCAAGTACCGATCGCACCCCTGCTTCAGCAGATAGCCCAGCGCATCACAAACAAGGGTGTAGACGCAAACGGACATTTCGTTGATATCACCGTAAACTCATTACGTCGCGGTGAGGTATTCGACCCGTGTGACATTGCACCTGGTGCCCCATTACCGCCTAGTCGCGTAAGTATTGTTGGACCTGCGGGACCTCCGGGCCCCGCGGGTAATCCCGGCCCCGCAGGGCCTCCCGGCGCATCGTTCGATTTATTAACGGGGCAACCTGTTTCTGGGGTTATAAACGGAATTAACCTTGTCTATACGACGGCAAGTCCTTTTATTCATACCCTACCTAAAAAAGAAATATTTTACGTAAATGGTGTACGGCAAAATGTCGGTACCGGCAATGACTATACCGTTTCTGAATCTGTACCTCTCGGCGGAGTCGATACACTCACGATGGTCTATTACGCGCCCAAGGCGGGTGACGTATTAACGATCGATTACTACGCGGATATTTAAAATGCATGCTCTTGTATTAAGCAGTGGTGGTTCGCGTGGATATTACCATATCGGTGCTTTGCAGTATCTATATAACCATGCCCGTGTACGCCACGACATAATTTGTGGCACCAGCACAGGTGCCCTTCTCGGAGCCTATCTGGCGCAATACCCCGCAGGACAAGAGGAGCTGGCGATTAGCCGGCTCTGGGCATTATTCAGCCATCTGCATACTGAAGATATATACGTAAAGTGGCGTCCATGGGGGTTATTTCAGACCTTATTCAACAAACGAAGTCTGTACAACAATAAACCAATGCGCGAGATGATTGATACGCACATTGACCCCCTTAAAATATTGGATACCGGAAGGAAACTGCGTATAGGCGTTACGCTGTATGCAGCCATACACGTCGGTACGCGCAGCTTTAGCAACTACAAGATTTACACGGAACGTGACCCTGATCTGCGGTCCGTTATTAAAGCATCTTCGGCTTTGGCTCCCTTTTTCGAACCCGTATCCCTCATCGAGGGTCTAGGCGTTGATGGCGGTGTCCAAGCCATAACTCCGATCAAAGCCGCAATCGACGCCGGTGCCACTTCGATAGATGTGCTCATCTGTTATCCCACAGCCCTGTCGTATCCCTTAAATCAAAAAAGGCCTGCTGTGATTACGGATCTCATCTACAATATAGACTTGATGATGAATCGTCTCACTTGGCTGGACGTAGAGCGTACGCAAGAAATAAACGGGCTTGTACGCGCAGGGCTTTCGGCCAAACGTGAAATAAAATTGAATATTATCCACCCTCTAGAAGATTTAAACGTGAGCTCCCTGGAGTTCAGCCCCACAATTGCCAAGCGGTTGCGTCAGCAGGGGTGGGAGGATGCCAAATTAGTCCTTGACTAATAACCACGCGTGCTGCTTGTTGCCGTAAACCCCAGCCCCTATAATCCCTTACAACTACGCTGCTTTATTAAGCAAGCCGGAGCTAAACATGGTACGACCGATTGTTCTACTTTTTCAGGAGTTTGCGACAACAACGGCGACTCCTACCACGCCCGATCTTAACTGTATCGTGATCGGCCCG